TATTATTATAAGTGTAGTGATTAGCCCAAACGTTTAAGGAGTTTCCAATGGCTAATTTTGTTGTACTCGATTGTGAGACTTGCCCTACAGTCAACTACAAGGATGGCAAGGCGCACCCCGAAACGTCTTTGGTGTATGACTTTGGTTACACCATCCGCGACAACGACAATAACGCTATTCGTGAGCGCTCATTTGTTGTAACGGATACGTTTTATCAAGTTGACCTAATGAAAAGCGCTTACTATGCCGACAAAACCCCGACTTATTATGAGGGTATCAAGTCGGGCGAATGGGTTGAAGCGTCTTTCAATGAGGTTTGGCGCACGTTCAAAACCGACTGTAAAGAGTGCAACGTCAAAAGCGCATGGGCTTACAATTGCCGTTTTGACGAGATAGCGCTAAACAATACGTTGCGCACGTATTCAAACGGTTTCGCTACGTGGTTCATGCCTTTCAAGCTACGACTGAAAGACGTTTGGGACTACGCAAGTAACATTACTAGTTCTAAGCGCTATCTCAAGTATTGCGTAGCAACGGGAGCCTTTACACCTAGCGGAAACCCATCTACTAGCGCGGAAAGCGTTTACCGTTTTATCAACAATGAGCACGACTTTACAGAAGACCACACGGCACTTTCAGACGCGCGTATTGAAGCCGCTATTTTGCTTGCGGCAAAGGCAAAGCACAAAAAGACGCGCCATAGTTCGCGCGGGCAAGGTTGGCGAGACGCAAGCACGGCATTTAAGGCGCTCGACCTTTAAACGAATGGGGAGCCTAACGGCTCCCTTTTCTTTTGCCATGAGCAAAAGCGATTCTAGCGTTCTAGAACGTGCGGCAAGCACTTTATTTTAAATAAGCACTTTGACCAAATGGCACCTTAAAACGCGTCTCATGGCTTCTAGGGCGATATTTTTTTTATTTAGGTACCGCATTATCCGGCAAGAAGTTAGCTACAGTTAACACCGCTTAAAACGGCTCTCATGGCTTCGTTAGGTACCTAACTAATCAAGCAAAGTTTACCATTGGTAACTTTGGATTTAAAAGTTTACCCAGGTAAACTCCATCAAAACGCCATTTATGGCGCAAAAAATTTTACACCCGCCACCATAGTTTTGTCAAGCACTTTTTTGAAAACATATTTTCTACACAAATCCAGATTGAAACGCTTCAACTTTTGAAACGCTCCAAAAAGTTAACCGTGGGGAACTTAGTTGAAACGCTTCAATTTTTAAAACGCTTTAAATACACTTGTTTAAACAACCGTAGTACCGAGGTTGGGTTCAAAATTTTACACCCACCTGATTAGGTTTGTCAACAATTTTTTTTGTAATTTTTCGTTTTGACCACAAACTTTTCACAACCCGAAACCCAATTTTTTTTTATGCAAGATTTGCCGCAAATGGCCTGATTCTATTCATTTTGCTTTGTCTGGCTACAGTGCCGATATTTTGAGAATCTGAAAAAACTAGGCTATTTACCTGGGGTTTCCATGATTCCTTCATATTTTTTAAAATAGTTCTTGCCAAAAAGTTTATGCAAGCGTATAGTAATAGTTGTCCAAAGGGGGCAGAGAAAAAAGAGCCGAACGGCGGCTCGCTCGCGTCTCGTGGACAGATTGGGGTTAGCTATGGCTACCACTCGCACCAAGTTCCAGTTCACCGACTACCAGATGTTCGCGGCTCTCGTGAACGTCGCTGGCGATATCTCGCCCGAGGTCATTGCCAAGGCTTTGGGGAACAACTACGACCCCGAGAAGCACACGCCCGAGAACCTTGCCCGCAAGGTCTCGCATAAGTTCCATGTTCTCAAGGAGAACGCAGCCAAGCCCAAGGCCCCGAGCAAGACGGCACAGCTGAATAAGGCGCTTGCCGAGCAGGTTGCTGCTGAGTTCGCGGATGGTGAGCCGTTCACGCTTAATGACGTGATGGCAAAGCACCCCGCCGATATCAAGACGTTTAGCAAGGCGGGCGTTGTGGTGAACGTGCTCCTTGCCGAGAAGCGCGTTCGCAAGGCGGCGCCTATCAACAACAAGACCGCCTATGTTATCGTAGCCTAGACGGGCTAGGGCGGGGCAACAACAAGCCCCGCCCGCTATCCTAGCACCTATAAAACAGCATAGGGAAGGTCACGTTTGGAATCCTACAGACGTAACGCGCTAATTGCAGCATTTGGCGAACTACCCGACAAAGAGCTACAGCTCCTAGGGCGCGGGCTTGAAGCCCACCACGCCAACTGTATGAAAAGCGGGCAAGTTGTATTAGTCCCGGTCGAGATTCACGAACTAATACACACGCTAACGCGCTTAGGCGGCAACGCCTACGCGAGCGGTGAAACCGACAACGCGCGAGTGCTTATAGAATGCGCGCAAAAGCTGCTAGCGCAATTTACAATAAAATAACACAATTAAATAAATAACCCCACCGGGTAGGTGGGGTTATCTTTTGCGTTCAATTCCTACTGAAAAGGTAGGAAAAAGATCGCCCTACCTAGCATAAACGCGCGAAAAAGTCAAGACTTTTTAAAAAAATTCACAGAAATTCCATAGTTGGGTCGATTTTACACGATTAGGTACCTTATTGTCAAGATTTTTCAAGCAAAAACACAACTTTTACACAAAAAACTGAGCGCCTGAAACGCGTTTAAACGGCCTTGCGCCCGGTTCCCTTGCGTTCCTAGGCACTTTTGGCTATCGCCCGCTCTAGGGCTATCTCAGGGCCGCACACGCGAAAAAAATTAACTTCGGTACCGAGCGACCCGAGCAAGTGTTATCCTAGGTAAACTCCGAGTTATTGTTAGGTACCTAACTATTATTTGTGAAGATTCCGTGTTGGTTTTGTGAAGGGTCTTGACAAATCAATGATTGTATGGTATAATATAATAGATGAATACTATACAATAATACCATATTTGGACCTGCCGCCGCCGTTGCGCCCATATGGCGAAAATGTGTAGAAATGGGGCCTGCCAGTCAGCCGCCGCAAAATCCTAAAACGAAAGTCAATCATAAAATTAAATAAAAAATCCCTCCCCACCTATATGGCGAGAAGGGACAGAACTAGCACAGGCGTAAGCCAAGAGAGCGTTCTAAAATGAATTTTAATCGTTTTGCGTTCCGCTGTACCCCTGTACGGCACAATAAAAATAAGTCTATTTGTCTTGATTCCTGCGGCCAGTAGAAACTCAAAACTAATCGTAAAAGACTTTAGGCTCTCACACCAAGAGACAGAAGAAAATGGGTGTGCGGCACATGCCTTTTGTAAGTGAAAATCAATGCGGAAATGTGACTAAATTAGTTACATTTAAAAAGTGTTTTTTTAATATATGTTTTTACTAAGGTGTAAATTATACACTCCTGCCCAAAAATTTTGGCCGCATTTACTTTGCCTTGGGCTTACGCTTGCATACCATAGACAGCTCATACGTCTTGGAATTGAGAATGAATCGGATTTTGCCATCATCGCCAACCTCGATGCCATGCGGCGCATCCTCCCAGTCAGCGATGGTCATGGTAAGTTCTCCCAGTGCATCCGCAATGGAATTCATAATCAATCGCTTTTCAGACATTTTCTTCTCCTTCTTGTCTGTGTCGGGTCGATATGCTGCGTCATATTCGATTCCATTTTCAATCAAATAAAGATTTGCCGCACTTGCCTTGAGTATTGCCTGCTGTCTCTTGGATTCAATATATTCATCAGGAATATCTATGGTATGCTCGTTACCCTTCATATCATAGTAGGTGTGCCGCATATGCTTACTTCCTTCTATCTCTTGGAATAGGCCGTGAGTCCCGTCAAATGGACTCCACGGCCCTTCTAATTAAAAACTCTAATAAGTAGACCCTACTTATTAAATATTTTGCTACAGAGCCTTGTAGGTGAAGGTCTTGCTGTTCACCGCGACCTTCTCGGCACGACCGTCCTCAACGAGGAAACGCATATTGGCCGCAACCTTGCGGGAGCTGACATCCTCGCCCATGTGCAGAGCCACAGCCTTAGAGGTCGCAGGCTCGTCAAAGGACTTGAGAGCTGCGTAAATCTCGTCAAGGAAAGCCTGCTTCTCTGCGGTCTTCTCAGCGTCCTTGGCACGCTTGCGCTCAATCGCCGCCAGCTGCTTATCGCAGAACTCTACCACCTCGGCATTGTCGAACATAGCGGACTTGATGGTGTTGTAAATCTCAAACTGGGTCATGTTAATCTTCTTTCTCTTGGAACCCACGGGAGGATTCTTATCCCCTCCCCTTTCTTTAATTATATTATACTATAAGTTTTCACTGGCCGCAAGAACTTTTTCAGAATGAATTTGGTTTTGAAAATGAAAACCGAAATGAAATTCAAAATGAAATTGAAAATGAAATTCAAAATTGAATTTCAAAACCATTTTTATAAACCAATAGCGCGTTGGAATCGAAAATTAAAAGGTGTGGCTAAAAATTTTTCTTGACATTGGTTTGCTGAGCTGGTAAAATGCGCATTTCCCTCCATCAAGTGGTGTAATCATTTTTAACCCTATATGGGCTTTCTTCCCAGCTTTCAGACTTTATTCAAGACCAACTAGATATCATTTTTAGACCAGCCCAGCATCATTTTAGACTATATGGACTAACTTCCTAAACCTACAGTCTTGTCCGTTGGTAATCTTAGACATTTTATATTTATACTCTATGACACCAATATTAGCTAGCGTCTCAATAGCTTTGCCAGCTTGCGCATTACGAGAACCATGACTGCTTATTCCAAGAGTCTTACAAATAACCTTATTAGTTATCTCAGGCTCTTTGAAAGAACTGTCTATCGCTTTGCAGGCACCGTATACTCTAAGTACCATAACCAAATCTTTGCGGCCAATCATACTATCATATATTCTATCATATATCTTTTTATCTACCTCGGCAAATCTCCACCCTTCATCGAACTTATGCCGCCAATATGTCTTATCTTCTTTCATATCATATTCTAGCATATCGAATTTGCTCATATCAATATCATTTATTTCACTGGGGTTGTCCGCATGATTTAAAATAGTATCTTCCAATTTGCGTACACTGCGGCGAATGTTTCTGTCACTCATACCGACTTCTTGTGCCACATCCCACGGTATTACTTTTCCATTTACATAACTGACTGGCTTACCTTTAACTTTCATAACTGAACAATTGCGCTGAAACCAGAAATCTATAGCATATTCTGAATCACTCCAAGGTCTATCGAAAAATATAAATCTTTGCGGCATATGGCATCATTCCACACACTCTTGGAATAATCCAAACGAACGTAGTGAGTTGCCTAAACGTGCGCAAGCACGTTTAATAACAACTATATAACAACTATATAAACAATTATATAACAACTCTATAACAATTAATATAGGAATCCTCAATTTGTCCGATTTCAATCCCTGATTTGTCCGCTTATCATCCTCAATTTGTCCGCTAATCATCCCTAATTTGTCCGTTTTCAACTCACATTTTGTCCGTTGGGCTTGTTTCACTTGCACACTACGTGTTGCCAATAAACTAACCATACAAATCACTTAACGCTTATTGAGCGCCAAACCCGTCAACTCAAACAGCTTGCAATAGGGATGTTTTTCATCTTTGTAAGGCTCATACTCGATTAAATCATTGTCCGCTAACCACTCCACGCACTCTTGGGCAAGTTCCCGATTCTTTTTATTATATGGCATATAACACATATCACACACATTCTTCATAGAGAAGATATAATTACAATGCTTCACGTCATGCCAATAATTATACATTTTAGCTAAGCAACAATAAGCAGTAGTAATCTGAGTTGCGTATTCAATTGACCATTCAAACAGGAAATGGTCAAAAAATGAAGCAGTCTGCTCTTCGCCCAAGAGCACAAAATAATTATTATTAACACTATAATTATAATTATAGTTATATAACTCATTTTCTTCATCGAATGGCGTTAACATTCCATTCTTAACAGCAATATCTATTAGTTCTTTAAACTCTTTAGCATCACCCGCACCACCACAAATATAATAAATATCACCAAGATTAAAACCGTCACGACCATTCTTATCTGCTTCATCTGAACGATATTGAGCCGCGAGCGAGATAAAAGGATTATACTCCTTATCTAACAACTTCTTACCTAAATCAACCCTATACATTTCAAATTAACCTTTCTAAATAGAGTATTATAATACTCCTATAGCATAACATACTTCATCTATTTTGTCAAATAAAAGAAAAGACCCACGGCCATAGGCCGCAGATCTTTTACTACACTCGTATGAATGCTATTATTTGTGAAAGTCATCGCTACATATCTGATTGAAATTAAACTCCATTCCATTTAAATAAGGAGTATTTTTCCAAATAATAGTTAAAGAATAACAGCCATACATTGAACTTCTATCTATTTCTACTCGATAACCAAAATGCTCCAAATAACGACGAACACCCATAAGGGTTCCATTATTTTCAGGTGTACAAGGTACATAATAACTAATAACCACATGACAATCTAAATCATATTCAGAAGACCTATATACACAATCTAAAAGTTTGCGGCTAATGTCCCACATGATTACATCAAAGTCTAGCTCTCTATTATTTCTATTTCTTAAAGCAGCAGCGCTCAAAATATGATAAGGATTAGACTCGTCTTCTTTTTTCATTGCCAACCTCACTTACTTTTTGCATATCCTTTCTTGGCTGCAAAATATCCAAGTGTATCCATCGTATACATCCAGCCGCTATTAACTTTTATGCCGTAAAGCTCTAACATATCAGGTATAGGCCAAAAAGTCCTACTGCCAAAAGGACACCAAGTTTCACATTCAGGACACACGTTATCATAAATATCTTCTTTAGTAAAAATAATAGGAATACCATGCGGCACATTTTTAAGCTGGTCAACTATATAATCAATAACCTTAAATTGCCAATCAACTATCTTGCTGCCTGTATCTCTATCATTTTCAAACAACGAATACATTACCTACCAGGCACTCCATCAACTCCGTCAATACCCTCAAGAATGGTCTTGCCGTCTTTCTCGACAATCATACAGCCAAAAGGAACATCGGCAAGATAATTATCAGTAATCCAAGGAAGATTATAGCACTCGCCATTTTCATCTATCCCAATAGCCAAAGCATCGTCAATCAGGTCATACATAGTAGGCAATTCAGTATCATTGCACGTATCCTTATTAGCCACAAGAATATCAACCTGCTTTGCGGCACACTGATAAATATAATAGTTCGCAGATAACACGAAGTCCAAAGTCCAATAGACGTTCTTATTCTTATACTCTTCATTGCTCAGCAGCATATGCGCTCCTAATCCCAATCGTTGACAGTCCAATAGACGCTCAAATGACCACCAGCGGTGTCATACTCGTCAGCATCGTGCCAATAGTAATCCTCGACAGAAAGACCAAGGTCCTCAAGAGTGTTCTTGGCATCGAGCATTTCCTTTTCAGTACCATAGCAGGAAACCCAATAGGCGCAACCAGCATAATAGTCCTTGCGCTCTTCGATAAGCATCTCGGCAGCAATGTTCACCAAAGGAGTAACTTCCTTCCAGAGCTTGCGGCCATTGACAACCTCATATGCCGCGTCCAGAAGACCGTCAACCTGTGCAAGAATCGTCTCAACCTTGGTCATGTACTTTCTCCTTCTCTTGGAGGACTTTATCTTGTCCTCTCCCTTTCTCTATATATATTATATAATATTATAGAGCAGACTGCAAGAACTTTTTAAGATTAAATTTCGTCAAGAAACAGATGAATGCAGTAATTGTCGCTAACACTAGCATTGTGAACCCAATTCCAAGATGCCTTATAGCCAAAAGGAGTAATAATATAATTGATGGCCGCAATCACATAGCTCATATCACGAAAGCAATTAGCAGGAATGTAGAAAAATTTAGAAAAAGTTACAGTCTCGCGCATACTACAAATAACTTCCACAGTATTCGCAAAAATATCCTTATTCTTGATGCTGTCAAGAATAACATTGAGAGGAAGGTTATCGTACTTGTTGGTCATTTAAAATCCTTTCCTTGCCTTTCTTTAATAATATTATATAATATTATTAGACAGACTGCAAGAAAAATCTTATGCGGCCAATGGCATTATTTTTCTTTCTCTTGGATTATCTCACGCACAAGAAGCGCAGTCTCCTTGGCCGCATACAGAATCATACAGATACCTGCGATAAAACCAATAATACATAGAACGGTGGAAATAAGCAAGCTCATAGGAGAACTACCAATCAATGTCGCCAGCGTCATTATCGTGTCCCCAGCAGGAGAATATAAAAGATAGGATAGCGCATACTCCAACGATTGCACAAACAAGACAGACAACTCCTAACACTTCATCAATCATAATCTTCATAGTCCCATACATCAATTACATTGCCGAGCCAATCATAGAAATTCTCACCGCTGCCGCTTTCAATCTTATTGACATAATCAGCGATATTATCTGTATCATCCGTAGCTCTAAGCGCATCTAAAATATCATCATAGATATAATCCATATAACCTCCAATAGCAAAAAGGAGAATAGATTTCTCTACTCCCCTTATGCGGCCAATCTAGTTTTCAAAATTCATTTCTTTCCGCTCTTGGCGCTCATAATTTCTACCGTCCTCGAAACCTTCATCATAGCCATCTTCATGGCCGTCTGCGTAGCCATCATCATGACCATCTGAGTAGCCATTATCGTAACCATCTTGCCAACTGGTGACTTTATCGTTGTGTACATCGGTACAATATGTTTTCAAAACTTTGTTATATGCGCCAGCAGTCTGAAAATAACGTTTGGCAACACACGCATTAAAACCTGCGGACTCACTCCACACGTCGTTCTCAGCACACTTAGAGCGAGTAACCTTGCCGTCACGCCACCACACGATAGTCCAAGGATTATCATACTTGACGCGCTTAATCATATTAACTGAATTTTGATTAAACTTGCGGCTAATCTCTTCCTCATGCTTTTGCTTTTTCTTAGTTAACTTCTCATAGCCCTCGATAAGTGCAGGATAGAGGAATTCAATCAAATCATCATCAAGTTCCATATCCACGATATTGTCTGCAAAATCAGTGCCATAGTGAAATTTGGCAAGGAACTTGGCATTCAAAGAAGCAAGCTGATATGCGGCCTTTGCGTACTCAGCTGTCTTAACTTCTGAATTAATCACAATATTGCTCTTATAAAATGGACCATCAAAATTACTGCATTTTTCTACGCCTATACCGACACCAGGTGTACCCATACTAGTTCTCCTTACTAAAGTCCTTCTGGACTTGTTCAAAATATTTATAAAGGTCATCATTCAACTCACAAAGAATTGCGGCGCGAATCCAATTATCGAACTCGTTGATGCCCTCCTGACCATGCCCAACGAACTTATACCAAGGCACTTCGTCACCATACGTATCCTCAAGTGTCTCACGAATATCTTCATCGACGAACATAAACGCAATCTTCTCACGGTCGGGCGCATACGACACGAAGAAACAATCAGGATGCCCAGCAAGCAAAGCATTGCCGGTTACATCATCAGAATCATACATGTCATCAAAGACTTCGCTCCAGTCCGTATCACCATCATAGGTACCGTCCTCGAAGTTAGCAATGATGAAGTTCTTCGCATCGTCCTCGACCATATTCTTGAAAGAAAGATAAATCACACCCATTTTAATTCCTCTCTTGGACAAACTGATATATCAGAAGGTAAACTAACACATTAGATTAAAGGTTCTCAATGCTGCCGACATAGCCCTCATAGACAAGATGATGTTCACGAAGGTTCTTGGCGGCAACCTCAGCTATAATGCGGTCAAGCTGTTCAAGGCTCTTGAAGATGCACTCAGTATACTCGATGCCGCAGAAACGACCATCGCCCTCGTAGAACTTGTTGAAGATAATGTTAGCCTTCATGTACTTAGCCATATTGGAAAACCTTTCTTCCTTGCCCTTTCTTTAATTATATTATATAACAATTTTAGGTATGGCGCAAGAATTTTTTAAAACTAATGTTAATAATGATAACAAACAGTCACTTCTATATCATCAGTATCATCACAATGATGTGCGGTTTGAATGATAATATCATATCCAGCTTCTGCATACTTGGCAAGGACTTTCATATCACAACCATTCAAGGTAGGACGAAATAAAGTACAATAAGTGACATTGCTGAAAGGGTCATATTTGAGAGCCGCATCAATCATGGTTTCAAGACCAACATCTATCTCTGAGTGCGGATTATTATGAAGATACTCGCGTTTAAACTCCAAAGGCTGAATCATTAATTATCCCTATTATTGAAATAGTGATAAATAGTCAATGTTATATCATTATTCTCATTAGATTCATTGCTAATCATAACATCATATCCAGCGTCAATATATTTAAAAAGAGTAGTAATGCTGTAAGTGGTAAGACAACCAAGAGCAAGGTCACAATGCACATGATTCTTGCGTGGGTCATACCTAAGAGCGTCATCAATCCTCACTTCAAGAGTATGAGAATAATTCTCAGGGTCGGAGTTTTGAATAGACTTTCTTTTTACTCCGTTTGGTGTAATCATTGTTGACTCTTTAATAGAAAAATTATTTGTTAAAACTTATAAACAATAGTAATATAGATTTTTGTTTCGCCATTATAAAAACGCGGCTTCATAGTAACTTTATAACCATTGTCTATATATTTTGTTAAAGTTTTCATCTTGTCAGCAGAAACTTCTGAAAAGACAAAACTTACACTACAAGAATCGGTCCCAGAGCTATATGTTAGTCCTTTATCAATTTTAAGCTCAAAGGGATCATTATAACTTTGATTAAGCTGCTTATCTTTAACTTCATAGGGTGAAATCACATTTGCTCCTTAATAAGACAAAAGCTCCCAAGTATTGACCAGAAATGCTTCATTCGTATCGACCGCATACAGAAGAACATGACCATCGCCATAAATCTCTTCAATCTGGCAGATGATGAACTTATGAGTATAGGGGTTAAGATACTGTACGTAATCGTTGCGCTTCATATACTTTCCTTTCCCTCTTGGTATACTTATATTATATACTATTATTTCACCATCTGCAAGAAAAATTTTAGACATGCGGCCTAAAAACTAGCCATATAATATAGTTCATCCACCAAGAGATAGAAATAACGCCCAAGTAAATCATTAGGGTATTCATAACGACTTGGCGGCAAGGTAATTTTAGGATAAACGTTGCCAATTTCGTCTACATCTTCTTTATAAGCTCTAAATGAAACAGTCATATAATCACTTGAAGGCGCATCTGGCGAACACGTATTAATAGAAAATTCACATTCGCCTAATGGCACTTGGTCATATTTACTTAAAACATCAAACCAGCAGCCTGCTGAATAACTAGTAATCTTGCCAAACTGCACATGCCCAATAATCCAACGCGTAGAATTTTGTTTAAGACAATAATCTTTTAAGAGATTATATGTATCTTCACAGATTTTCGTAATATCGTCAACACCCAAAATACTATAAGTATCCATGACTCTCCTAATAGCAACGTATCAAAGCATCAATTTCATCTACAAAACTATAAATATATTGTCCAATAGAATCACAAACATCGTCATGATATGGCATGATAAAACGACCTCTTGCGTCGCCAGTATAAGGTCCATATTCCCAAATAGAAAAAATTAAACTATGCCGCGCATCTGAAACAGGTCCAGTATAAATTACTAAATCTTCAACAGATGCACATCCCATAAGAGATTCATCATCAAGATAGACCATATCGAAAAGCACCTTATTTGGATGAATCCTATCTACAGAGATACGTGCGGGTTTCCAATCAAAATGGCAAAGAGGACGCTCACGATATGCCTGCTCAACCTTGGCGGCATATTCAGTCAAGCTATCAATAATCTCATCAGTCAAATAATAGCTCATGGTTAATCCTTATCAAAATCACTTGCGGCCAATAGACAAAATACTTAGAAATATTGTCATATATAAAATCATTGATAAGCTAATTCATAAACTTGTTCATTTTACACTCCCAGTGCATCGCAAATAGCAGCGTAAATATATGCACACTCCATATAACCTGCGCTATATACGGTCAACTTCTCAACGGCAGCATCATCGAGTGCGGCAATTGTGAATCGCGGCACATATTCAAAGTCCTCGCAGGCAACGCAAGCCGTGACTGTCACATGCTTATCACCAAGAGAATAAGTATAAGTCTGCTCATCCATGCTTGCAATTGCCACGTCCTCATGACACATACGCATTACATTGTTGACGCTGGCAAAAACCTGATTGATAGTCTGCTTGAACTTCTTGTTGCTCTGGGTCATGTCTTATCCCTTCTTTATCTTTCTTTATATATATTATATAATAATATAAGACTGGCCGCAAGTATAAAATTATCGGTAGAGCATCTTAATTGCCATGTCGATAATATCATTCATATAGATACTGCCGACCTCGCATTTATAATCATCTACATTAAATTCTAAAGCATCGCAACCATCACAGAATAAGAAATGCACACGACCAACAGGATAATCACAATCGCGTATGTACTCTTCAAAACAGCTTAGGTCGCAAGAGCAAAGAAGCTGATTGTCTGCCTTTTGCCGCACATCAAATGATACTACGTTATTACGCTCTTTAGGTTTACATGCTTTCCAGTTATACATATCGCCATTGCTGCACTTGCCGTGAATAGTATCAAACAAAACCTTAGCGCTCTTCATTCTATTTCCTTTCTTGGAAAATAAAAACAGGGGCTTGCGCCCCTGTTTACGACTAGTATAGAGACAACTTATTCTCTGGTACGTAGACTGTAGAACCATTTAGATATTTAACAAGGACTGTCCCATTGCTATTGAAGTGCAGAATCTTAACGACACTTACAAGACCAGCAGGGCTAGTATAGGTGACATAATCTCCAACAGACAGCTTAATCATTTTCGTCCTCTTCCTCTTTGTCATCCTCAATCCACTCATGGTCTTCGTTTAAGAAACCGGCTTCTTCAAGGTCATCTGCCATATAGAACCAAAGATAGTCGTTAATCTCAGTCTCAGTACGGATTTCACCATCTCCGTACAAGTCAGCTTCTTCAATCAGGTCAACGATATAATCGTAAGCCTTTGGATGGTCAATCAACTCTTTCAACCAAGTCTTGCCGCCAGACCATGCTTGGAAACGATTAAGTTCACAATCAACAACGTAACGCATACTTTCTTCTTTCTCTTGGCTTTCTTTAATAATATTATATAATATTAAAGAACGTAGGTCAACTAGAAAATAGTGAGAATTTTTGATTCCTTTATCATATCGCAAAAAAGCATGGCTGCAAAATTCTGCACTGGACTCTCACCCATAACGCCCTTCTCACCTAGATATGTGCGGCCAATCTTGCTGTACGTAACATCATTTCCATTTTGATATTCACAATAAATATCAAAGTAGACAGGTACTTGCTTGCGGCCAACTACTGTGAACTTGATACCATGACAATAGAACGTGCTGCGCGTCTCGCCGTTATACTCACCAACCAGCCAACCTTCATTATATGCGATAGTTTCCAAAGCTGACAGAATGTTAGAGATAAGGTTGCAATTCATTAAATCTCCTTAGAGCTTGCGACCACAGAAGGGACAATACTCAATCTCATGCGACCAACCGAGCTTATCAACGCCTTTATCGTAATACTCGCCCATAAGATAATAGGCTTTCTCTGTATCCGAATAATGAATATACATACCAACGTCAGAATCGGCACTATCATAATCAGTACAGTCGATGCTCTCGCCCCAGTGGGTATTCATCTTGAAATTACAATACTTGCACATACAATCTCCTTTAAAGATAATAGACATCTTCACGCTTTGCAGTATGGAACACGCCGTCTTCATCAACAATGACAAGGCTATCGCAGAATAGAAGAACATCAATGACTACGCCATATACATCGCCGTACAGAGCCTTATAAAGAACCATGGAGCCAATCATGTAATTTCCTTTCCCTCTTGGTCTATATATATTATATAATAATATATAGCGAAACGCAAGAACTTTTTATTGCGGCATCAGAAGATGTATAAAAGCGCCATAAGGCGAGATAATCCAAGGGATAATGGTAGCAAATTCTATAACCGCAATACCCGCGAAAGCTGCACTTAGGCCATAGCAGACATAACTTGTAGCTTCGAGAGCTTCATATTTATTCCTTACACAGCTTTTTTGATACTTTGTTAACGGTAATTTCTCCCAGTCAGAATATTCCTTACTTTTAGCCATACAAAATCGAGCTACAACCAAAAGAGCAATAGCAAGAATGGCAAGGATGATAACCCTACTAGCGTATGCCGCAATCACATATGAAGCATATGCTGGAATTACGTCTTTCGTAACAGCGCTTACGGCGATTCCAAGTTGATTCGCAATTTCTTTAATAACTTCGGTATTCATTATTCACATTCTTTCATTATTGCGCAGTCAGTTTTGGAAACAATATAACCGCAGTTTCTTCCTTTGATAAATAAAAACGTCAAACCAATAAGGCCAATTTAATATTTTATATACTCCATAGTAAACTTGCATATTTTATATACCCATTAGTACCGAGGAATTCGTCCCTTGAACTTGCGCTCGCAGCATTTAATAAATTTGTCGCAATTTAAGTAAGAACATACAAAGTTATCTTCTTCATCGAAGATACCGTTATCACTATGGAATACATATACATCGTGCGGCTTCTCATACTCTTCCCAAGCATCCATATTGTAAGCAATATCATGTGCGAGGAAAAGCGCAATATCTGCATCGTCATCTAGAATAGGGATTACCTTCATTCCACGATAAGAATCAACGCCATCTTCAAACCAGTCCATCACAACAAAAAACATATTTACCACTCCACTACTAAAACAAAATGACCGTTACAAGGTGTCACGTAACAATTATAACCAAGACTATGATAATATACTACAATACTGCGGCGAAATTCTATATCCTGCGCTCGTTCATCATCACAAGGGAAAAGCTCGACTTTACAACGGAACTTCATACGCTCTGCCGCAGCAATAATCTCTTCATTGATTTTGTCTTCTAGCTCTTGGGGAATATCATACTCATACTTATATAAAGTATCATATACCATTGTGCGGGCATCATTAGCAATCATAAAATACCTTTCTAAATCATCGCGCGACAAGTTACAATTGGGCTACCTTGCCAATCACGTATCCATTCTCTATTAAACCAAGTATCGCAGGGGCGATACTTAGGTTCAAACCAAGGACAATTAGGACAAGACGCCCGTAATGGTGTGATACTGCCTGTCTGTCGCATCCATACACGGCATACGTCTCCATGAATACATGCGGCCATTATTCATGTTCCTTACGATAATGCTCGGCATCTGCCGCAGTCGCTAGAAAATATTCATGCTCATGGCCGGGCCAATTATATTCAACAAAGATACCCATCGAGCGTAGAATGGACTGCGCACCGCGAAGCTGCGTCTCATAACGCTCACGGCTCTCAGAGAAAGCCTTTAGCTCACGTTCAGATTTACTCTTTACAGAAGAGCTGATAATACTGCGCTCAATGTCTTTCGTGGTATTGAACCAGCTTAGAACGCTTTCCTGCTGGTCTTTTGTAAGATAATTATAATGTTCTGGATAATCAAATGTACACATATTTACTCTTTCTCAACTATAATTGTAGACTCACTACCGAGTCTGTGTCCTATAATTGCATTATACCCAAGTTTCTGCAAGATTATACATATATCTTCACATTCTTTTTGTGGCATTTCATATACGCAATATTCAAAGCCAATATATGAACTAGATATTTCTTGCTCTTGGATAGCATCTAAAATCTGCTTAAAAACATATACGGTATCTTTTTTCATATTCACCTATACAATCATATACTCGCCTACAAGACCCTTGGCCTTAGCGCGAGCAGGCATATAACGACCAGCCCACATGCGCTTGATAACATCCTCGGGTACACGTTCAACACCTCCGCGCTTAGCATTTTGCGGCAAAGCAATATCAAGACCACGATTGAAGTATACAAGGATAATCTTATTGGCGTTCTTGCCGCAATTCTCAACGGTCTTGCGAAGAGATTTCCAAGAGATATGGGTAGCATCTGCAATAACGTTAACACCATCAATTAGATTGTCGTTAATCTGAGCGTAAAAGTCACGGATAACATTCTTCTCATACTTGAAATAATCCATAGAAGGAAGGAAATCAGGGTCATTCGCCATATACTCAAAGCGGATATAATCGCGTGAAATAATCTTGGCATCAAGCTCAGAATAATGCTCATGCGCCCAAAACGACTTGCCGCAGCCAGGAATTCCTGCAAGAATGTAAAGGTTAGCCATGTTTTATCTCCTAATCATACAGTCGATTTGATTTTCTTGCTTTATCGTATTCTTCTTCTGGATTATAATTACTATTACACTGATGCGTTAAATGCCAAAACTTGCACATCTTGCACTTATATGGACGCAAGGTTTTTGAGCTATTGACGAATATCGTCTTAGCCGCACATAACGCATCATATCTGTTGGCGTATTTTTTCTTTGATTTACATACACCTATATTGTGATACCTAACGTGATAAAAATGAGGACAAAGAAAACTTTTATCATATAGTTTTGTCGTGTCTTCAATCCTCTGGCGAGTATCGTTATAATATCCACAATCGACATTACTGCCATGCTCTTTAATTCTATTTTGACAAACAGTACAAATGAAAGTAGGCATTTTATATTCTTTCTCTTGGCTTTTCTTTAAATATATTATATCATTTTGAATTGCCGTCTGTCAATAAAAAAAATAGGGTAACTTCTATAAAAGAAGTTACCCTACATAATGTGTGGAGGAAGTGACTGGTGACGCTCCAGATTCCCTGTTAAGGAACACATCGCTTTCGAGGCGAGTCCGAACGCTGGTTCGATTCCACTTCCTTATGGCGGCTAACCGAAGTGCTGCCCTCCATTCCCTCTCAGGAACGCACCGCTTTCTAGGCGGGCCTAGTCGCTGGACTAGTTGATTAGCCAATATGCGGCGTTGCCTATTCTACCGCAAAAGCTGTTTTCGGCACAACTTCAAAGCCACCGCCAATAGGGGCGTGAATATACAAGGCGGGATGATTCGGTTCTGCCCCGAATACTCAATCAAGAGTACGCTGAGATTAGCAGTCTCGCCCAACTCTCCGTTGGTTATCCATCCCATATAATGGCGGCAATAGGATTCGAACCTATACGGGGTTCCTTCCCCACCAGTATGTACAACTGGAGCGTCTGCCAATTTCGCCATACCGCGCATAAACAACATTAGACCTCTCTCGTCAAGTTTCGCTAAGTGGAAGCGCTTCTGAGTTATCATTATTCTGTATCCAATGTTATTTTCAAATTACAATCTAGCACGTCCTGACAGGTCGAATTGAACGACCGACACGCAGTTTTTCAGTCTACTGCTCTACCTACTGAGCTATGTCAGGTCGTACTAGATTATATAATTAACCTACCAATCTTCATTTTCGTCAAAATAGTAGTCTTCAAGCATGGCGGGAATACCATCAAACAGCTCATTCTCGCCAAGAGTCTCTAAAGCAACATCAACAAGGTCAGCATCGTACATATCATAAAGCAAATCAATCATTGCGTCACGGTCAGATTTACTAATCTCCATTATATTCCTCTTCGTCATACTCACCATCGTTGCACATCCAATCATGGACGCATACCTTTTCATGTTCACCTTCAATCAGATGTTTGCGGCAGATGCCTAGATACCAAAGGTCTGTTGACTCATAATATTTGCAATTGCCACATATATTAGTCGCTTCAACCATGTTTTCTTCCTTCTCTTGGTTTCTTTAACTATATTATAGCATATCTTTTAACCAAAAGTCAAGAAAAAATTAAGCATAAAATTCATTGAAATTATTTAGCCAATCCAAGAGAGCCAAAGATGTAAGTGGAGCAATGTCCCATAACTGCTCAGCACAATAAATGCTAGTATGAGAAGGATTCTTTTCCATAGCATTTACAACAAGCTCATGGAAAACAGCGCGGTCAACCTTTTTAAGTTCATCTACAATCTTCTCAATATCTTTCTGCTGACTAAGATATACAATAAAATCAAGAATCATAGCAGTCATTTTGTTAAGATGCATACTACACCTTTCACTCATATTTCTGTCTCCAAAGTTCACGTGCGGCCATTCGTGCTTCACGGCATTCAGGCGAAGAATCATTCTTTCCTGTCTGCTGGAAAACATAATCTTCAATAAAATCATAATGATTTATACCATCGACATTTTTTACAAATTTAGGACAGCATGTAGGCCACCAAGCTCCAATGCCACCAATTCTATAAAAGCAAGAACCGAATTTCTCATGGCGTTTTCCTTTTGAAGTAACATCGCCTAACCAATGAACGCATTCACCGCATGTATGGTCAGAGTTTACATCACAAAACTGAAAACAAGATTCACCAATAACATCGTGCATCTGACCTTTGCAAACGCAAGGAAAGAAATCATGCCTTACACGATTATTGCGACCTTCACAATGCTGCGGACAATGGCTTAAACCCTTGCAAGAGATTTCATACTCTTCTTTAGTCAGACTCATGTTTCTCCAATTTAGGATGAATTGACCATTCGCTGCACCTGTCACCAGGCGCAGGCGAAGGATGAACTGTATAAATATTATAATCTGTTGGGTCAATAATTACGTTAGGCGGGAAACGATAGCATGAGCAATGTACATAAAATTTACATGTTTTGCATGTTCGGTCTATTTTTTTATTCATTACCATTAACTTCCATTAGAACTCAACAATCTCTGTTGCTTTATCTTCCGCATCCATAAACCACTCTTCTTTTTGCTTAGAATATGGTGCAATAATGAATCCTCCTTGGCAATCCTCATGAGAAATAGATACACCGTACTTGCGGCACAAGTCACAAACTTCCTTTTTAAACTCAATAACAGGATTCATTATTACTCTCCAGTCTCAATCTTCTTTATCTGAATATCGAGCCAAATATCGTGGATATTGACAGGAGTAAGGTTATTTGTGTCAACACCAACGTGATACGTCCAATCAACAATGCCCTTTGGAGCCGCATCATGGACATGACCGTACAGAATGATATTGGCACTGTCTCCGCGCATTTCCTCGGGTCGCTCGTGAATCATAATGAAACTGACATCGTTGTAATCAATGCAAGATACCTTGTTTTCGATAATCCAACCGAGCTTTTCCATTTCAGCGATACGCTTCTTGGTATCATGATTACCGGGAATCACATGAATCTTGCCGTTAAGACGAGAACCGTATTTAGCTACAGTCTCAATCTGTCCCATGAAGCAATCACCAAGATGGTAGACAGTATCATCAGGAGATACAACAGAATTCCAATTTTTGACAATAGCTTCATTCATTTCTTCAACCGTATCAAACGGACGCGACTCTGGACAATAGTTACAAATTCGCTCGTGCTGAAAATGAGTGTCACTTACTACAAAGGTGCTCATTGAATCTCCTTTCGATTTCTTAAATATATTATAACATAATATATAGCCAATAGTCAACAAAAAAATATGGACTCAAAAGAGTCCCTACAAAAATATCAATGTGTGCGGAAAAAGTTTATTCAGTATCGTGTGTTATAGAAAAAATTGGCTCTATGAAGTAACTGAATAATAATCACGCATTTTATAAACGTTGGTGCCGCATCTAGGTACCGCCCCTAGCCAGTCTAAGACATTGCGTTTACAGCGCAACCCTCGTCTTTAAAGGAATACTGCGGCAATGGTACGCCGGGTCGGATTCGGACCGACATGCGGAATGATTACCGCCAAGGTCTTTTGAGGACCCGCTCTCAAGGCCAATCGGAGTGCCGGCGCGTCTTTAATTTGTCTGTTTCTGAATTCCAAGCTGGTCAAAAAACTCGTCTGGAATAAACTTATCGTCCAAAGGCTGATAATCTTTCCAGACAATCAAAGGATACCAAGTCTTTGACCACTCGGTAAACTCAGCAAATTCATCATTATATCCAAAAGTAACAGCAAAACCGAACCAGCTTGGCTTTACATGCGGAAAAGTCTTTTTGATAATTCCCTCGTTGTCAACAAAATCGCCGATACGACCGCAAATAGTACAAACGTTCCTATAAGCATAAGTCCATGTGCCAGCATACTTATCAAAGTAATTGATAACAATACTCTTATCATAAGTGTGCTTATGATTGGCTTTCTTCACTGTCTTTTTCTTTTTACGAGCTGGAGCATTGGCCGCATCATCGGGAATATAAGCATATTTAGTTGCCAACACTTCACCTTTATAGGGATACGAGGACATCAAAGCTCCTTTTCTACTTTTGGATAAGCCACACTTTGTTCTATTGGAGCGGCAAGACTCGAACTTGCGACACGTTGAGTTAACAACATTCTACCAACTGAATTACACTCCAATAGAACGAATTACTTAGACAAAAGGACGTTATGAAGATAATCGTCAGCTTCTTCAAAAGTATCAAAACTCTTGATAATTTCAAAACGAGTAACAGAACAATCAGTATTGACACGAATTGAATAGATGCCGCAAGTCTTTTCACGACAGATAACGAACTTCTTCATAACTTCCTTCTCTCTCTTGGTTTATATATATTATATAATAATATAAACCAGAAGTCAAGAAAAAATATGCGGAAAAATTGAATTCAGTATATAAGTGCGGCGTACCGCAATCTTAAAATAAAATGCAAATATCTTCATGAAGTAACTGAACCCTCGTCACGCATATTAAATTACTAATTAAGAAAGAATGATACCCTGCTTTGCCTTGTTAATCTTGCGGCGAAGTTTGCGCATGATGCCGACATTCTCTGAGTTCTTACCCTTACGATTGATAAGCATCTGATAACGCTGCTCCATCGTCTCGATTGACTGTGCCATACTTTCTTACCTTTCTCTTGGTTTATATATTATATCAAATTATTTAACTGTTTGTCAAATAATTTTTTATAACAAAAATTGGTCGCGTGGTGCCATTGACGCTATGGCTTAACAGAGCTTATGAGACTCCGTGAGATACTGACCTCCCACCCGCAGCTACAATAGTAGTTTTCACATCTGCCGAGGTTTGAAAACTACCAAAATATACCAGATTCCTCTTCCCCTAGGCGCTTCTTTTCAAGTATGAGCTGGCCGGATGCAGAGACGGCATATATAAAATCTTGCAAGCAAGATAATATAATCACGTGGACGGTTTCAAATTGGGAAAACCGCCAACCCTTTAATCTATAATCCCTGCAAAAGATTATAGAAGTCGGGAGACATTTACCTTGCAGCGATAACCTCTCCCCAAGCATTGGATATAACACAATCGCTAGGTACTATTCTTACCAATTAAAACTACGCCGTCCTTGTCGGACAGCAGCAGGAGGAGTCGAACATGCACCTTCACCATCACGATTTGTTAACTATATTATATAAAATTACTTGGCGTTTGTCAAGTAATTTTTTTAACAGGCTGGCTCTTTCTGTGCTGCCCAGAAATTTTATGATTCAGAGTCATATGTTCTACTGTTGAACTAAGAGCCAAAAAGTGGGCAAATTTATATAGCGACTGCCCTAACCGCTGAATTGACTTGGGATATAGCACAGACGAGTTCAAAGTTCGCTCTACTATATCACTTGGAGAGTGTCTAAGATTAGCACTCTATGAGAATAATACACTTAAAGCAAGACTTAGACACGACATTGAGTGCCCAATCGTTGTATTCAGCCTTAAATACCAAGATATATTATTCTCATAGAATACTAAAATTATGGGAGCCAACTGACAGTGCTGCCCTGTCTGCTTCGCTTTACAAGAGCGATGTATTACTGTTATACTAAGCTGGCTTTACCAATAAAAAAATGAGCCTGCAATACTCTAGAAATCTTGCAGGCTCTAACACCACTATTACAATATAAAAGTTGCGCAACAAAAATTATAACTTTTTGCCCAGAACTTTTATCTTGTAACTAAAGTTATTATATCATATTGATATAACGTCTGTCAAGAACTTTTTTTAGCTGTCAAACCAATAGACAACAAGAATATCCTGTGGAGTTAGATAATATGCTCCTTCAATGCTACAATAACGCTTAATATCGTCGATGAAATCACCGACACTGTCTTTAAGCTCATTGCTAGAGGAATGACTTCCGAGCATATCATTAACTGCATACTTATGAGAGTCAATCATATTATAATGGTCAATAATATCAGCAAGCGCGACAACATTATATCCATATGCGCCACTCTCTTCCCAGTCTTCCCATTCTTTGAGAATCTTTCGCGGCACAAGACTATCATATTCAAGATATTTACCGATAGGATGGTCAGCTTCATCTACATCTACGCGGCCATTGCCATCCATGAGCCAAGAAAACAGCTCATAGTTGCGGCCACAATAAGGGTCTGCATACTCATACGAAACAGCACCGTCGTTGTCATACTTAGTATACAGCTCTACTGGATAATACTCTTCACATCCGTTGTCCTGTGCGTATCTACTAGTCTTCCTAGCAAGATAAACATGAATGTCCTGTCCCATACAAAGCTCCTTACAGCGTGTCCCTGTCATATACTTGGCAGGAAAGGTTTAAGTCCATAAGATTAGCGTAAATATAATTAAGTCGATTTGCAATATCTGCACGAGTATTGCCCTTGCAAGAACTACCATTGAGATTCTTAATCTCGTTTTCCAAATCACTTAACTCAGAATTAATAGCGTGCTGAACCTCGTACAAATCATCGCCAATAAGACCTTCAACACCATGCACACAGTTTGCCGCATGATAGGAAAGCATCATGGATTCTAGTTCATCATAGTTGAAGCCGTTCTCTTTCAAGCAAACGTCCAAGTCGCGCTTCGAGTCAATATTGTAATATTTATCTTTGACAAACAAATCCATGATACCTTCCTCTCTCTTTCTTTAACTATATTATATAACTTCTTAAACCTCTTGGCAAGAACTTTTTTTAACCAAATAGCTTTAGAAGACGAGCAAAGTCCTGGTCAAGAAGAGACTCATAGGAAGGACGGCTTGTGCGGACAGTCTTTGTATCCTTAGTATCCTTTTCGATTTCCTCAATCTGCTTCTTGATTTCCTCAGCCTGAGACTTTAGGTCAGCTAGCTTAGCCGCACGCTCTTCGCGCTCCTTCTTAATCTTCTCAGCTTGTTCCTTATCCTTCTTCTGCTTGCGGCCATTGGATACAGCCATAAGCTCGCGCGTAAGAGTACCAGTAATGTCATTAATAACCTTCATAGCATCTTTGCCGCTAGCTTTATGGTCTAGGTCAAGACCGTCAGAATCAGTTACATGTACGCCAAGGTCTACAACACCATTCTCATTTGTTGTCATAGCTAGATTAAAGTTTAGACCATAAGATTCTGCCATTTACCATTCTCCTTTTAATTCTTTTGTTTCTTTAACTTCGTTAATATTATAACAAATATTTTTCTAGAAGTCAACTATTTTATTGAAAATATTTTAGTACCAACCATGAGACTGCCAGTGTGCGGCCGCATTTTCCCAGCTACCGTATCTATTTGATACGTATTGCTCAGCAACTCTGTCTTGATTTTCCTGAGATAAATCTCCATTCAAATAAGAAATATCGAGTTGATATGCGCCGTAATAACGGCCATTCGTGGCGCTGTAATTACCGCCACTTTCTTTAGAAACGATGAAGTCACGTGCCGAACCATTCCAAGCATAATCAGAATATGAATAGCTTGGAGCACTATATGAGCTATATTGCTGATTCTGGTAGCTTGCTAGTGCCGCAGCTTCTTGCGCCGCACGTTCTTCCGCTTCTTTCTTCTCTTGGAGTGCTTTCTGTTTTTTATCTGCGCCATATTGTTTCCAGCTATCAAGTCGAGCCTTATATTGTTTTAGCTCAGTGATAGTATCACAAACAGATTGCTTCTCCATAATATCTTGAATCTCTAAAATATCATTCTGTTCAAGATAGTCTCCGTAATTTTGAATAATATATATAACATCCTCATGTTGTGAGTTTTTCATGTTACATTTATCCACTAGCCATGTCTGAGCGTTATCATACCCATCTTCCTTATATGGAATCATAGCATCAAGTGTAGTTGTGCGGACTGCCGCATTTGTAATTTCGTCATTAACGATGATTGCATTTGCTTCGTTCACACAAAAAGCATTTGTCACGCCAGCGAGTGCCACTACGGATAGGCACATAGCCAATGCTTTCGTTTTGTTTTTAATGAATTTCATTCGGATAATTCCTCTTTCTATCCCTATACGACAAGACGATTGCTTAAAAATATATGAAAAATATGGGCAAAAGATTATAACCATTTGCCCAATTAGTTAATTTGTAAAACGGATTTGCTTTTTCTTTAAGACCTCGCCAAGAGACAGAAAATCTTCACACTTATTACAATGATTAGACAGGCGCTTGCAACAACGGCGTTCGCAGTCAATCTTGCTTGCGGTGAAACTTGGATGGATTGCGTCACAATGAAAATCCATATCTACATCTTCATTAATTTCACTCATTTGACCATGCCAATATTTGTTAATAAACCATGCGCGATATAGAACATCAAACTTCGCCCAGTCATATGGCAGTCCGCATTCAAATTCAAAAACATCAAAGTATTGATTGATAGTATCCATATCTTTTGGCATGAAAATTGGAGCCTTTGGATTGATACCACGGTCAAGTGTCATTGACGGCACCTGATTTAAAATTAGCCGCATTTGAACATTGTTCTCTTGGCAAATATCATGAACATTCTTTAGATTATAGCATAAATCATCTGCAATATATACATCAGATACACCTAGATTGATAAAAGATTCAAGACAAGAATAGGTTGGAACCTTCATATCTTGATTAAAGAAAAACTTATATGAGTTCTCTTTCAGTTCTGCGGCCTTTGTAATATCTGTTGGTGCTACGCGGATATAAATATTGTCTGATACCTTGTTAATTGACTTAACTGTAGGCATATGAATGCCTTCTGGGAATTCAAGATTGATGCGTGTATCATCATACTCCTGCACAAAGTCAATTAGGTCTTCAATTGAATTACGAGATTTGTAAAAGAGAATGTTAAACTCTTTGACTTCATCGTTCAATTCGCCATTCAATTGAAATGGAATTGCCAATTTAATCATATATCATCCTTTCATAATAACCTATTTTATATTATATAATAAAAAAGGGTAATTGTCAAGAGACAATCACCCTAAAAATCATTAAAGATATGCGGCCAAACGATTCCACAACCATTGCGGCAAATCAGAAGTCTCAACCTCATAGTCATCCAAGAGGTCATAGACAATATCGGCAGAAGCATGTCCATCATATTCGGTTTCAATAGTCTGGATTACAGCATCAACCTTCTGCTCCATCTCTTCCTCAGAAGCAAGAAGCATCATTGGATTACCCACAGAATTGTCCATGTGCAGCATTATTAGTCCTCCATCAAAATGTCGGCAATCTTGAACATGTCTGCGGAAATACGCTCTACGCGCACGCCGTAAATGATGTGAATCATGTCAATTGCACCATCAACATGATACCCAGAACCATCATCACGATGCTCAAGATAATAGTTTGCAAGGTGCAGAATAGCGGTATTATAAGAAGCAATCATATCTTTTCCTCTCTCTTGGCTATACCATAATTATATCATATGATATAGCCAATCGTCAAGATTAATTTTCAAACCAGTTACGCAACTCGATTACCGAAGGGCAGGTTCCTCGACCATGCTCGCGGCACTCTTCCACGAACTCAGGAATTGCATCTATGAGACGAGGTTCAAATGCCAGCTTGGTATTGATGTTCTTGATAGTGTCAATGTCGCGTCCAGTCCAAACCTGCTGCAAAACTCCACGAGCCTGCTTCCAGTTCTTGTACCAAGGAGTCTTATACTTTACCATGAATCCGTTTGCATCCTCAAAGACGAACCCCTCGATGCATTCACGAATAGACCAGCGCTCAATGAAATTCTCAAACTCATGCCAGTTAGCAATTGTTTCAATAAGAACCTTTAAATAGAACCCAAAATGTCCAGCAACATCCATCAAAGTGTTATACTCTGCATGGCTGTAGTCAAAATCATTATAGACTAAGTCCAGAAGAACAAGATGAGCATGGGTATACTCTACAATGTGCGGGTCATTGATAGGGTCAATGCACTCGAAGACAGCGGTGCAGCTGTTCTTGCGCAGATATTCCGCAAACTCTGCCTGCTGTGCAGTAGTCAACGTCTTATCCAGAACGTCACGGATATATCCTGCGAAATCTCCCTCATTCGTGCTCTTGGATGCAATGAACAGCTTGCCGTCCTCGATAGGGTCGGCAGAAATCATTGCAAGGAATCCGTTCGACTTGACATATGCGCACATAGGAAACACAAGATTCTCACGCAGGCTAGCCATTTCAGTCTCAGGACGCTCTCCGATGTTGAAGAACTTGTTGTATGAACGTGCAACAACCTTATTATTATCACAATCCACGAAAAGACCTCGGCTACGAATCGAAACAGAATCCCATGATTTATCGAAGAAGCACTTGTTAGAGAAATTAAAAGAAGAGATTCCATTGGCAAGATGCTTCTCGCGCACAAGCGAGCTATTACGCAGCATATCGACTTCGTTCATTTATCTTCCTCTCTCTTGGTTTAATAATATTATATCATATATAAAAGTGTGCGGCAAATATTTTTTTCTACAAAAAAAGGGAGAGGAACTAGTCCTCTCCCTTAGTAGCATTTTCTTCAAATTCCATGCGCTCTAACTTTTCCTTACGTTTTGCTTTATAAGTATCGTCTTTGCGCTGACGAATTAGTTTTGCTTTGTGGGAAAACTTTTCAAAAGTATCATCATCGCTATACTCAAGTTCGTCCCAGTCACGAATTTTCACAATAAATCCTTTCAAAGAAAAATGCTGTATAATATAAGTCTGACAATCTGTCTGGTGGGCTATACAGAACTCGAATCTGTAACCTAAGAATTAGCTTGCTACACTATATTTCTATAGCCTATATAAAATAGTTGTAGTCTGGACTATCTCTTCACCGTTTCAGGTGGGATGCGTATAGTCTCTACGGAGTCTGTTATAAGTCAGTTCCCTCGGGGTTATCTTCATCTATATACTCTGTATATTCTGCTAAGAGATTCCCCGATATAGCATCCTGCATTTCATTGGTTATTCCATGAAGTTGGATTTCTCTTGATAATTTTCCTCTACAATGAGGAGAGCAACAAGTGCATTTTAATTTGTTCTTTTTGTCTAAGAAAGAATCACTTCGCGGTTTATTAAAAATTTTACCGCACCACGGGCATTTTAATGTTACCATTTTGTGTCCATGTAAATTTGCGTGCAACTTAGCATGTGCTTCTCGTGTAAGTAGTTGTAAATTATCAATTGAATTATTCTTCTTATTTCCATCAATATGATGGACAACTTCATTAGTATCAAGAAGACGACCAAGATGATTTTCCATTACAATTCTATGCTCTAAGACATATCCATTTTTTGTAGCATTTGGATGGTCTGGAACTAAAGCATAATTATAATCACCTTTACTTATAATCTTTTCAATATTCCACAATGAAAGCTCCGTTTCTTTTAAAGTTCTTTGCTCTGTCCATTTGAGCTAATAGCCCGTCAAACAGATTGTCTAGGACTTGTCTAATAAGTGATGATATATACCTTGCGACTAGTGTCGTGATAAATCTGAGTTGCTTTTGTTAGGTTGTCATAAAGAATAGCTTTGCTAACAATATTCTTAGCTTCATCATCGCCATATACACGAATAAAATGCGGAACAATTGCATCATATACATCACGTTCAGAATAACGCTTACCATTTACAAAATCTACAATTGTTGTATATTGCTCGCACCATACAAAAGTAAAGTTTGGATTGAGCTTTGTAATATATGAATTCATTTCCTTATCAGGAATAATGATACAATTCATTACTTAAATCGCTTTCCATAGTAATATGCGTATACAGAAAAAAGAAAGATAGAAACAATTCCTATGATTACAATAAACATGTTATCACCTTAGTAAAGTTCTTGAAAAGCCAAACCATTATCATCTGTGTAATAGATATGGCGAATTCCTTTGTCTCGCAAAGCGTTAAGACACGCGGCACAAGGAAAACTTCTGCCCATAAGAAGTGGCTTGCCGGGCGAGATACGATAAATATAAATATTTGCCTTGCTATAATTGATATTTATATCAATGCACTTTGGAATGTTTAGCAAACAATCCATTTCAGCGTGTAAATAATCGTGAATAGGCTTTCCATTATACCTAAAAGTCCTATATTTGCGATTATATTTCTTTTGCAAAGGATTAGTCTTGCGACTATTATGACCAGTAGCAAGAACACGTCCCTTGTATGAGATTACCGCCCCGAGTTTGAAAGGTTCATATGTAGATTCCAGTGCCGCCTTTCGCGCCAAATCGAACATCTTCATATCATGCTTACTAAACTCAGCCATTTATTAAATCCTTTCACATCTTATATTATATATAATATCATAAGATGTATCCATTATCAAGAACTTTATTTCACCAAAGTAAAATTAGGATGATAACCAATCGACTTGCCGCATAATGTAAGCAAGTTTACACAATTAGAAATAATACGCTCATATTCTTTAGTGCTATTGGCATTTTCCAATAGGGAGATAGAAGCGGCCATAGAAGTTTTTGCAAACTCTACAGGGCTTAACTCAATATAGATTTTTGCTTCTGGTAATAAATCATTCCAATTCATATGACCGCATCCTTTCTTAAACTAAATATATTATATAATAAAATAATTAAAAAGTCAATAATTATTTTTCATCGTATGCGGCAAAAGCATTTAGCATTTTAGTGATAAGAGCGTGCCTTACAACATCAGCTTCTGTCATGCGGACAACGCCAATACCAGATACATCTTTCAGACTATTGGCAAGATATTCAAGACCGCTTTCGCCTTTGGAATCTTGCTGAACCAAATCGCCGCACAGGACAATCTTAGAATCTTCTCCTAGACGTGTGACTGCTAGCTTTCCTAGAATTGGATTCATATTTTCTGCTTCGTCCACGAGAAGGAAAGTTTTGTATAGAGAACATCCGCGCATATATCCTAGCGGTAACATTTTGATTTTACCTTTTTCAATATATGAATCAAGTTTCTCACGCCCGAGAACTCGTTCAAATACATCCATCATAGGAAGTGCATATAGTGAAAACTTTTCATCGGCAGTACCGGGCAGCGCACCTAAATCCGCTTCGCCTTTTGCTGAAACCATTGGACGAGAAATGACGATAGTATCTACATTCTTGCTAATAAGCTGAGATAGAGCATAGCATACTGCTGTGTATGTCTTGCTCGTGCCAGCTGCACCAATACAAATAGTAATAGCGTTGTGCCGCATACTATTCAGATATTCAAGCTGACCTTCTGTGCGGACTTTGATTTCCTTCTTACCATATTTAAGAATAGTTGTAGAAGAATCAGAGTTATCAAAAATGCCGCCATCTGCACTCTGTTTTGCAAGAAGTCGCACTTCGTCTGTGCTGATTTCGTCTTTTGAACAAGCAATTTCAATCAGCTTTTCAAATACCTCTTTGGCTTGATTGACAGATTTCTCTTTGCCAAAAATTACGATATTATTCTCTTCCTTAGAGCGACCTAGATTAACACGCAGAGTATCGTCAATTTGCTCTTTGATGGCCTTTACATATTTATCAGATGGGCCTAATACATTTACTGCATCAATACCACGAGGAATAGATACACTAGCTTGAACACTGTTATTCAATAGAATCCCACCTTTAATCTAATACTAGTTCCGTATTCTTCTTATATCGCTCATAGTCCTCTTGCGGCACATCGAAGATAGTTAGGATACCAGTCTTGATATATACTCCACCCATATTACCGTCACGCTTGATGCGGCCAAGTAGGTCTTTCCAACTTTCTTCAATGACTTCAACTCGCTGTTGTTTTGGAGTCACAACGCAAGCAGTTGAATATTTGCAACCTTCATCGCCAGTAGTCTCAGCACTCATATAGAGATATTGTGTAGTTTCGCTAATATCTTCCTTATATGAACGATAAATTGTGACCATATTATCCATAAGATTTCCGAGAACATAAATTTGCAATACAGGACGAGTATGCTTATAATCACATACGACTGTTGTAAGCCAATCGGTGAGAGTCATATCTTCACATTCAAATTCTGCACCAGCAGTATCCATTAGAAGAGATTCAATATCAATATCTTCGTCATTGTCTGTATTGAGGTCAATAGCTTGAGAGATATAGTATTCAATTTCATCATACGAAATTAGATTGTCGAACTGCCCATAGAAAGTATATGGCACGTCATTTACAATAGTTTTAATTTTGCAATAGCGCATATTAACCTTTCATCCTATAACGTCGAGAGTATTCCATTAAACAACATGCTGCACTTTGCGCAACATTTAGCGAGCGGCAAGAGCCATATTGACGAATATAAATCATTTCATCACATTTGTCAATGATTTCTTTTGACAAACCATCGCATTCATTACCGTATACAAATGCAGACTTCATTGGAATATCTGCATCATAAATATTCTTCGGATTATAATCTGGAATATTATCTACAGCAAAGATAGTATATCCAAGAGGATGAAGAATCTCTAAAACTTCATCAAAATCATCAGCATGATATACAGTTTCATATCTATGAGTGCTAATTGAGCCACGTCTATCCCACTTCTTGCGGCCAACGATATAGACCTCTTTTCCAAGAAACGCATTGTGCGCACGTATGCCACTGGCAATATTGATATTATATCCTACATTCATAAAGATAGAAACAATCGGAAGCCTATTTTTTTGTAGGTCAGCTTTAATCTCTTCATCAGTCCACTGCTTGTATGCGTCAATGACATTCCGCTTTGCTGTCTCACAGAACTCTGTGCTATATCCATACTGAGTAATCATAATATCCTTTACATCTTAATGAAGATAGTGAACATAAAATATCCATATTCTTTATTAAATTCAATATCAAAGTCTGTAATTTCTGCATTTAGTATTTCATCTGGGGCATCAGCTAATAGGTTTTTTACAAAAATAGAGCCCATTTTTATATTTGGAACATTAGATAATCTTAAATCTACATAGCTCTTATCTTGTAATTCTTTGTCCATAGCATTTAATAGGCAATAAACATTCATATTTACCACTCAATCAGTGAAAGCTGGTCAGTAAGACGTTTGGACAGTTCATCATCTTCAATATAGAAAATATCTTCATTATCATTTACAAGATAGTTAGAGACAATCTGCCCAAAACGCTGGTCAGGATACTGCTCCCATAGGTCTTGAAACTTTACAAGAATATCATAGATTCGATTCACATCGCGCATAATCGTTCCTTTCAAATATAAAATCAAGAGACTCCTACTGGTAACGCTCCAGTTTAAACGGCTTTGCAGACCGCTGCATAACTTTTCTGCCAAGGAGTCTCTTGACTTTATATTTATATTATATATAAAGTCAAAAGTCAATTAAAACATATCAAGAAATGCCTTATAGATTTCAAAACGAAACTTCTCAAATCGTGCAGCAAATGTAACATATGAATAGCCGCATACAAAAAGTACATATAGTACAAACAGACAATCTGCCATTACTACTCCCTAGAATTAAACATAAGATATGCTACAGTGTAGCCGAAAAAGAAACCAATAGCAAAACAAATCATTATTTCTTCTTCCAAATATTATCGCAGGTATATGGAACGTTGTCAAGATTTTTCTGCTGAGGACTTGCTTTAGCGCGAATCTTTCTAGTTTCTAGAGCTATATGCTCCATATAGCATTTTCCAGCAATTGCCGCAATAGCAAGAACAGTGATGCAAATAATTGTAATAGACCCAATATCCATTATTCTTCTTTCTCTTGGATTTTATTTAAATATATTATATAGCAAAAAAGTCCCAAAGTCAATAGAAACTTTGGGACTAATTTATATTATTTTGTGTTGACTTCAATATTCAATTGTAAACTAAATTGCTTTTAGTTGGTCAATGATTGGCAAAATTTGCATGTTACTTGTGCCGATAGCGTAATTTTGCTGTTCTGAAATAAATATAATTTTGTCAAACGGCTCATCGTCTTGCGGAGAGATTTTGCATCTATACATTTCAGAAATTTCTTCTTCGCTGATACGATGGTATTTATCACGATTCTTGTTACGTTCAACTGCTACATTTTTTGGAATCTCAACCCAAACGCAAACTACTTCGCAACCATTGCAATTTACATTGTTGAAAAACTTATCGCGCTCAATACGATTGATATTTCGGTCATTAGCCACAACGTAACGATGTGATTTCAAAGCGATATTAACAGCATTGTAAAAACGTTTGTCAACTGTATCAGCATTTTCTGAATTATACATGCGACAATTGTCTCTCTTGATTGACATGCAATCTTCATGTGAATCTTGAATTGCCTTTGCAAATATAGATTTTCCACTCTGCGTTACGCCGCACATTAAAACTAGCGTATGCTTCATTTTAGCCTACCAATAGATAGAATACTTACTAATAGTAATATCAATGCGGTCAATTCCGGCACGGAAAAAAATAGCTTGATAATTTGAAATACATACTACCTTATAACCAAGAGACTCTTCAATGGCAGCAAAGACTTCTTTCTGCTGGTAAGTAAAGTCTTTTTCTTCTGCTGGCACTAGCTTACCGCTTTGAATAATTTCATCATAGTAATCATACTCATGAGGGAAGAAGTCTACACTATTCTTACCGTTATTGGCGGCAGCTTTAATAGTTTCCATTACAATTGTAAAATAATCGTATGTTTGAGCTTTATTAAATCGCTCTTCCTTTTTCTTTTTTAGTGCGTCATTACGCATTTCACGTGCTTGCTCTGCTGTAATTGATTCCATGTAATATCCTTTCTTTTATGCGTTGGCTATATTATAAACTATAACTATAATATTTGTCAATAATTTTTTAGAGACAATTTGAGTAAAAATTTTTTCTTGACAAAAGATTTGAAAATCATTATACTTTTAACTGGGTTGTTAAGGGGTTTACCCCTTAAATATATATAATATAATTTATATTAGTTTATAATGTAATTACATTAGTTTATATATTAGTTTATATTAGTTTATATAAAATAGTTTATAGGTATATATTGACTTTTATATATATAAGATATATTATATAATTGTTTTATATATAAAAGATTTTATTACAAAGAAATTCCTGTGCTACGCACAGTAATTTCTATTAAAAGAAGAGAAAAAGGATTAAAGAAAAATAAACTACTTTGCTACGCAAAGTAGTAAAAAGAAACAGGAAAAAGAGAAGAAAAAAGTTCTTGCGTGCGGCCAAAATTTTGTGTATAATATAATTACGAAAACAAGAGAAAGGATATGTTTTTATGACAAAACGTATTGAATATTATTATGGACAAGTATTAAATGATAAAGGTACCAAGTTTATATGTGACGTTGAATCGCAAGGTAAACGTCGTTTAGGCAAATTTTTGTGCGGTGAATGCCATACTAATACATTTGTTGCTCAAATAGAAAAGGTAAAAGCTGGTAAAAAATTTAGATGTGAATTATGTCAAGAAAAACATGGTTATGTAAGAGACAAAATTACTGGTAAACCTTTAATTTGTAATTTGGTTGGTAAAAAATTTGGTCACTTAACAGTAGTAAAATATTTAGGTCCAGATAAAAAGTCTGCACATCATTCATTATGGTTATGTCAATGTGATTGTGGGCGTTTGAGTGAAGTAAGAGGAAACAATTTAAAAACAGGCCATACACAATCCTGCGGAGTTTGTCATACATCACTCGGAGAAGATAAAATAGAAAGTATTTTAAAAGAAAAACACATTAAATACTTCACCCAATATTCTTTTGCGGATTGTAAAAATAAAAGACCTCTTCGGTTTGACTTTTATTTGCCTGATTATAATTGTTGTATTGAATATGATGGAAGACAGCACTATGGAATCAAAGGAACATTTTATGAAGGTCATGAACAAGAATATTATGACCAAAAAGAACGAGACAATATAAAAACAAAATATTGTATGAATAATAATATTAGTTTGTATAGAATTCCATACACAGATTATAATATACTTGAAATTAAAATAAATGATATTTTGAATGGAGCACAACATGGTTGTTAATTTTAAACCGTTTGTTCACGTTGAGCGTTTGTCAAGCAATAAAATTGCATCGCATGATTATCTTAATGGTGAAAATATCTATATATTTCCAAAAATGGATGGTACGTCAGGATTAATCTGGTCAAGCGATGGTAAAATTCATTGCGGAAGTCGCAATCGTGAGCTTTCCTATGATAAAGATAATGCTAATTTCTATAAATATATTATAGAATCTGATGATAACGAAATACAAAAAATAAAGCAGTTTTGTATTGAGAACGAAGGATTAATTGTATATGGAGAATTTTTAGGACATACATCAACAACTACGAAATTTGTAGGCAGTATTAAAACATACGTAAACGGTGGCTTCTTTGTCTTTGCAGTATTTGATACAATCAATAAGAAGTACCTTTCTTATGATGTTTATAGTAAAATGTTAGACGGTGTGTATTCTAAAGTATTAAAGCCGATTGCTGTTTTACATCATCCAACAGAATCTTGTGTTGAAGGATACGTTGATGAATGCACATATAATCTTCCAAATGGAACCATTGGTGAAGGTATTGTAATTTATAATTATGATTATCTCGACCCGTGGGGTAATATCCAGATTGCTAAGATTGTCCGTGATGAGTGGCATCATGATAAGTCTAAGAAGAAGACTGTCTATACTGGTACTGATTCTTTGGAGAAGGAGTTTGTAGATAAGTATTGTACCGATGCTTTTGTCGAGAAGGAAATCAATAAAGTTCTTATCGCTCTAGATATGGACGAGATTGATTGCAAGAATGGAAAGTTCTTCGGCATGGCTATCAACAAGGTTCTTGACGAGCTTATTGAAGAGAACTTCTGGGATTTCTTCAAGAAGAAGAAAGCTGCTTCTGTCAAGCTGGCCGCAATCAAGGGTCTTGCTCAGGCACGAGTGCGTGAGTACATTCTTAACAACTAAATAAAATTTTAAGTGGGCTGTCAAATTTTTCTTGACGGTTCACTTTTTATATGTTATAATTATGCCAAAAGAAAAAAGACATTCTCTAGGGAGATTTAATGACACTCGAAGATGCAATCATTCAAGGCCGACCTGAATATAAAACTTTTGATTTGTTCGGTTTGGTAAATCAAGGTGGATATACGCATTTTGTATGGCTTGGAAATGTTGACCAAGTATATGATTGCTATCAAGACCAAGAGATAGAAGCAATTAATAATTTCACTAAGGAAATTCGTTTAAAGCATATTGTAGAAGAATGGGAGTATTAAATATGTGGATGATTTACGGAAAGCGCACCAAGGAGCCTTATATTGATAAGCAGTTCCGTATGCTTACGGCAAAAGGTATGCGCACAACTGATTCAAGCAAGGCAATGATGTTTGTTGAGAAAAAGGATGCCGAAGCATTCCTTGAGAAAGTCAAAGCTGGCAAGACTTATTACGACCCTATCTTTGAAATTCGCAAGGCTCGTTAATGTATACATATATTGGCGAAGACTGGGTATATAAAAATCTTGTGCCGCCAATGGATGTTGAACTGAAACATGGACAGAAATATGATATTCATATTGAATCTAATGCTCAGACGATATATGTGAATGGTGTTCCTATGAGCACAGAAGCAACAGAAATAAGAGTCATTTTGCCGCCAACCTATCAAGCATGGATTCCATACAATCCAGCCAGATTTGTAAAAGATTGGCAGGCAAATGGATGATTACACTATTGTTAGCTTGCATTGTCATGAGTGCGATAATGATTCATGTCCCTTGTGCCGCATAGGTGAGTATGTTCCAGAAGAATCTAGACAAGGATGCACTAGAAAATTAGACGATGATACATATGCGGAATATGAACATATAAATAATGAGATTCTACCCTTTCTCTCTCTTGGTATGTATCAAAATGAGATTGAAAGGGTAGATGAATTTTTAAATTATGTCTATAAAAGATGTCCTATAGGTACATTTTTAGATGAAAAAGGTAAATCTGTCGGCATTAAAAAGAAAATAATTGACAAATGCAACTCTGAAATGATATAATATAGTGGAACGAAGAAAGGAAACTATATGAATAAATCAGAGATGCTTACTTTTCTTGACAATAGATTTCGTAATTGTAATCCTGAGTTTTTAAAATTGTCTCAGGTATATTTTGAAGATGAAGATGGTGACATATTTTGCGACTTCATTAAACAATTAGGAAATAGTATGGGCGCAGATTGTGTTCATGGTGGATGTTCTAAATCTGTATTTCATTTTAATGAATTTGAAGATTATGTTTTTAAGATTCCTTATATCGGCTATGCATATATTGCAGATGAAGATACACAGTATTATAAGGATTGCGCAGAAGAAGAACGTGTACCTAGTTATTTTTGTTTCGATGATGTAACGCTGTATAAAAACGCAAGTAATGATGGTCTTTATCCAGTAGACGCAAATGATTACTGCGCAGCAGAAGAATACATCTATCGAATGGCTCGTAAATACAAGGTTCATCAAATGCTTGCCAAAACTACGTTTCTTGGTTTTGTATGCGGCATTCCTGTATATGTTTCTGCAAATGCAGGAAAAACATATAGTCCTAAAAAGCAAAGCAATGAGACTAGTAAGATTGCAAAAGACATGATTGATAAAAGCCGCAAAGAGCACAAAGATAGCTATAGTGAATTTTATACTACAGAGTGCGGCGTGTTTATTGAGACATATGGTCGCAAAGCAACTCAACGTTTTATTGATTTTCTTTATAAAGAAAAAATTTCAGATTTGCATAATGGCAACTATGGTTATGATGCTCTTGGCAATTTGAAAATTATTGATTATTCAGGTTTCCATGACCTAGATGTTTTCTAAAATTATACTTGACAAGTAATATAAACAGATGTTATAATATAAGAAAGTTTTTCTTCCAAGAGAAAGTGATAATTATATGTCTAAGTTTAATGAAAAGATTAAGCCAGAGCGTTCTATGTCATACGAGGGTGGCGAGAATTACAAGAAGGATGTTCTTGAGGATTGGATGAATTTCCTCTTCTCTAGCAAGATGGACGATGGTTTCTATGAGAATGCCGCTACGCAGCAGACTCGTTTCATCGAGCTTACCAATCTTGTAATTGATAAGTATGGTGCTGAGTTTGCCGGAAAATGCGCTATGTTTGCGCGAAATCAACTAGGTATGCGTAGTGTTTCACATCTTGTTGCGGCAATGCTGAATGGTCAGAGCTTTGAGCGCAAGCGCGATTTCTACAAGGCTTTTTGCCGTCGTCCTGATGACATGTCTGAGATTTTCGCTGCTGTTGACATGCTTGGAGGCAAGCGTTCTCATGCTATGGTTCGTGGATTTGCAGACTATATGTCTGGTCTTTCTGAGTATAATCTTATGAAGTATCAGATGAAGGGCAAGCGCTATAACATGTATGACCTTATCAATATCATTCATCCTAAGAGTGATATTGTTGATGATTACATGAATGGTAAGCTAGAAGCGGCTGATACTTGGGAAGTCAATATCTCCACTGGCAAGGATAGCTGGAAGAACATGGTTGAGGGTAATCGTCTCGGTTATCTCGCTCTTATCCGCAATCTGAATAACATTCTTTCAGAGGATGTTGATGATGAATGGATTAAGCGCAATCTTGTAGACCAGCTTATCAATGAAGTTTCTATCAAGAAGTCTCTTGTATTTCCTTATCAGATTTATACCGCTTATCGCAATCTAAAGGTTCAGAACTTTGCGGTCATTACTGCACTTGATACTGCTTTCCGTATTGCTTGCGGCAACATGCCTAAGCTGGAAGGTAATTCCGTTATCATGCTTGATGTCTCTGGTTCGATGGAAGACCGATACGGAAATAAGTCTAATCTTACCATTAAGGAAGTAGGCGCTTGCTATGCTGCTGCTCTATACATCAATGGCAACTGCGATTTTGTAAAGTTCGGCGACGATGCAAAGTCTGCAACTTTTAAGAAGGCTTGCGGACCGTTCCAAGTCATTCGTGAAATGTGTGAGAATGATAATTGCGGTTATGGAACTGACATTGCTCCTGCTTTCGGTATTATCAGTGACAAAAAGTACGACCGCATCTTCGTTATCTCTGACATGCAGGTGATGGCAAGGCAGTACACTTATTGGGGAGACAGCACTGACGGTATGCGTAACTATAATAATTACTGCGCCGCACATGGCCGCACGATTCTTTATAGTTTCGACCTCGGCAATTATTCTAGTCAGATTGCCAATCCTAATAATTCTGACGTTCACCTAATGACAGCTCTGAATGATAACGTCTTCAAGATGCTTGAGTATGTAGAAAATGGTGGTAATCTGTACGACTACATCAACGATAACTACCATTTCTAATTTCTTTCTTTTGGTAAAGGCACCCACGAGGGTGCCTTTTTTGTATTGACACTGATTAATAAATCTGTTATAATACATATATAGAGAAAGGATATAGAAATGGCAGAAAAGTTAGATAAGATTCAGAACAGGGTCGAAGAGCATCTTGATGCTATCATTGACACAGGAAAGTATTCGCAGTATCCGTATCTTGTATGCGCCGCAAATGGCTCAATGAATTATAATCTATGGGACGAAGAGTCTGATGTTGATACAAAATTGCTTATGATTCCAACAGCATATGATTTGTTTTTGGATAAGAAGCATCTTAATAAAGTTGAGATTATGGATAATGACGAACATTGTACCGTAAAAGACTTTCGAGATTATTTTAAGATTATCCATAAGGCAAATATTAACTTCTTGGAGATTCTTTGTACTGAGTATTATGTTGTGAATCCTCAGTATAAGATTTACTGGGAATATCTACGCAAGCATTGTGATGATATCGCAAATCTTAATCCGCAGAAGCTAATCTTTTCTTCTCTTGGAATGGCTATGGAAAAGGCAAAGAAGATTTGCCATGATTCTCCTGCCAACCATGAGCTAATTGAAAAGTACGGATATGTGGCGAAGGAACTACAGCATATTATGCGACTGTATCTATTTGTTAAACGCTATCTCGTTGATGGTGCACCATTTTCTCAGGCTATATGGGTTGATGGCTATGATTCTTTTGGTAAAGAAAGTATGTATCATGATGAAATGATGGATATTAAACGTTACCGTATTGTGTTCACACCAGAAGATGCAAAGCTAAAGGCAGAAAACTATGTAATGAAATTGGACGAGCTTATTGAGAATAATTCTAAGTTTATTCCAGAGCCGTCTAAGGATGCGACAGATGCACTTGAATCGACTCAGTTCTGTATCATGAATGCTTATATGTCCGCAGCCTATAATAAACGATAAGGAGAAAACAAATGGCGCATTGTCAGCTTACAGACTGCTATTGGAATGAGGAAACCAAGGTAGCATCAGTTACTATTACTTCACAGTGGGGTAAATTCGTTGAATACGCTAAGCCGCATGATGAAGATATGGACGTTGCTAATAAGTGGATTGGTTGGAGCATTGCCGAATACAAGTGCCGCATGAAGCTACAGCAGAAGCGTGCGGCAGCTATGCGTGAACGTTATAATGGTCTTGTGGCTTATGAGGACCAGCTTTGGCATTCATTTAAGTACAATGATGCACTTCGCTATGCCAAAAAGGATTGGTATGATGCTCGTGACAAGTATCATGCTTTAAAGAATAATTTCCATGCATTCTGCAAAGACCAAGTGGAAAGCCGTAGGAAGTTCCTAGAGGATTTAGAGAAAAAGGGACTGTAATTTATGGTGGATGTCGATTGCTATAATCGGCATCCATTTTTTTGTTGACAATTGAAAATGAAAATGATATAATATCTATAAATAGAAAGGAGGACTCTTGAGTAAAATTAAAACTGCAAAAGGTTCTTATATAGAAGATATTACTGGTCAAACTTTTAATAGGTTAACAGTTCTTGAATTAACAGATAAAAAAAATAATGACAATCGTTGGCTTTGGAAGTGTCAATGTTCTTGTGGTAATATTGTTTACGTTTCAATGCATCAGCTAAGAGCGAAAAAATATGGAACAAAATCTTGTGGTTGTTTGCAGCGAGAATGGGCAGTAAAGAAAAATAAAATGGGAACTATTGACTTGACTGGTCAACGTTATGGTATGCTAACAGTAATTAGAGATTTAGGAACAATAAATAAAATTCATTACTGGGAATGTAAATGTGATTGTGGTAATATAACAAGAGTTTCTGTAAATGATTTGAGACGTGATTTATATGGAGATAAAACACGACACGGTACATATAGTTGTGGATGCTTATCTAAATCTGTTGGTGAGAAAAAAGTAAAAACACAATTAGAATTACTACAAATAAAATTTAAAAGAGAAAAGACATTTAAAGATTGTATAAATCCAAAAACAGGGCGTAAATTGCGTTTTGATTTTTATTTACAAGATTATAATTGCTGTATAGAGTACGATGGATTTACTCATTTCGTTGCAAGTGGCGGATGGAATACAGAAGAAAATTTAGCTGGAATTCAATATCGAGATAATATAAAAAATACATTTTGTAAAGATAATAATATTAGATTGGTTAGAATTCCTTATACAGATTTTAATGGAATTGATACAGATTATATTTTGAGTAGGATTGGAGATAAGATTGAGCAATAAATATACAGAAGATTCTATTCAAAAAATGGACCCATTGACTTTTACTCGCCATAGGCCAGATAGTTATTTAGGTTCAAATGAAGATTCTACGCAACTTTTACGTGAAATTATTTCAAATTCTTCTGATGAATTTTTAATTGGAAATTGTTCTGAAATTACAATTGAATATGATAAAGAAAAAAATATTGCGAAAGTTTTTGACAATGGCCAAGGTATTTTCCCTAATGTAATAAAAGATGGTAAGTCTGTTCTTGAATTGGTGTATGGAGATATTAATTCAAGTGGTAAGTATGACAAGTCAGAAGATGCTGTATATAAGATTTCCACTGGCGCGTTTGGCATAGGAGCGGCCATTACTTGCTTTCTTTCTCATTGGCTTATTGCTACTACAAAGCGTGACGGTCAATTTGAAACAGTTTACTTTGAAGAAGGTAAATTTTCTAAACGCGAATCTGGTAAATGTGATAAGACAGAGCATGGTGTTTCTGTAGAATTCAATCCAAGCGAAGAATTTTTTAGAGATGCACATCCTAATATTTCTAAATTGAAAAAAGAATTATTCAATCTTTCGTGTGTTTGCAAGGGTCTAAAGATTATTTTCAATGGAGAAGAATTTTATCATCCAGAAGGTCTTGAAGAAATTGTTAAAGATTGTATTAATAATAGTGTTGAAATTGTAAAAACACATTGCTGCTTTGAGCAAAAACAATCTGATACGCAAATTTTTGATTTTTGTATGTCTGCTACATCCAAAAGTAATTGTGAAATTATTCCATTTTGTAACTATGCTTTGATTGAAAATGGCGCTCCTGTTTCAGCAGTCAAATCAACTATTACTCGTTGCTTCAATAATTGGGCAAGAGAAAATGGAATTATCAAAAAGAAAGAAAAGAATCTTGATGGTTCTTCTATTCAAGAAGGACTAGTTATTGCTTTCAATTTAGTATCTCAAAATATTAGGTATGATAGTCAAACTAAAGTGAGAGCCACTTCAACAGAAGATAATCCATTTATCTCTTCTGTTCTTGGAAAACAATTAGAGGTATGGCTAGACAGCAATCCAGAAGATGCAAAGGCTATTCTTGAAAAAGCTATCCTTGCGCGAAAAGCATCAGAAGCAGCTAAACGTGCGCGTGCGGCAGTTAAGAATAATAAGAAGCGTGGCAACAAGGTTAAGATTCTTAATCCAGACAAGCTAAAAGACGCTGAATTCCTCGGTCAAGATTCTACTCTTCTCGTGGTAGAAGGACTGTCAGCTGGCGCTTCGATGTGTGTTGCACGTGAAATTGACAAATATGGAATTTTAATGTTGCGCGGCAAGCTCATCAATGCCCTCGCAAATAAAGACGACAGACTACTAAAGAACGAAGAGATTCAATTACTATTTAAGGCATTAGGTATTAGACCATATGAAGACTATGAAGAGACAAGTTTAAGATACGGTAGGATTGGCATCTGTGTCGATTCCGACAGTGATGGTTTCCACATAGGATTGCTTATTGCATCAGCTCTAGAACACTTCTGTCCTAAGTTTATCCGAGAAAATAGACTGTGTTGGTTACGCTCTCCTCTCTATATCGTCAAGAATAAAGACAATGAACAGTATTACTTTACAGACCAAGAAATGAACGCTGCAAGACCAAATCTTCCAGCAGGAGTCGAAGTCCAGCGTTGTAAAGGATTGGGTTCTCTCTCGGCAAGTCAAGCACGTAACTCTATGTTTGGTGAGAATCAGCATATGGATATTCTTATTCCAACAGACAAAACAAAGGATAAACTTGTAACTCTTATGGGTTCAAACTCAGATGGCCGCAAAGATTTTATTTTCAATAATATTGACTTTAGTGAGGTGAAAGAGTAATTGGATTTTGAAGTAAGTTTAGACGACGTTATTGATAATAGTTTTGGACAATACGCTGGAGCAGTTATTCAATCACGTGCGCTAGTAGACGTTCGAGACTGTGTAAAGCCATCTACTAGACAAGTCCTGTACTGTATGTTCACAGACAAATTCACTCACGACAAGCCGTTTAAAAAGACTCTAAAAGCGATAGGCAGTTGCATGAGGCTCTACATCCACGGAGACGCGTCTTGCGAAGGCATTGTAATGCGTAGTGGACAGCCTTTCTCCATGAGGTATCCACTAGTAGAAGTAGAAGGTTCATATGGGACCTTAACAGAGACGGGCAACTGGGCCGCACCACGATACACAGCATCACGTCTATCTCAGCTATCTGATTATCTGCTCAAAGAAACAGATAAATATACTGTAGATGAATGGGTAGATAACTATGATGATACTGAAAAGTATCCTAGAATTCTTTCTTCTCTTGGATTCTATAATATCGTCAATGGTACGAATGGCATTGCGTCTGGTCTAGCCAGTAGCGTTCCACAGTTTAATCTTAAAGAAGTAAATGCGGCAATGGTGTATATGCTAGAGCATAAAGACGCAACGTTTGATGATATTTTATGTTATCCTGATTTTGCTACTGGTGGCACAATTCTCAACAAAGATGAAGTACGCGAGAGTCTTAAAACTGGTAAGGGTAAAGGTTGTATTATTCGTGCAAAACTAGAATATGACAAGAAAGATAATTGTATTATTGTTCGTGAACTTCCTTATAGTGTTTACACTAATACTATTTGTAATGAAATTGAAAAGATTACGAATGATGAAGAAACTAATCCAGGCATCGTCAATATCAATGACCTTACAGGTGAGAATGTTTGCATTAAGATTTATCTTTCTAAGTCTGCCAATCCAAAAGAAGTAGCAACTTATCTGTTTGAAAACACTTCTTTACAAAAAACTTATGGTATCAACATGACTATGCTTGAGAATGGTCGCTATCCAAAAGTCTTTGGTTGGCAAGAAGCATTGACCGCACACTTAAAACATGAAAAACAAGTATATATCAATATGTATAAGCATCAACTTGATGTTCTCAATTACAAATTGAAAATTACAAATGGTATTATTACGGCGATTAATAATATTGATGAAACAGTTGAAACGATTAAAAGTTCCTCTTCAACTAAAGAAGCTAATGAAAAATTACAATCTTTTCTAGGCATTGATGAAGACCAAGCTAAAGCAATTTTAGAGATTAAACTTGTTCGTCTTGCAAAACTAGAAGTAAACAAACTACTTAAAGATAAAGAAAATCTTGAGTCTGAGATTGAACGAATTAGTTCTATTCTAAATTCAAATAAACTTCTAAAGCAAGAAATGATTAAACGTTTTAATGAAGTATCTGAAAAGTTTGGAGACGAACGCCGCACTAAAGTAGTCCAAAAGGAAATTACAAAGACAAAAAAGGCAAAATCTTCTGCACCAAAAGAGAATAGGAATTTTGTTATTGCCTTTAATCCTCTTGGTTATCTACAGAAAGTCTCACCTTCTAAGTACAAGAGTGATGGTAGCCTTGCATTTACTGTATCTGAGGATAGAAAAGTAGCTTTATTCTCGAATAAAGGACGATTCTTTAGGATTGCTCTTTCAGATATTAAAGAATGCGGACCAAAGGATAAGGGTACAGCTATCGGTGCAATTATCAATCTTGATAATGACGAAAAAATTATCATGATTCACAACGATGTATTCGTAGATAAGCCTTATATGTTTTTTGTTACAGAGGACGGCAAGGTTAAGAAGTGTGAAGGTAAACAATTTACTGGCGGCACACGTAACGTTAAAGGTTCTGTAGCATTTAAGACCGACAACAAAATTGTCAGCATCCAAGAGACAAATGGATGTGTTGTAACATTAACGTCAACCAAGAGACAGATTAGTTTCATGGCTGATAGTGTGCGGGCAAGCAGTATTCGCTCTGGCGGCATGTGCGGCATTAAGCTAGACGATGATGATAAAATTGTATCCATGACGATTACTGAGCCGCAGAATTTCACAGGTAAAATTGCAAACAAGGGTGGACGAGGGATTCTTCTTTAATCTACCCTTTTCTTTCTATTGGAGGAATATGTCTCTAAATATTTATCCCGCAATGCTGGTGGGCAAAGCGCCAAAGAATTATGAGGATATGCTTAAAAATACACCTATCATCGGCACAGTCAAAAAAGATGGCTATTGGAGCCAGCTAATTAAAGATAATAATGAGGTTCATCTTTATAGTCGCACAGTTTCTAAAAAGACCGGTTATTATAGTGATAATATTGATAAGGTGCCGCATATTAAAGATTGGGCTATGAATGAACTTCCTAATGGTACATGTATTATCGGTGAAGTCTATTATCCTAATGGCACCTCTAAGAATGTAACATCAGTTCTAGGTGCTTTACCAGAGAAAGCCATTGAACGTCAGAAAGGCGATTATGGTAAAATTCATTTTTATATGCACGATATTCTTGCATATAATGGTGAAGATTATGTTATGAACAATATGACATATGATTATCGTTATAGTAGTCTTTGTGAGCACATTGATATTGCCACTCCTTTAATTCCAGAACTTGAAGTAGCACGGTGCTATGACAACGCTTATCTAGACCTAGATAAAGTCACAACTGATAAACTTGCCGCAGGTGAAGAAGGTATGGTATTTCGTGTAGAGAATGGTCTATATGCACCGGGTAAGCGACAGCCAAAAGTCATGTTCAAAATTAAGCAAGCACAGAATGATATTGATTTTGTAATTACAGAAGTTCTGCCGCCAGAGTATCTTTATACTGGTAAAGAATCTGAGACTTGGCAATATAAAGATAAAGAAGGTAATCTAATCACAAAGGCCGCATATTATGGTTGGGCTGGTGCTTTACGACTTGGCGCATATGATAATGCGGGAAATCTTGTGTCTGTTGGACGTGTATCTTCTGGTCTTACAGACAATCTTAAAGCTGACCTCGCAGCCAATCCTGATAAGTATATTGGAACTGTCGTAGAAGTAAACTGCATGAGTCTTGATAAAGAAAACAAAACCATGAGACATTGTTATCTATCTAGACTTAGAGCAGACAAACCAGCACATGATTGCAAGCTAGAAGAAATTTTTAATTAAGGCTTGACTCTTAAAATATTTTATGTTATTATATATGTGAAATATAAAATAAAAGTAAAGGAGTTATATGATTACTATTACAAAGCCAGTGTTTTCAGACAATGCTAAAAAGGTTCTAAAGCATCTACAGGAGAATCAGGGTAAAGATGAAACTTTTAAGGACATTGCCAAGGCTGTTCATCTAACCGATAAGGTTACTAATTGCATTATCACCTCATCGCTTGTCCGCAAAGGTTATGCAGTTCGTGAGCTACAGCCTGATGGCGGCACTAACTTTATTCGTCTTACCGATGAAGGTATGAAAGTTGACCCTGAAATCACTGTAACATACACCAAGTAATATGGCTCTTGAACTTATTATAGCTATTGTCTGCGCTATTATATTTATTATATGCGGCTATGGTGTAGGCTTTATAGCTGGCAAAAAAGAGACATGTAATATAGTTAAAGAAAACAACAAAGAAGTTCTTATTGCGCGAGAGCATATTGAATATCAAATTCAAAATGAAAAGGCACATTTAAAATCTCTCCAAGAGAATGTGAAACAACAGAAGCAGAGCTTTGAAGATTTTGAAAAACTTGAAAAGGAAAATATCATGAAGAATCTTCGTGACTTCCAGATTCAAGTCAATGAAGATAAAGCCGAATATATTGAACAGATTCAGATTCTTCAAAGCTCACTTGATAAGTTACAGCGCCAAAAAGCTGCGACAATTGAAGCGTTTCAACGTGAACAGGCGGTTCAAGATTCTAAAGATAATTATCGTATCATTATCGAAGATAGCGACAAGGCAGATATTGATATTTTAAATTCGTTTAAGAACCGCCTTTCTAACCCAGAAATTCTTTCAAAGTTAATCTGGTCAACGTATTTTCAAAAGAAAGCAAAGGCTTTATTCGTCAATATTGTTGGAACTGAAAAAGTCTGCGGTATTTATAAGATTACAGACATAAATGATATGAAGTGTTATATAGGACAGTCTGTAGATATTGCAAATCGTTTTACGCAGCACTGTCGTTGCGGATGCGGCATAAAGACTCCTAAAGATAATAAGCTGTATGCGGCGATGCTTAAAGAAGGTTTAGACCAATTCACATTTGAGGTTATAGAACTTTGCCCGCAAGAAGAATTAAATGAAAAAGAAAAATATTATATTGATGTATATAATTCAGTTAATTATGGTTTCAATTCACAGGATGGTGTAAATGGGAAAAGTAACGATAATGCCTGAGACGATTAAGAACCCCTATACGTTTATCGGTGCCTGTTCAGGAGTTGCCTATGATTCTGATGTGACAGATGATAAGAAAAATTATAGACGCGGCAAGCAATGCGTAGCAGACGGACATGGACGCGTTCTAGAATTTGTAGACGTGTATATGATTATTGAAGGATATTCGACCAGATGTATGCGTGAAATTATGCGTCACGTCGGAGACGGCTTAACTGTCGTGCAACGGTCTACTAGGTATTGCAATGAAGATGGGTTTGAATATTATATTCCTCCTTCAATTGACAATAACGAGACAGCTCTAAAGACATATCAAGACGCTATGGCCGCGATTGAAAAGAGTTATAATGACCTTATTAATGCTGGTGCTCCTAAAGAAGATGCGGCAAACCTCCTTCCTCTTGGAATTAATACGAAACTTTCGATGAAGAAGAATGCTCGTTGTCTTATGGATATGAGCCGTGTGCGCCTATGTAATCGTGCGCTTAAAGAAGCACGTGATTTTATGAATGATGTGGTAAATGCTCTAAAGGACTATTCGCCAGAATGGAATGAGCTTGCTGACCAGATTTTCATGCCTAAGTGTGAAGCTCTTGGTTTTTGCAATGAAAAATTTAGTTGTGGAAAATACCCTAAAAAAGTTATTGACTAAGATTTAAAAAGATGTTATAATATATGATGTAGATTTAAAGAAAAATTAGAAAGGAAATTGAATGTTTTCAAAGACAAACAATTCGTGCCACGTCGAGGGCTATGTATTTTCAACTGACCGTCTCGCACAGCGTGTCTCTAAAAAGACTAATACTCCATTTATTAATGGCACAGTAAATATTGCCACTGATGATAAGGGTCTTAACGTTGTCCCTGTATTTTTCCGTTACGTTACTGAAACTTTCAAAAGCGGTAAACCTAATCCTGCATGGGAGATTCTGACTGCTCTTATCGACCATGAGGGTTCAGATACTTTTGAAGCTGTAGGTACTTCTGCTCTCAAGGTTCGTATTGATGGTTCTGTTGGCACTAATGATTTCGTATCTCGTGATGGTGAAGTAGTTTCTCCTAAACGTGTCGAAGGTCAGTTTATGCACGTTATGACCAATGAGATTTCTGAAAATCCTGCAACCTTTGATGTCGATATGCTGATTGCAAATGCAGCTGAGCAGGAAGTTGAAGATGGCGATGATTTTGTCAAGCTACGTGGTTACGTTTTTGATTATCGTGGTGACGTTCTTCCTGTTGATGTTAACGTTCGTTCCAAGGGCGGCATGGATTACTTCATCGACCAAGATATTTCTAATAAGAATCCTCTTCTAACTCATATCAAGGGTTCTATTGTATCTCAGGCTATTACGACTGAGAAGACTGAGGAATCTGCATTTGGCGACCCAGTAGTTCATAAGGTTGTTCGTCATGTTCGTTCTTGGGATGTTACTTGGGCTGCGGTTGAGCCTTATGAGTGGGATGATGAATCTACTATTACTAAGAAGGAATTCAAGCAGAAACTAGATGAGCGTGAAGAGCGTATGGCAGAAGTCAAGCGTAATCATGACGAGTATCAGGCTAGTCGTAATGGTGGTCAGAATTTTGCGGCTGTCAAGGAATCTCCAAAGCCTGCACCTAAGACTGAGGTACAGACTGATACAGACGAAGATGACGACGAGGATTGGCCCTTCTAGTCAAGTATTAGACAATTGAATAGACCGGGGAGAGATTAAGTTCTCTCCCTTTATAGGATAGAAAAGGATTTAAAATGGAATTTAATTTTACGACATGTGCGGCTCCTGCCGATAACGCTTTCGGCAAGACCGTTTCAAAGTATGCAGAGCCAGTAAAGTCTTTCTACGAGTCTGGCGATGAGCATCAGTGTATGGCGTGCGCTGATGCTGATGAAGCAAAGCGCATCTATAAGGGTCTTTATTCATATGTTCATGGCAATAGCTGCGAGTATAAGGATAAGGTTAGCACTTGCCGCCGAGATAATGTGATTTATCTAAATCGTATTTAATAGCAGATAGCAAAATATTAAACCAAGAGAGAAAAGAGAAAGTAATATATGGCAATTGATATTTTTAATATTGAACCTCACAAAGTTAGTCGTTCGCTAGAGGGCTACACGGTCATGTTTTACGGTGAACCTAAAACGGGTGCTACTAATTAAATGTTTTGCTCGTATATAATTGGGTAAATTGCGGGAAAGTCTTGATATTTTACTTATTTACTAAGCATCTTTGATGTGGCTGATGGTAATTCTTAAGGTATAGTAACAATAATAAGTAGAGAGATAATCCGCAGCGCTTTCTTTTAGAAGCGTTCAACGACTAGGTTTTATAACCGTAACTTTTATAAGTGAAATGCCCGATGGCATTAGTTGTGGAGAATTAAAATGAAAGAACAATGGAAAAAGATTTTTATTAATGGTCAATCTACAGTATATTCTGTCTCTAATTTAGGAAGAGTACGGAATGACAAGAAAATGTCTATTTTAGATGGATATGTTAACAACAATGGTTATTCAATGGTTCATCTTCGTTATAGGATTGACAAAATGTGTAGTATTCATCGACTTGTTATGAGAGCCTTTAAACCGTGTGACGAAATGGATGATTTACAAGTTAATCATATTGATGGGAACAAACAAAATAATAATGTTCTTAACTTAGAATGGTGTGATTCGCTTTATAATATTCGTCATTCTTTTCGGACTGGACTTCAATCTAAAGAATTCCGTAAAACGTATTGTTATGATTTAGAAGGCAACTTTTTAAAGGAATATGAATGCGCAACAGATGCAGCCAAAGATTTAAATATAGATGTTTCTAATATTATTAGATGCTTAAACGAAGAGCAAAGTCATTATTTATCTTGGCAATTTAAATCTTATAAAAAAGGTAAAATTGATGAATGGTGTAACCCGCATAAAAATCAAGTTTATGTATATTTTGATAACGGGCAGTTTTATAAAGCCTACAAGTCTCAAGACGAATGTGCAAAAGATTTAGGACTTGGAAAGGCTTCAGTAAGTCGGTATATCCGAGGAATTAGAAAACTGCCAGATTTTGTTTTTTCAAAAATTCCCCTCTAATGTTTTAAGATATAGTCTACTGAAAACATCAACAGCAGCAAAATTTCCCAAGGCACTTCTACTTGGTTTTGAGGTTGGTTATCTTACCATTGGCGGCGTTAAAGCCATTCCTATTAATAAGTGGTCTGAATTTAAGCAGATTCTAAAGCAGCTTAAAGACCCAAAGGCTCATGAAATGTATAGCAATATTATTGTCGATACTGCGGACATTGCTTATGACCTTTGTGAAAAGTACATCTGCAATCAAGCTGGCGTATCTACAATCCGTGAAATCCCGTATGGCGGCGGCTTTAGCCAGACCAGTAAAGAGTTCGATGAATGTCTTCGCACTATTCCTCAAATGGGATATGGCCTAGTTATGATTTCACACAGTCAAGATAAGACTTTTACTGATGAAAATGGTAATGAATATAATCAGATTGTTCCTACTCTTAGTAATCGTCCGCGTCTAATTGTTGACCGAATGAGTGACGTTATCGGCTACGCTCATCCAGTAGAAGATGAAGATGGCAGCACTCATACTGTTCTATATATGCGCGGAACCCCTCGATTCGTAGCTGGTTCTCGATTTAAGTATACGCCTGATTCCATTGACTTCACCTACGACAATCTTGTTAAGGCTATTGGTGATGCAATTGATAAGCAGGCAGAGGAAGATGCTGGAAAGTTTGTCACAGACGAACGTACTACTGCATATGAAGTCAATGAGGGTCCTGACTTTGAAGCTATGAAGAATGAGTTCAAGGAATTAACTGTCAAGATTCAGCACAGCGTTTCTAAGGATGAATTCAAGAAGTCTTGGGCGCCTAAGATTATCGAAATTACAGATAAGTATCTCGGTGTCGGCAAGAAGGTCAATGACTGTACTGTTAAGCAAGCTGAACAGCTTTCACTTATCCTTGATGACCTCAAAGACCTACTGTCTAATGGAATTGATGTAGCTTAATTTTAAAGACCGTCCATAATTGGGCGGTCTTTTTTGTTGACAAAATCTCCTGAATATGCTATAATTATATTATAAAGTTAGGAGAAAATATGGCAAAGCAAAAACCTGTTAAATGCCCATATTGTGGTCAAATGATTGACCGTGATTATGAGTTCGATTGGAAAAAGATTGGCAACCGATATTGGCATGATGAATGTTATATCAAAAGCCAAGAGGAAAAAGAAAAAAATAAAGATAAGCTGAAAAAGCAACGAGAAGCAGTTATGAAAATGGCGGGCAAATACCTCGGCGCATATGCAGATTATCAGAAAATTGCTTTAAATATGGGACAACTGATTCAGGCTGGTATTACATATGAGCAAATGGCTAAGTCTTTAAAATATTGGTATGAGATAAAGCATAATGACCCGAGTAGGTCAAATGGCGGCATATGGATTGTCAAATCAATTTATATCGAAGCAGAAAACTATTTCAAGCGATTAGACGAGATTAGAACCATACAGAGTGAAGAACAAGTGAATACAGATATTACAGATGAACATCGTGTATTTGTGCGGCCAAGGGATGTAAATATCTATAGGAAAAAGCCACGTTTCAACTTAGAATAGAAGGGAGGATATTTGATTAGTAAATACTATGATTCTGTCGCGGCATTACAGGTAATTGGATGCTGTATGCGAAAACCTGAGTATTTAGCGGCAGATGGACAATACTTCTTTTCAGAACACGACTTTTGCAATGACTTACATAAGGTAGTATTTGGCGCACTGTATAGTCTATATAACGCGGGTGTAACCGACCATCTTGCACGAGAAATTGAAAATTACCTTAAAGATAAGCCAAAAGCATATGCAATCTATAAAGCTAACAAAGGTCGAGAGTGGATGTTTGAAACTCATGCAAATGCCCACTTAGATGCTTTTGAGTATTATTATAATCGTCTAAAGAAAATGTCTCTACTTCGCGCATATGATGATGTTGGCGTAGATGTATCTGATATTTATGACCCTGATAATATTTTAGATTCAGCAAAGAAACAAGCACAAGACGAGTATCTTGACGGTACGACATTAGAGCAATTAGCAGATGATGTAGAAGGTAAATTTTATTTTATCAGGGATTTATATGTAGACAATAACGATAATGACTCTGTTGCTATTGGTGATAATGTCCAAAAGATTGTAGATGAATTAGCACAGCATCCTGCTCGTGGTTGGGCGATGTATGATTTATATGAAGATGCAATCGCTATGGGCGCACGACCTGGCCGATTTTATTTAAGGAGCGCAGCCACAGGCGTCGGTAAAATGATTTGCCGACAATAAACTGGGGAAAAAATCTGGAACCCTAAACCAAAAGGTAAGGGAATCAGAGGTGAAGGTTAATTTTAAATTAATCAGCCGCAACGCATAGCAGGTGAAAAGATATAATCCTGCCACGAGGCCCCAGCTTTCTTTATAAGAAAGAAAAGATATGCTGAACTTGCGGGAAACCGTAAGAACCATAGGATAAAAAGCCTATGGGGTAACAAATTGAAATCAAGAACTGGTGTTGCTGATGCTTGTTTTTTCTCATGTTCTGAGTATTATTCAGATGAAGGTAAATGGGAGCGTTTATATAATCGAGTACCTACTTTATATATTTCAGTAGAGTTAGACATTGAAGAGCTTACAACTATGGCGCTAGCTTTTATTGGTAATATTCCAGAAGACCATATCGTTGAAATGGACTTACTTACTTTTGAAGAGGAAGAGCGATTAAAGAGAGCTGTAAAGATTCTAGAAGAAGCGCCACTTCGTATGGAATATCTTCCTAATTATGGTATGAAAGATGTTGAGAATTGTATTAAACGCAATATGCGCAAATACAAATATCCACGATTAGATGAACATGGCAATACAGATTACCTAACTTTTCAATGTGTTGTCTTTGACTATCTAACATCATCTATTAAGATGATTGAGGAAATCTCACATGGAACTGGAATGAAAGTACGCGAGGACCAAATTTTATTCCTTATGTCGTCTAAACTTAAAGAAATAGCTGTCGAAAATAATATCTTTCTCTTGTCAAGCACTCAAATTAATGGTAGTTATCGTCAAGAGAAAATTCTAGACCAGAATATGCTGGCTGGTGCAAAATCAATCGCAAATCGAATCGACTACGGTGAAATCATGGTCGATTGTACGGATGAAGATATTCAAGATATTGAAGGTGTTTTAGCGCAGCATCCCGGCATGTGTACACCAAATGTAAAAAGAAGTGTATATAAGAATCGACGAGGGAAATTCAACCGTGTTATTTGTTGGATGCGTGCGAACAAAGGTACTTGTCGATATAAGACTTTATTTGTAACTGACTTCTCTTTTAAACCAATAGACAAAGATGAAATCTTCCAGAAAAAGAAAGAATAGGAGGTGCGGGAATTGGGATACGATAAAGCAAAGGTAAAAGAATCAATTGAACCAGAAAACGTATATGATATTCTAGAATACTTTGGCGCAGAACCAGAAATGTATTCTGACTATATTATTTCCCGCACAATTTGTCACAATGGCATTGGTGAAGGTTCAAAGAAGCTATATTATTATTTTGAAAATAGCATGTTTAATTGCTATACTGAGTGCGGCGCATTTGATATTTTTGAACTTGTTGAGAAAGTTAAAAATATAGATTTAAATTCCGCAATCTATTTCGTGGTTAATTTCTTAAATCTTCAAATTGATTTAGATAATGATATTGATTTAAAAGATAGTCAAGAAGATTGGAAAATATTTAATAGATACAAAGAGCAAAAAGATGTAACTGCCAATGATAATACCATTGAGTTGCCAGAGTATGATATATCTATTATTCAGCATTATCCTCAACCTATTATTTCCTCTTGGTCTAATATCTCAAAAGAGGTGTGCGATTTTGCGCAAATTCATTATGACCCTCTTGGTGGCAATATTCTTATTCCACATTTTGACCAGAATGATAGGTGCGTAGGTATTCGACAGAGAACTATTATCCAAGAGCAAGAGAAAAAAGGAAAATATAAACCTTGGCGAGTTCATGGTCAACTTTATAATCATGCTCTTGGCTTTAACTTGTACGGTCTGAACTGGGCTAAGGAAAGAATCGGAGAAATACAGACTGCCATTGTGACTGAAAGTGAAAAAAGCGTTCTGGCATATATGTCCTATTATGGTACAGGCAATAACATCTGTGTCTCAACCTGCGGCAGTTCCTTGTCTAAATATCAATTCAAACTTCTTAAAGATGCCGGGTGCAAAGAAATTGTTATCGCATTTGACCATGACTTTAATGAATACGGTTCAGATGAAAGTCTAAAGGTCGAAGAAAAGATTGCTAAGATTGGTAATAAATACAAGCCGTATATGAATATGTCCGTAGTTTTCGATAGAGAGAATATCTTAGGATATAAGGCAAGTCCATTAGACCAAGGTAAAGATGTATTTATGTATCTATTTAAGAATAGGATTATGTTATAATGGAATGGATTATATGGCTATTTCTCATATTTGTTTCTCCACTTTTCTTTGTTGGATTATTACGAATAACATGGGTTCTTATAGATATTTGGATAGATATTATATTCACGCCTTTAGAGTTTCTTTATAATAAAATCAATAGTTATTTAAAGCAAAAAGAATTAGAAAATGACCCGCATTATATTGAAGGTATTAACGATGCTGTATGGTGAGAGGAAGACGATGATTAAAAATGAAATTCCATTGATAATGTGTTTAACTCACTGTTGGGACTGTAATAACGCTCAAAGCTACTTAGATATTATTGACCCAGAGCATAAAAAAATTAGCCCACCTCCTTGGGAAGAACTTCTATATTGCTGTAAAAATATTGAAAAATGTTATCCGCATCTTTATGAAAAAATTCAACAGAACAGTAATCTAGATAGTTCTTGGAAAGAAGATTTGCTATCACCAGATGAATTTATAAAAGCAAATAGCCAAGAGAAAGATATAATACGAAGAAGATGATACGTTAAAAATTCTTAGCTATCGCCGCAATATTAGCAGGATATATGTGCAAAGAGTTTGGAGTTGATGAAAATAGATTATAAATTATATAAGCCAACATTAGATAGCTTGACACCTCAACAACAAATTTTATATAATAGAGATATTCCAGTAGAAGAACAAACTAACTGGCTTAATGCCTATTGGAACGATGTCAATGATTTTCATCTGTTAAAGAATATTAAAGAAGCTGCTGTAATGATTATTAAACACTGTATGTGGACAAGCTCAAAGATTACTATTCTCCAAGACGCAGACGCGGATGGATTGACTTCTAGCGCCATTATAGCCAACTATATTCATCGCATTTGTAGTAAGGAACCGACCATCCTAATCCATGAAGGAAAAGCTCACGGACTTGCGGATATTGACTTAGATAAGATTATAGAGACTACCAGTCTTCTTATCCTTCCAGATTCATCTAGTAATGATTACGAACAACATAAGTATCTTCATGACAATGGCGTAGACATTGTAGTTGCTGACCATCACCATTGTGAGAAATATTCTGAGGATGCTATCGTAGTAAATAATCAATTAGACGATTATCCTAATAAGAACTTTTGCGGAGCAGGTGTTACATGGCAACTATGCCGTCAGATGGATGAACTTCTTCACTTTGATTATGCAAATGATTTAGTTGACTTGTGCGCTCTTGGTCTTTGCGGAGATATGATGGATTACCATGAGAAAGAAGTGAGAGCGCTTGTCAATATCGGTTACGCTAATGTCAAGAACAAGTTCTTTAAAGCATTCATAGACAAACAAGAGTTTTCTTTAAATAAGATGAATGGTCTTAACTATCTTAGCTCTAGCTTTTATGTGGTTCCTTATATCAACGCATGTTGCAGAACTGGTGAAATGGTAGAGAAACGTCTTCTTATTAACGCTCTATTGGATTACAAATGTGATACAATGATTCCATCATCCAAGAGAGGTGAAAAGGGTAAAGAAGTTCCTATCTGGCAAGAAGCTATCACTGTTATTGAACGAGTGAAGCGTAGACAGACTAAGCTACAAGACGAAGCTATGGAGTTCTTTGAATATCAGATTCAGTCTAAAAAGCTAACAGATAATGCTATCATTACTTGTGTATGCGGCAAAGATGATGCTGAACCAGGCATTTTAGGTTTGGTGGCGAATAAAATCCAAGCCAAATACCAGCATCCTACATTAGTCTTGCAGGAAGTTGAAGAGGAAGATGGAATACATCTAAAAGGGTCTGCTCGTAATTACTCTTATTGTCCTGTTGAAGATATGCGTAGTCTTTGTGAAGATACTGGCATTGTCGATTATGCTTCTGGGCACGGGTCTGCATTTGGCTTGTCTTTGCCTTTAGAGAACTTTTATGAGTTCTTAGACAAGACTAATGAGCAATACAAAGGTGTCGATTTTAAGCCTGTCTATCTCGTGGATTACGTTTGGAATTACGATAGAGTCAACCCTAAATACGTTCTTGATATTGCAGAACTCAATATTTATGGTCAGGGTATTCCAGAGTCTAAAGTTGTTGTAGAAGATATTGCATTAGACAATATTAATATCCAGCTTCTAGGTGAAGCAAAGGGACATCCTACTATTAAAATTTCTCTACCTTCTGGTGTAGATATTATGAAATTCAAATCTTCTAGAGAAGAATTTGAAGAATGGACAAGTGGAGAAAAAAAGCTAACAATTGTAGGAACGTGTTCAAAAAATTCTTGGATGGGAAACGTTACGCCGCAAATTCTAATTGATGATTTTGAATTAGAGGATTATGAAGAGGAATGGGTATTTTAAATGAAACTTCAAATTGAAGAAGCTGAACTAAGGAATCTTGCACATAAGGCCGCACGTTATGATATTATTATGGATGCTCTTATTCGTGAAAAGTTCGATAAGATTGACATTTATAGTGATTGGGAAATGACTGAAGACTATATGCAAGACATTATCAATCAGCAGCCAAATGATATTAAGCCTGTAAACGAAGATAAAATTAAAGCAGACCGAGATTGGATGGATAAGCATCCTGACTTTGGAATAATTTAATTTAAAAAGCCCTCTAGTTTTTATTTGACTAGAGGGCTTTTTTGTGTTATAATATATTTATAAAGAAAATCCAATAGAAAGGAGTAGCATAGATTATGCGAATGGCGAAATGTCCTATGTGCGGAAAGACGGCACCTAATGGTTTTAAAAAAGGAAATAAATGGTATTCTAAATGCTATAATAAGGAATGCGGTTATACTACAGAAGTAGGTATGCCGACACGTAAAATGAGTCGTTTTAATTGGAATCTAAATTATGAGCGTCTAACTGGCGAGACTCTTCCCGATGAGATGACTGGCCGACAGAAAGGCGCTTATATGAAAAAAGAGATTCGTTGTGGCGTACCCGAACTAGTCCAATGTTTCACTCAAGAAGACTTTGAGAAGTGGGAAGAAAAGTACAACTATAAAGACATAAATTGGGTGAAAGTCGGCGGAAAGCGCGCAGGAGCAGCCCGCCGCAAAGCTCGGGCTAAAGAACGTGCGAAAAAAGAAGCAAACTAATTTAAGATTTAAGAAAGGTTGGTAGAACTTAGTGCTTCACAAATATCCCGGTAGTCTTCACAACCATACAGATTTCTCAAATCTTAGACTTAAAGATTCAATTAACACTGTAGACCGTTTAATGGATTATGCTTTGGAACTTGGTCAAGATGTATTAGCCTTTACAGAGCATGAGTCAGTAGCCAATGCAGTCAAGATTCAAGAAGCATATGAAAAGCGCAAACAGGATAATCCAAATTTCAAAGTGATTCTTGGCAATGAGATATACCTTGTCCGCAATGGGTTGAATAAGGATAATTTCAATCCAGAAGAAGATAAGTATTTTCACTTCATTCTCTTGGCTAAAAATGCAGAAGGACATAAACAGATTCGTGAGATTTCAACACGAGCTTGGATGCGCTCTTATATGGCTCGTGGTATGCGGCGAGTGCCAACATATTATCAAGACTTAATTGATATTATCGGTAAAAATAAAGGTAACGTTATTGCTTCAACCGCGTGCCTCGGAGGGCAATTACCAGCTTATCTTCTCAAATATAAGCAAACAAACGATAAAGCATATATTAAACAAGCTATCAAATGGCTTAATGGAATGGTTAAACTTTTCGGCAAGGGTAATTTCTTTCTAGAAATGCAACCTTCTAATAATGAAGAGCAAATCTATGTTAATAAGTTGATTAAAGAACTATCTCATAAATTAGATATTCCATATATTATCACTTGTGATGCTCATTATTTAAAGAAAGATGAAGCATTCATCCATGAGACATACTTGAAATCTCAAAATGGTGAGCGTGAAGTCTCTGAGTTCTATGCAACTACCTATCTCATGGGAACAGAAGAACTTGAAGAATTCTTTGAATATTTTACAAAAGAAGATATCTGTGCCGCATATGAAAATATTGAATATATTAAGAATCAATGCGAAGATTATAATCTTAAAAAGCCTTTAAAGATTCCTCAACTACCTTGGAAATATAGCTATATCACAGACGAGCAAGTAAAATCTTTTCAAGATAAAATTCCTAACCTAAAATATCTTACTGAATCTGATTTTGAAGGTGACAAACTTCTTGGCAGACTAATTATTCAAGGCATTCAAGAGAAAGAAGATTTACAGAATCAAGATGCTTATGATGAAATCAACATTGAACTAGAGTCTGTCTATCAAAGTTCTCTTGTAAATAAAACGCATTGGTCTTCATATTTTCTTAACTTGCAGAAAATCATTGATACCATTTGGGAAGCCGGTTCTATTGTTGGCTGTTCAAGAGGAAGTGGCGGTGGCTTCCTTATCTTATATGTTCTGGGCATTATCCAGATTAACTGTCTAAGAGAGACTACAAAGACATTCCACTGGAGGTTCCTTAATCCCGCACGTGTCTCTGTCTTAGATGTAGATATTGATGTATCTGGTCTGCGCCGCAAGCAAATCTTAGATAAGTTTAGAGAAGTCTATGGAGAAGATAGAGTCTGTAATGTTCTTACTCTTGGTACAGAAAGTACGAAATCAGCCATTCTAAGTGCGGCAAGAGGTCTCGGAATTGATAATGATGTGGCGCAATACATTGCTTCTCTAGTCCCTTCTGACCGTGGCTTAATTCGTTCTTTGCATCAATGCTACTATGGCGATAGCAAAGAAGGAATGAAACCAGTTATTCCTTTTGTCAATGAAATGAAGCAGCGTCCAAAACTGTGGGAAGTTGCTTGTCGAATTGAAGGTCTAATTTGTCGCTCTGGAATACACGCGGGAGGACTTGTCTTCGTTGATGAACCATTTACGGAGACGGCGGCTCTTATGCGTGCTCCCGATGGGACTATTATTAGTCAATTTGACCTCCACGACTTGGAGAAATTATCGCTCATTAAATACGACTTGCTTTCGGTCGAGGCGATGGACAAGATTCAGGTCTGCCTTGAACTGTTAGTAAAATACGGTTATCTTAAATGGTCTGGAACCCTGAGAAAAACTTACGAAGATGCTATCGGTATCTACAATCTAGAACGAACAGATTCTAAGATGTGGAAAATGGTATGGGAACATAAGATTCAATCTTTATTCCAAATGGAAAAGTCAAGTGGAATTCAAGGCATCGCGCTAACACATCCTAAATCTGTTGACGATTTAGCCACTCTTAACAGTGTGATTCGACTTATGGCGCAAGAGAAAGGCGCTGAAACACCTCTTGAAAAATATGCAAGATTCAAGAAAGATATTTCTTTATGGTATCAAGAAATGGACTCTTATGGTCTAACAAAAGAAGAACAAAAGATTCTTGAACCCGTTCTTAAAATCTCTTATGGTCTGTGCGAGTCTCAAGAGCGCTTTATGATGCTTGTCCAGATTCCAGAGTGTGGCGGCTTTGACCTAAACTTCGCCGATCGGTTAAGAAAATCTGTCGCAAAGAAGGACCCGGCTGGATACAAGGCTTGTGAAAAGGAATACTTTGAACGAGTCCAAGAACGCGGCTTGAGTAAAAACCTTTGCAATTACGTATGGAACGTATGTGTCGCAACAAGTCGAGGATATGGCTTTAAAACGAATTGAAGCCCTATATAGTGATATATAGTACAAATTGCCTAACATGCGGGAAACTCCTAAAACTTTATATTACTAAACTAATACAGCAATGTATTAGCGGCAAAGAGTAATGTCTGAGATATAGTAATAAGATATAAAGATATGTGGACAATCCGCAGCGAAGTTTCTATTTAAAATAGAAAAACGTTCAGAGACTATAATGGCACATCTTATATAAGATGAAGGTATAGTCCAGACAGCAACCAGTTTACTGGGCTTATGAAAATTAGTGCTGTAAAGAATTTGAGCCATACTTTGGCTTACTCACTTGTAGCTCTTCAAGAAATGAATCTTGCTTACAAATACCCTATTATCTTTTGGAATTGCGCAAACTTAATTGTAGATAGTGGTACAATTGAAGGTATTGATGACAAAACATCTGATTATAATAAGATTGCACGTGCCGTCAATAAAAACAAATTAGCAGGAATTAAAGTATCGCTTATTGACATAAATAAGTCAGAGCTATCTTTCACGCCAGACGCAGAAACAAATACAATTCATTATGGTCTTGGCGGTTTACAAGGTGTAGGCAACGAAGTCGCGCAAACGATTATCAATAATCGCCCATATAATTCTATAGAAGATTTTATGGATAAGACAAAAGTAAATAAAACAGTTATGGTTTCCTTAATTAAATCTGGAGCTTTTGACCAATTCGGCAAACGCAAAGATATTATGAAGCAATATCTATATACTACAATCAATCCCAAAAAACGTTTAGCTATGCAGAACTTTAATGCACTTATCGAAAATAATCTTGTGCCGCAAAAACTCAAATTCCAAAAGCAAGTATTTAATTTTAATAAAGGGCTGAAAAAAGATTGCAAATATAATGCAGATTATTTTGCATTAGAGGGTGTTTACTACAAATTTTATGTTAAGTTTTTCAATGAAGATAATATTGAACCAATAGACAATAAGCTATGTTTAAACAAAAAGGCATGGAAAAAAGAATATAATTCAGTAATGAGTGCGGCCAAACAATATATTGCGGATAATCAACAAGAGCTATTAGATAAGTTAAACAATAAAATGTTAAAAGATGCTTGGAATAAATATGCGGCAGGTACAATTTCTCATTGGGAAATGGAAAGTCTAGGCATGTATTATCATAAGCATGAATTAGTTAATATTGATAGTTCATTATATGATATTGTAGATTATACGAAACTTAACCGCACGCCTATTGTAGATTATACATTTAAGCGTAACGGCGCGGAGATTCCAATTTTTAAAACTTTTAAAATTGCTGGAACAGTTATTGCAAAAGATGAAATGCACTCACAAATTACTTTACTTACTACTACTGGCGTAGTGGAAGTTAAAATGTCTAAAGAATATTTTTCACAATACAATAAACGTATTAGTGAAGTCAGACCAGACGGCACTAAAAAAATTATGGAACAAGGTTTCTTCCAGCGTGGCACAATGTTGGTATGCAATGGTATTAGACGTGGAGATACTTTCGTATTAAAGGCGTATAAACGTAAAGGAAATGTACAGCATCAACTATATAAAATTACGAAAGTAAATAAAGATGGCACCATAGAAATGACCAATAATCGTTATGGCGAAAATGTTGACAATTAAATAAAGTTATGTTATAATATAGGAGTAAACAAAAAGGAAATGTTTGCTCCTATATTTTTGGAGGTTTAATGAAACCAATTGTAATTGGCATTTGCGGTAAGTCGAGTGCTGGCAAAGATTTTGTTGCCACTCGATTGGTTGAAGAGTATAAGAAGATTGGAATCCCAGCGAAAAAGGTAATCAGTTATACAACTCGTCCTCCAAGAGAGGGAGAAGTTGACGGCGTAGATTATCATTTCGTTGATTTAGAAACTTTTATTGAAATGCAGTATGAAAATAAATTTATGGAATACTCAGAGTTTCGTGGTTGGAAATATGGCACCTCAATTGACGCATTTAAAGATAATTGTGTAAATATCTGCGTCCTTAATCCTACTGGCATTGACGCTTTAAATAAATACTATCATCATACTCGTTCAATTGCGGCATGTGAGCTATTTTACCTTAAAGTTCCGTTCTTTACGCGACTTAAACGTTCTATTAAACGTGAATATACTTTTAAATGGGAATTTATCAGACGAGCGTTTGCTGATTGGAATGATTTTATAGAATATGATGATTATTTTGGATATATGGAAAATGAGCACCTTCTGCCTTACTGTCATGGCCGCATAGATTTCGTATCCAAAATTATGAATAATGATAGACTAATTTATGAAACTTCAAAGTTAAAGCATCAACTTTTATCCAAATAAACGCATGGACATAAGTTTAGAAAGTTTATTAACTAAATTTTATATAAGAGAAAGAGGATAAAATGATTTTTCAAGTACGGCAAGGAGTGTTTGAAACTAATTCAAGTTCAACACATACGCTAACTATCTGTTCAAAAGATGATTATGATAAGTGGAAACGCGGTGAGGTATTTTGGCTTGATAATGATTGGCACAAGTTAGATACAGATAAGAATTTTGTCACTCCAGAAGAGCTAAAAGAGCTTGCGAAAAAGTACAATGGAGAGAAGCAGAAGCGCATTGACGCAGGAGATAAATTCGCTAAGGTGCTTGATATTGACAAGGTTCTCAATGAGCGTCCAGATTATGATAGTTGGGAAGATAGCTATTGGGATACTGAACGTAGTGCGCTTGAAGCATATACAACAGATGATTTCTATGTGCGCAATGGCAACCTTGAAACATATAGTAAAACTTTTACTTCTCCTTCTGGCGACGAAATGGTAGCATTTGGAGCGTTTGGATATGATGGCTAAAGATTGGAATATGACGGCTACATGTTTCGACCCTCGCCCTTCCAATTGTGTTTCTTACCATAACGGCAACTATACAGTTACGTTATCTCTTGCAGACGGGACTATGATTCGATACAGTCAAGACGATAAATTAGTCCCGTCTTTTCCTGACTCTATGGACATTAAAATTACCAACTGCTGTTCGCTGAATTGCCGTTATTGTCACGAGAAATCGACAAAGGACGGATTGCATGGAGACATCTTATCAGACAGTTTTATTGACAAACTACATCCCTATACATCTTTAGCAGTGGGTGGGGGCAACGTCCTAGAGCATCCCGACTTTGTACCTTTCTTAAAGAAGTGTAAGGAACTAAAGCTAGTCCCGTCTGTAACTGTAAACCAGATTCATTTCATGCAACAACATAAGTTTCTCAAGCAATTGACAGATGAAAAGCTAATCTATGGTCTAGGTATTTCTTTCCATCATCCTGATAAAAACTTCCTACCCATGCTTCGTAGTTTTCCTAATGCGGTCATTCACACTATCGCAGGTATCACCAAGGAAAGAGATTATGAGTTCCTTGCCGACAATGGCTTAAAGATTCTTATTCTTGGATATAAGAAATTTGGTCGTGGAATTCAAGCCTACCAAGAGTCTAACCAGCATATTGATTACAGTATCATGAATCTTAAACACCTTTTGCCGTATATGGTCAAAGAAAAATGGTTTGACAGCATTTCATTTGACAATCTTGCGCTAGAACAACTTGACGTAAAGAACCTTGTGCCGCAAGATAGGTGGGATATGTTCTATATGGGCGATGAAGGTAGCTCCACAATGTATGTTGATATGGTCAATCGTGAGTTTGCGGCGAATTCTACGTCTGAAACTCGTTATCCTCTTTTGGACAATGTAGAAGATATGTTGAATGTAATTCACCAAGAGAAGAAGGGAAAAGATATTGACTAAATATATTACAAAGCGAAATGGAAATAAAGTAGAGTTCGATATTTCTAAGATTGAAAATGCGGTATTTCGTGCGGCATGTGATGTTTCTGGTACTCTTGGATGGACATCAACGTTTTGTCATGAGGTTGCGAAAGATATTGCGCATGATTTTGAAAAAGCTGAGTATTATCATGACGGCATGACGGTAGAAGAGATTCAGGATGCTGTTGAAGAACTACTCATGGGCGATTTTCCGCATGTTGCAAAGTCATATATGATTTATCGTTACGAGCATCAGATTGCACGCCAGAAACATAATGATGCTGAAATTCTTGATATGATTAAGAATGACCCAGAAAGTTACTGGGCAACAGAGAATAGCAATAAAAACGCTAAGCTCGTTACTGTGCAACGAGACTATCTTGCTGGCATTACAAGCACAGATATTGCTCGTAATTATATTTTCCCTAAGAAAGTAATTGAAGCTCACGACGCTGGTATTTGCCATCAACACGATATGGATTATATGGCACAATCAACTCTTCATAACTGTGACCTTATCAATCTAGAAGACATGCTGCAAAATGGCACAGTCATTAACAATGTGCGCATCAACAAACCGCATCGTCTTTTAACAGCTATGACAGTAACAACGCAAATTATGGCTAGCGTTGCGGCCAATTCTTATGGTGGAGAATCTATTACATTAACTCATTTAGCACCTTTCGTTCGTGATAGCTACAATATCTTTAAAAACAAATATAAAGATGAAGATATTTCAGATGAATTAAAAGAAAAGTTTGCTATGGCAGATTTAAAGAAAGAAATCGCTGATTCAGTTCAGACTTTTAATTATCAAATTTCAACGTTATTTACATTAAATGGTCAGGCACCATTTTGCTCTCTTTTCATGTATATCGGCGAGACAGAAGAATATAAGAAAGAACTAATTCTTCTTATTGAAGAGTTCTTAAAGCAACGAGAAAAAGGTATGCCGAATCGTCAAGGTGTATATGTTACACAGGCTTTTCCAAAGCTATTATATGTTCTTGAAGAAGATAATTATAAACCCGGAACTAAATATTGGGATGTAACTAAAAAGGCAGTTGAATGTTCTGCTAAGCGCCTAACTCCTGATTATATTAGTGAAAAGGTAATGAAGCAAATCAAGGTAGATGCAAATGGCGAAGGTCATTGTTTTCCTTGCATGGGTAAGCGTAAACTATAGCCCATGTAAAATCTTTTGAACTCGGATAGGACTTGAAACTAAGTTGAGTCCGAACTAATTAAATGCGTATCGACTATGGCGAGAGCCAGTAGAGACAATAAATATCTCGAAGTAAGAAGACTATCCAATAGGATAGATGATATAGTCAGTGCGGCAGGTGACTGCCGATAACATGTGTAGAAGTTTCCTGTCTCCATATTTAGATGAAGATGGTAAACCAAAATATTACGGTCGATTTAATTGCGGCGTTTCCAGCCTTAATCTTCCAGATACAGCGTTTGCGGCGCAAGAAGAGCTTAAATATGATACAGATAAATCACAAGAGCATCTTCTTGAAATCTTTTTCAGGCTATTGGATGAACGAGCTGAAATCTGCCATGCTGGTTTAAAAGTTCGTGTTGATAGACTTTCAAAGACTAAAGCTGGCGTAGCTCCAATCTTATGGGTTGATGGTGCTTTAGCTAGACTAGACCCAGATGACACTTTAGACAAGCTAGTCCACAATGGATACGCTACAGTCTCGCTTGGATATAATGGCGGTAACGAAGCAGTTAAGATTCTTATTGGAGAAGATAATTTCACCAAGAATGGACAAGAACTTATGCTACGAATTCTCAAGTTCTTGACCAATAAGTGCGAAGAATGGAAGCAAGCAGAGAACGTTGGGTATTCACTTTATGGGTCCCCAGCAGAATCATTATGTTACAGGTTTGCGACTAAGACTAAAGAACGTTATCCAGACCAGCTTAAGAAACTGTTTGGAAATAAAAAGTATTTTGAGAATTCTTATCACATCCCGAGTTCTCAGCCAATCGACCCATTCTCCAAGATTGAACTTGAGGGCGAATTTCAGAAGTATTCTGTAGGGGGTTGCCTCAGTTACGTAGAAAGCTCTGACGTATCTCAAAATATCTCCGTTTTGTATCCAATCCTAGAATGTATTTATAACAATATTATGTATTGTGAGATTAACACAAAGACCTCTTATTGCCATGTTTGCGGTGAATCACAGACCATTGATGTACATAAAGACAAAGATGGGAATACGTGGTGGGAATGTTCTAACTGCGGTAATACAGATACAGACAAGATGGACGTTGCCGCACGTACTTGCGGATACGTTGGAGTTAACTTCTGGAACGATGGCAAGACTCAAGAAATTGCTTCTCGTTATAAGCATATTGATGACCATGAGATTGGTGAAGAATGAGATATTTTCAAATAAGGTCAATGGACATTAGCAACGGCATAGGCATTGGCGCTAGTGTCTTTTTATCTGGCTGTCATTTCCATTGTAAAAATTGTCATAACCAAGAGTTATGGGATTTTAATAGTGGCAATGAATATACCAATGATGCTAAGAATAAAATCTTAAAGACTATCCAACCAAAATGGGTAGAAAGATTTTCAATTCTAGGTGGAGAACCATTAGAAACAATTAATTTAAAAGAGCTATTAACTCTTATTGAAAATATCAAGGTATTACGTCCTGATATTACAATTTGGATTTATACTGGATACACCTATGAACAGCTCCAAGAGAGAATCAAAAAGAATAAAGACGATTATTATCTAGAACCCATTTTGCGACTCGCTGATGTTCTAGTAGATGGCCCATTTATCCAAGAGAAGAAAGACTTAACGCTTGCTTTTAAAGGCAGCTCTAATCAACGAGTAATTGACCTTCAAAAGACACATGCGGCAAATGATATTGTGCTTTTGGATATTTAAGTATGAGGGATAGATTTTATTCTATCCCTCATTTTTTTTATTGACTTTTGTAAAGTATTATGGTATAATATAATTACAAACAAGGAAGAAAGGAAAATATATGGCCGAAGCAGTAATTGATAATTACGCTCTAAATCAACAAATGTATGCCAAGATTACGCCACCTTCACAGGACGAAGTAAATGCAATGTTCGTCAATGTAGGGGTATGGCTTTCAACGCATCATAAAAAGCATTATTACATGCTACTTAATAATGAGCTTCATTATTACACTATCTTCAATCTTAAAAACCCAAATTATGATAAGATGATTCAAGAACTCAAAGAATGCCTTGCGTTCCGTGGCCGCATTCTCGACATTGAATATCAGCACGCCGAAGATACTTATCAGATTTGGATTAAAGAATATAAAACCGATAATGTTTATATGTTTATGCTATTTGAAGCAGAAGATTTTGTAATTGAGGTGGAATAATGAATAAGCTAATCGTGGCGGCTTTCCCCGCATCAGCTATTAAGTTTATGGTACAGGGTGACACAGAGCAGGTTGATTCACAGAAGATGTGTTGGTTCCCTGAATTTGAAGAAAATCTTACACCATATCTAGAGAAAGAATATGCTATCCAAGAAATTTATGTTCTTGGACCTAAGAGTTATATTCCAGAAGTAGTAAGTAAAATCAAGGGTCTTACGACTCTACCAGTTATCGAGGAAGGTATTTAATTATGCGCCATTACGTTATCAAGAACACTGCCGAGTATCGTGTTGAGACGATTGAAGATGTAGTAGCTTTTCGTGAAGAACTACAGAAGCAGGCCGCACAGGATGGTTATTCTCTATCTGCATTTAGCTATTCCGAAAAGCTAGTTAAGGAAAAGGGAATTGTGGTAGATTCGTTCTATCAAGTTAAAGCTGTATTTACTGTAAATGATATTAAGGAGCCTACAATCCCTATCTTTGATGTAGAGCTATCTTATGCGGCAGAGTCTATGCGTTCCACTAGTGACGATGATAGTGAGGATGATATTTTTGAGTAATTCAGAAACTATTAAGATTCGTTATATTAATTCTCCTAAGCTAGAGCAGAATGAAAAAGGTGGTTGCATTGATTTATATAATGCAAATGAAATTACTTTAAAGAAAGGAGACTGGGGTTTTATTCATCTAGGCATTTCTATGAAACTACCAGATGGATATGACGCTATTCTTCTGCCTAGGTCTTCAACCTTTAAGCGTTATGGTATTCTCTTAACGAACGGAGCTGGATATATCGACAATAGTTTTAATGGGTCTGATGATGAATGGCTCGCTTGCGTATTAGCGACGCGAGATATTACAATTCCAAAAGGCGTTAGGTGCTTTCAATTCCGTTTACTTAAACAGCAGGCTGATATAACCTTTGAAGAAACAGATAGTTTGAATTTAAACAACAGAGGGTCGTATGGCAGCTCAGGGGTCTAATAAACGTTATAAATATAACGACGGAGACGTAATAAACGGTTTCAAGTTAATACATCGTGGCCCAATGTCTAAAACTAAAAAGTCATGTATTAGCACTTTTGAATGTCCATTCTGCCACAGAGAATTTCAAGCAGATTTGTATAATATTAGCGGCACAAAGTATCACTATAAATCTTGTGGATGCAAGAAAATAAATCCAGAAACCGGTTTGTCGGCCAACATAAAAGATTTAACCGGCAAACGTTTTGGTATGTTAACAGTTGATAAAATATCCGATAAACGAGTTCCGCATCCAAGTGGAGGCTATTACATTTACTGGGATTGTACATGCGATTGCGGCAATAAAAAGACGGTTGCTGGAAATAAACTTGTATCAGGACGCGTCTTCACCTGTGGGAAACACAATTTATCAAAAGGCGAAATTAAAATAAAAAACATATTAGATAATTTAAATATAGAATATATTCATCAATATACAATAGACAATTGCAGAAATCCAAAAACAAATCATTTACTATTTTTTGATTTTTATTTACCGCTATACGAAACTATCATTGAATTTGATGGAGAGCAACATTTTCATATTCCAAAAAATAAAAAATCAACATTTTTTACTCAAGAGGAAATTGATAATATTCAATATAGAGATATGATTAAAACAAAATATTGCGAGCAAAATGACTATGATTTAATTAGAATACCTTATATGAATTATGATATTTTAGATGAAAATTATTTTACAAATAAACTTATTATCCATAAGGAAAGAGGAACATGGACAAGATAATTGAATCTACTATTAAAAAGCTAGAGACAGTTGCCATTGACCCATACCCTACGCTTAATCCCACTCTTGGTATTATCCATCGAGCGGATAATGCAGCCGCAGGCTCGTATCTTAGCTCCATTAGGCGTAATGCTGCGAAATATAGTTCGACTATAATCTCAGCTCAATGCGATACAATTCAAGATGCAAGTCTACAAATTCGCAGATGGTCACAAAACCCTAATATCAACGGAATCATTCTTATCTCAGATTATGGCGAAGCGACTCAATCATTATATAATATGATTCCAATGCGACTTGATATTGATGGTCTTTCTAATAAATCTGCGGCACATCTATATGGCAGTAAAGACCCTATCGCATATCGTAAAGCTCCATGCACTGCCGTTGCATGTCTAAAGATTATCCAAACGCTATATAACAATAATCTCGCAGGTCTTAATGTCGCCGTTGTTGGTAGGTCTATGCGAGTTGGGCGACCTCTCGCAGAGCTATTATTGCAGCAAGACTGTACTGTAACACTTTGTCACAGTAAAAGTAAATTTATTTCAACAGAAGGAATGAATAATTTTAGCGATAAAGATGTATTTGTTTCTGCTATTGGACAACCAAAGCATTTTAATACCTATAATCTTGATGCTTTCCGTTTAAATATCATTGATGTTGGCATAAATTATGATGAACATGGTCATATTTGCGGCGATGTCGATTATGATAGTGTTAAAGATTTAGCTGATTATATCACACCAGTTCCCAATGGCGTAGGTGCTGTTACGAATACTGTGCTGTTTGCCAAGCTGTATGCAAACAAACTTGATTTTACAGGAATTGATGCTTAATGCGTCTCTTGGCACTCGACCAAGCTAGTCGAGTAACGGGCGTGGCGATTTTTGATGATGATAAATTAGTCAAATACGGCACTTTTGAAATTAAGTCAAACCAAGAGCTAGGTAAAAGATTAACACAGTTTCTTGAGAATCTAGATAAGCTATATGCGGCATATCATTTTGATGCTGTTGCCTATGAAGATATTCAATTACAAATGGGCAATGTTGAAACGTATCGCCGTCTCGCATATATTCAGGCCATGATTCTCTTTTGGTGTGAGAAGCATGAAAAGAATCTATATTGTCTTTCTCCATCACACTGGCGTAAGATTTTAAAAGATAAATATGGTATGTCATGGGGTAGAAAAAGAGCAGAACAAAAACAAACTGCAATTGATTTTATCCAAGAGCACTACAAAAAAGAAGTAGATAGCGATACTGCGGACGCTATTTGTATCGGGTGTGCGGCCAATATTGAAATCAATAAAAATGAATCGGCTTTTTAAAGCCATAAAAAAAGAGGGGTATTCTCAATTAAGAGAATACCCCTTATTTTATTTAATTAAAAAGGATTAGCATCAGAAATGCAGACCTGTAGACGGTCAAGAGCTTCACCGTACATGCCAGCGAAATCATCGCCACCATATGTAGAGCCATCATCGCATACAGAGTTTAGCCAACCTTCACGGTCAACTGTCTGTGAACGATAGTATACTTGCTTATATTCTTCACCCTTTGGAGTGATATAATACATGCGGACACCATCAATCGCATGGCCACCAATACCAGCGCAGCCGTTAACGAGGTCATTTTTGTTGCCCTGAGATACGTAGTCTAACCAGCCGTCCTGCTGGGTATGAACCTGATACTTTAGAGTACCACGGTCAGCCCAAGCGCACAGATAATCGTGCTTGCCGCAAGGCACACCAGCAAAGCCATTGGAATCAGAATTGTTAAAGTTGGTTACTGTATCATTCCATCCGCCATTGAGATTGCGTAGAGCATAGTGAACATTAACAATAGCCTTGCCGGGAGCTGGCTTATTGGTAGGAGCAGGTGCAGGAGTAGGCTTGTTTGTAGAAGGAGTAGGAGCAGCTTGTGAACCATTCTTCATTGCATCATACCAAGACTGCGCTCGACTCATGTATTCAGCGTTTTGACTACCTGCTAGTTCGCCAGGACATGCCGTAGACGACCAATAGCGATGAGGGAAGACATTAACTAGCCACTGAGGACGACCAAGATTGTAATAGAGACATAGAGCAGCGACTAGATGCGAGCCAGACTCTAGAGCAGCAGGGAAGACGGTCCAAGGATTGCTGTTGTTGTTGGCGTGCTCTATAGAGATAGTATGCGTATTAGCATACCAATTGCCGCAAGCCCAAGCAGTATCCCAATCATTGACCATCTGACCGATTTTACCATCAGCCTGAACCGCATAGTGGGCCGAAGTCTGTGAATGGCTCCATAGATTATAGCACTGGTCGATAGAAAGATTACCAGCCATATGATGAATGGTAATACCAGTAATATTAGCACCTTCACGACCTGCGGTATAGTCGCAAGGCAGAATCTTGGTTACATCAGCTTGAATGTTTTTCCAATCCATAATTTTCCTTTCTGTTGGAAATAAAAAAGGGAGCCGTTAGGCTCCCTTGTGTAACATTATTTAGATTCTTTATCGGAACCGTTGAGAAGATTTTTATAGGCTTCAAAAAGACCTGTACTTGCCAAACCACTACTTAATCCTGCAACTACAACATCAACAGTAATTGGAACACCTGTTGTGACGGCAGTAAAGATTGTGGCGGCAACGCCAAGCACACCTACGATAAGAGGAATAAAACGGTTAATAGAATCATTTGGAATCAAGTTCTTAATAATGTAGCCGACCAAAAGACATAGAATAACTACACTAGGAACGAGATAGGTAGAGATAGTTGATAAATCAAACATTGTTAAATCTCCTATTCAGATTTATAATTCTTGAATTCCTCAAGAATTTCATCAGCTTGAGCCTGAGATAGCTTAGGATAACTGTTTAGAATATCATCAAGAGTTTCGCCACGGTCTAGACGAATCTTAACGGCTTTCTTAACGATTTTAAAAGCGAGTGCGGAAACACCTTTAGTGGGACGTGCCATTATTCATCACTTCCTGATACAATCTCAGAAACAAGTTCATTAAGGTCATCAATGTCAGATTCCATCTGGATAAAACGATTAACGACAAACTTCTTAACAGTGCCGATAATGGTAATTAGCAATGCACAAGCAATTACACCTAGAATAAAGTCCATAATTACTCACTTTCTTTTGGAGTATAGAATTCACGAAGTTCGGCAGTCTGCTTCGCAGACAGCTTAGGATAGCTGGCGAGAATGTCTTCCAGTTCTTCACCACGCTCAAGACGGATTTGTACTGCACTTTTAACGATTTTAAAAGCCATTTTAGATACTGCCATTATTCATCACTTCCTGCAACGATTTCAGATAACATGATAGTTAAGTCACCGATAGATGTAGTGTTGGATTCAAGCTGGTCAGGACCATTTTCCATAAAGGCAGCCTGCTTTGCCTGCTTTTCTTCCATTTCCTTACGTTCTTTAAGTTCGGCTTCTGTATATAGAACGTAACGCTGAATATCCTCATATTCATCATATGCGTCTTTATGTTCTACATGCTCTTGGTCAATTACAGACTTGATTTCCGCGCCATGATAGACATTACCTTCGCCTTGGTCTACGTATTCAAATACACCAGCTTGGTCATCAATGACTTTGACATGTGCATCCGTATTACCATCAACAAACATCTGTGAACCATCTTCAAAAGCAAAACGGATTACTTCGTAATGCTTTTTCTCAGGAATTTCAGCTTGTTCCTCATGGTGTGCAACAAATTTCTTATCAGACTTTAGATAGCCCTTTGTGGTATCAACGTCAGATTCTTTAATCTCAACGTCTTCCTCGTTTAGAATTTTCATTTATACTCCTTTTATTTCCTAGGATTTTTATCCCTTATTGATATATACAGCCTTAATCGTAGCCCCTTCTGGAATATTAACATAACAAATAGGTTGTAAAGCAACTTTAATATGAGTTGCGGCACTCCAATCAGAAGCAATTGAATTATCATAGTTATATATTCTAGCACGAATATAACAATTATTATTGTTCTTCAAACCCATAATAAAGGAATTGAGTGAAGGGTCAGATGAACTTACAGATATAACATCACCAGATGCAATCTGGAATTCAGACCAAGACGACCCACCATCTGTTGAATATCGCCATTCAACTTTTTCAGAAGGATATAGCGTGTCTGTTTTGTCACATGTAAAATTAAAACTTCCAGCAGAAAGAAAAATGACGCCAACAGGATTAACAACCGTCGGAGCTATAGGTGCTGTATAAATTGTATTTGTGCTTTGATGCGTGGATGAACCAGCAGAGTTATATGAATTGACTCTAAACTCATATTTATGGTTCGCTGAAACAGAATATGTTGTGCTAGTCGCTTTAGTATTTAAAATATTTTTCCAGTCTTCATCATCAACTCTTACGTCAACATGATTCCCTGTAGGAGTGCTTGTACCAGAACCATTATTCGTCCAAGAGATAGTGACAGTTGAACCAGATAATACCGCCTTTTGATTAGTTACTACAGGAGGGACTGCAACAGACGGAGGTGTTGCAGGAACGCTAACAGTTGTACTTGCAGAGCTATTGTCGAAATTGCTCCAACTTGGCCCACCGGCACTTACTGAATATGTACGCACACTTGTACTGTTTCCTACGTTATACGAGTGGGTCCAAGAAAAACTAGCACCATAAGGAATAGTACGATACATATATTGTCGCGTACCGTTACATTCAGTCCAAAAGGTTTCAGTCACATTACTATAAGTGTAGCCATTATTTGTAAATGTACCTGTTACATTTACAGTATTCTGATTTGCGCTAGCAGAAACAGAATATCTACTTCCCATTCAGTTCCTCCTTCCATTTTTTAAATCGTATTTTACTAATATACATAAAAAATGGGCAGAACTATTTACATAATTCTGCCCAAAAACTTTAAGCTACTTATACATATCAATTAATGTCTTGACATGTGCCACACCATCAATTATCTTCTTGTTTTGCCAATCAAACAGATTCTGCACTATATCAGTTTGTTCTCCAAGAGATTCATAAGCCTTGAGTAAATGTGAATGTAATATCTGTATGTGAGAATACTCTTGCTATTTGATTTGCGGGTGTGTACGCGCTATTCTGCATAGGCATATATGGCGCATATGGATTGAAATAAGGATATTCGTTCATGGTGTTCTCCTTAGTGATATGTAGTAATACATATATATATAAAAGAAGATATGGTAAGATTTAATCTATAGTGTGGTATGGAATCTGATTTAACTTCATTACCATATCTTCATAGTGTCTTTAAGATTTTTCTCTCTACTATACCTAAAAATTAAAGGGTAAAAATTATAATACTTTGCCCAAATATTTTAAATTTTAATCCAAATTTTGCATGTATCGCTAGTAGGTTGTGTGCTAGATATGATTATAATATCGTTCGCTGCTTTGGCATTGAGCTTTGTATTTATTTCACTTTCAGTGTAATAGCGGTCATCGTGAGTATGACCAGTATTAGACTTACCGTCAAGTGCAGATTTAACAACCTTACTTTGAACTGGATTGGTAGAATTAGCAACAAATGATGCATCTACAACGGTCTTGTTTGCGCCAGTAGCAACACTATTAAGTTTAGACTTATCTGCGGCAGACATAAGACCATCTGCACTGGCAGTAGCATTATTATATATAGTATTTGAATCTGTAACGTTAACAGAACTACCGTCACTACCTTTGAGAGTAATTGTGCTGCCACTCTTGGTTAAAGTGTAAGTAGTATTTGTATTGATATTATCTTTAATCTGAATCAGAGAGGACGAAGAAATACCCATCCACAAAGTGCCGGTATCAGTTGCAACATATAATGCACCATCCAATACTTTGTTTTCGACAGTGAGTGCTTTGATATTAGGTTCTTTATCTCTGATAAATTTTACTCTTGCTATCTTGCTCACATCCTTTCTGATATATTATTTGATAGAAGACCAAATTAAATCATCTGGCGTAGCAAAGCCAGAAGCAATTTTAATATCACAACTGTATTTGATATTATTTTCATGATACTCGTGGTATTTAAAGAAAATAAATGACGTTGGGGTCTATTTTAGTAGACCCCAACGCATCATACTCTGATTGCACGCCTGTGTAAAATCTAATATCAGCAGACATACAATCTCCTTAATCTAATTTAAATTAGAGTGTTTGCCATTCAATTAGGCCGTTAGCATATTCTTTAGCAGAATCAAGAGCGTTATTTGCTTTAGTAGTAGCGTCTGCGGCAGCAGCGTCAACAGCTTCGGTCTTCTTTGTGTCGGCATAAGTCTTAGCTTTAGAAAGAGCGCCAGCAGCAGCACCAGAAGCATCAAAGGCACCGCTGTTTTGATAGGCAGCAGAACCTAGACCCTTAACAGCAACGTCTGTACCTTTGACAGAGATTGTGCCGTTAGCGGTACCAGAAATAACGTCAGCGGCCTGAACAGCAGTATCAGCCTTAGCGCCCTGAGCAGCGGTAGCATAATTCTTAGCTAGACCATCGGAATAAGCCTTGGCATCTTTAAGAGCCTTGTCAGCCTTTTTACCAGCTTCGGTGATAGCAGCATCCTTAGCGGCATCAGCCTTTGTGGTGGCATCGGTCGCGGCAGCAGCAATAGCAGCATCCTTGGCGGCATCGGCTTTCTTCTGAGCATCTGTAGCAGCTTCGCTCTTAGCAGTAGCAATAGCACCAGTTACTTCGTCCTTAGTAAAGTAATTGCTGAGGTCTGCGTCAGAAGTACCAATACGCTCAAAAGCACCATTGATAAGCATGTATTCAGTATAAACAGACTTGTTGGAGCCTGCGGCATCGGTGCTACCAGCATCGGGAACCATATAGATAGTATCTTCGTTGGCTTCTGAAACCTCGGGAAGAACGCTAACGATTTCACGCTTGAGGTGGTGCGCATTAGCTACGGCAGCAGCAATAGCGGTATTGGCTTCATCCTTTGTATAGGCATCGGCGATACCGTAACCAGCAAGAGTAGTAGCTTTGTTAGCTTTCTTGTCGATGTTGGCCTGTAGCTCGGTTTTAGCAGCGGTAACCTGACGGGTTGTTTCAGCAGCAGCTGCTTCAATAGCTTCTGTCTTCTTAGTGGCAGAATCAGCTTTGGCATCTTCTAGAGCTTTGTCGGCTTTAGAAGTAGCGTCTGTGGCAGCGGCGTCAATAGCAGCCTGCTTAGCATCAGCAGCAGCTTTCTTAATAGAGCCTTCGCCTTTACCTTGAATAACTGTTAATTTTTCATCTGCGGCAGAAATATTATTTTCAGCAGTAGTAACGCGCTGGGTAAGAGCAGAAAGGTCTGCAGAAACGGTTGTTGGCTTAACAACTGTGATATACTTAGTACCATCCCAATAGGCAACATTATCTCCTTTGTCACCTACAATATATAGAGTATTAATTTTACCTTGTTCTGGAAGTGCACTTACTTTCTCATAAATGCCACCAGAGTATGGGGTATTACCTTTGTAAATGCGCTGCTCTTCTTCTACAAAATAAAGAGTATTAGCATCTTTATTTTCAAGACCTTGATAGCCAGCAAGAGTAGCAGCTACAAATTTAACTTGACTCATTCATATCTCCTTTAAATAGTTGTCCATTCTGTATTATTAGCAACACACATATACGTATGAAGGGCCGCATTCCATTTATAAATTGCTTTATCGGCAATATATAACATAGTTTCTTTTCCTTCTTTTGGAAAATCTTTAACAGAAGTACCAAAAGTTATGGTTTGTAAATTAGAAGGAGTAAGCTGTTTCCACCCGTCTTTATAACGCCACATTACGCCAGTTTCTTCTACATAATAGTAGCCTTCAACTGGCGCTAATTTATCAATTCTATCTTGGTCTGTGGGAAATTCTTGGATACAATTGTATTTAATTCGTAGACCGTTATAATCTAAATAGAGGTGACGTGTATCGGAAACAAAAACTAAATTTCCATCGCTAACTGGTAATTTATTTAATTTTGCGGCCACAGTTGTATATACACGAACTACAGCCATTTTAACTCCTAAAACTCTACAATTGTTAAAGCGTTATCCGTGTAAGTTTTAGAAGTTTCAATGGCTTCTTTCTTTGCTGCTGCAATTGCTTCTGCACTAGCAGTTCCACCGGAACCTACGCTTGTATCAATATACTGCTTAATAGTAGTACCTTCGGCAATGTCACCGACTTTTTCAGAAAGAATAGTCTTTACTTGAGCAGCATCGACTTTAGTATTTAAATTCTCTTGGATGGGAGAAATTTGACTATCGGTATATGCTTTAGCTTGTTCAAGTGTCGTGGCATCTTGAGTGTCAGTATATGCTTTTGCATCTTCAAGAGCCTTTGCAGCGGCGCCTGCTTTTTCATAATTGGCAGCAAGACCGTCGGCATATTCTTTTGCGCTTATCAGAGTGACAGTATCTTTTTCAACAGCAGCGGCAATGGCGGCAGCTTGAGCCGCATCTGCTTTCTTCTGTGCTTCTGCAATAGCGGCAGCTTGAGCGGCATCAGCCTTGGTTGTCGCATCAGCGGCAGCAGCGTCAATAGCATCTTGCTTGGCAGTTGTAACTTCATCTTTAGTCGCGTAACCAGAAAGGTCTACCTTGCTATCACCGATTTTTTCAAATTTCTTAACTTCGCCAGCTACAACGAGAATATATTCATCATAATGGTCATCAACTGGAACCATATAGATAGTATTAGCATCAGCTTCATCGACAACAGGGAGAGCATCGACAATAGCACGCTTTAAATGGTCTGCTTTCGCAATAGCAGAAGCGATTGCAGTATCAGTTGCTTCTTTTGTATAAGCATCAGCAATGCCGTATCCAGCCAAAGTAGTTGCTTTATCAGCCTTGCCAGCGACAGTAGTATCTGTATATGCCTTTGCATCTGCAAGAGCTTTCTTTACAGAGCCTTCACCTTCACCAGTTAAGCTATCTAATTTAGCTTGAATGGCTTCAATGATTGCTTTAAGATTCTCAACTTGTTCAAAAATTACTTTGAAACCAGAACCGGTATAAATATATCCTTTGTTATCTGTAGTATTAATATAGATAACACCTTGTTCTTGGTCGGTTTCTGGAAGAGCTTCTACTACCTTAACATACTCTTTTACCTTGGTTGGGTCAATTTCACCATCAATTCCAATAGGAGAAAGATTAAAACCTGTACCCTCAGCTTTTGGTTGAAGCATATATGCTTTATACTTACCATCAACCAATGCGGTAATGACTTGACCGCCATAAGCAATAGCTGAATCTGCATAGGTCTGTGCGGCTGCTAGCGTCTCATGGACACTTGAAGCATCAAGTGGAAGAGCATTACCACGAGAATAGGCTTTTACAGCAACCAATAGTTTTGTGCTATCAATAGCCATAGTTTATAACTCCTTTCTAAATGGTTACTGTAAATGTCATTGGAGCTGCGGCGGGAGCAGCCATAGCGTAACTATAAACTTTATAGTTTACAGCTGTTGCTCCGTTGGCACCTTCGACAGACACGGTTTGCTTGGTAAAGCTAGAAGCCATACCAATATCATTTGTTTCTTCATATTTAACTTGGCTTACATCACGAAGAGTCGCAGGATAAGCAAAAATAATATACTGCTGTCCCTGAGCAACTTTAATAGTAAATTTGGTACCAGCAGTAGGATTAAGGGTCTTACCAGTAAGACCACGTACAATTGCAGAATTTAGTTCAGGTACAGAGCCTACGCCAGTGCCATAAAAAGCATTTCGCTTTCCAACGTAAGAAAGTGTATTTGATGTAATAGAGCCAGCAGTAATATGACCAGCTGGGGAATCGTCCCCAAGATTATCCTGCTTGATTGCACCCTCGGCATAAGAAGCAGTAGCTTTAAAGGAGGTAGTACCTTCTCCAATAGTAATTGAATGGTCAGATAGAACTAGTGGGCTAGTAGTACCCTCAAGTACGTCTACAGTACCATCAGAAATTTTAATTGCGGTAAGAGCGCCAGCATCTTGCTTCGTAAAGTTTGCTGTCATGGTTGCTGTAAGTGTGGTGCCGACTTCATAATTGCCCGGTTGAGCGCCTTTTGAAACCGCAAGAGAAATCTTAGGTGCAATATATGTAGCAGGTACACGTTTCATAATAATCTTTTTAATTAATGCATCTAAATCAGTACCAGCTTCAATAACATCACCAGTCTTGATACCTCCAACACTTCCACCAACACCTAGTTGAACAGTGTGAGCCTGTTTAGACTTAGCATTGCCAAGAGTATGCGGCACTTTAGAATCATCTACATAAATCATATTATCTTCTGTAGAAATAACGACACTATTTGTACCAATAGTCCCAGCGGTAATACTGTCATTTAGTTTTGTTTCAGAACCATGAAAAAAACTAATTTTTTTTGCATTTTCTGCATCAGCCATATGTTTGTAACCCCTCTCTATTGAGTATAAAAATTTTTATATATATAAAAATAAACCATATAGCTAAAATTCTCGAATCTTAACTTCTGCGCTGATAGTTATCTGGTCTAATTTATTTTCTACTGAAACGGCTTTATCATATGCACTTGTTGCAATTTGTTTGATTTCTTTTGTTTCCTTTGTCCATTCTTGAAATTCTTTACGTTGTTCATCCATTTGTTTTTCCATCTTGTCTCCAAGAGTAGCAAGATGGATTACAGCATTTTGAAAAGCGCTAAAATCATCAGAAACGACAAACGCAGAGCCGTCATTTGGGTCGGACAATACATGTACAAGAAAATTCGTGCTAGAAGCAATTGATACCGAATCAACTAATTCGACACAACAAAGCACGTCTCCTTCATGTAACATGGCTTGCGGCCATTTAATTTCCCATACGATAGGGTCTTCATGTGTTTTTGTAAAAACATTATATCCTTTTATATCTAGTTGAACATGCCGCCAACTCAAATAAACTTTTGTATCTGCGACACATTGCGCAGCAGCTTCTTGGTCGAAAATAATTCTAAAAGTACGACCGTTCGCATCTGCGCCGCCAGCCACAATAGGGTCCTGAATGTCTTGGTCAAGAGACTTTAAATTGACTGTAACTGCTTTTAATTCCTGACCCATTTATTCACCCCTTTCATTGCTCTTTTGGCTTACAATAAATTGTGGATTGGAAAGATTGATTCTCGGTAGTTCGCGTATCTCTTCCATTAAGCCATCAATGAATGAGTTGCCGCCTGCCGCTTTGTAATATAAATATCTGCGCTCCAGAGATTCTAGATTAAGGTCATCAATAGCCTTGATTTCATAGCAAAAATAGTGATGCTTGTCAATGATATAACTGCGAGAATTTTCCTGCAATCTTTCAAGAGTAAGTTTTTCATGCTCTTGTAGTGTTTTAATATCATTCGATTGATTGCTAATTTCTTGACTAAGTTTTTTAATATCTGCTTGCAACGAAGCAATACTTTCTATAATCTCAGAGTGCTTTGTATCTTTAAGTGTCTGATAGTTGAAATATTTTTTTAATTTATCATAAAAATATTCCAATAGCTCATTTAAAAACTTAAAAGCGACAGCTAAAGTCACAACTAGCATAACGATAGCCCCGAAAGAGTATTGCGACACCAGTTGCGACAAAGCATCCATTCTCGGCAATATCCCTTCTTCTCTACATAGTCTAATATAATATGAAAATAATTTATATTTGATTTTAGGAATTTGCCCATAAAAAAAACGAGGGAAACATAAAGTTTCCCTCGAATAAAAAAAACTAAGCTATGCGTTTCCACATATTACAAGTAATATATGCAGGACGTGTATCCCAATATATTTCTTTTTGATATACTACAGGCTTATTTACACTGCCAATTGTACTAGTAATGCTTGAATTGCAAAAATGTACATCTGGTGAGGTAGTTCGTTTTTCTTTGTATTTTGCAATAGTACCATTAAAACTGCTTGATGGAGAATCGGTACCTAAACTAAATAATGAAACATCAACGTCTGCATTCCATGTAGGAACTAATGCTCCATACCAAGAACCATATGCTATTGAAAAACCAATATTTCCAGAGAATCCACCAGTAGAGTTAATTTCTTCTGTTTCACTAGAAGATTGTAGAAATTTACCATCAATCTTTTCCCAAGAGCCACCAACTGAATCTACGGGAGATATATCGCTAAAAGTAATATATATAGAACCAATAGGATAAACTATATCTAGGAGATTAACAAAATTTGACATTATGCAACACCTCCTAGAATATAGCTAGGCTGTGCGGAAATAGATGTTAAAGGCTCTGTATTTAGGACGGTTGTCAAAAGGTGTGTGTGAATACATGTCATCTTTTCTATTAGCGACACGCATAACTTCGATGCCGTATCCAACACCTTTATCAAATAAGGTACTAATGGCCGCTTGGTTTCCAAATAATGCTTTCCAAGTACCTCCCGTAAGCCATACATTTGGCGGCAAATTAGTTGTTGCCAAAGCTCTTTGATTGTCTCCACCTGTAGAACCAGGCGTTCCGCAGCAGATAAACGTGTCACTATCGAGTTTTGTCCATGTTCCACCAATGAAATCTGCTGGTGAGACTTCATTATTTGAGATAAATACTGACCCAACTGGGTAGACAATATCCAAGAGGTTAACGTAGTTAGACATACGCCACCTCGCTTAGATTTAAGCTGTTCGTTTTCAGCGTAGCTATGCTGTTCTGTACCAGATGAAACAAGTTGTGTAGGGCGGCAAATTGTTGTGTGCTGCCCCCCCCAGTACTCTTTGCTTCATTATTCCAATCTGGATTACCATTATTCCATGCAGGAGAATTAGTCGCAAAAAGAGTACGATGGTATCCTGCATCTCCACCATTAATAACAGCAACAACAATACCATGTCCATGAGATGGCATTTCATCAATTGTTAACGTATGCTCTGCTTCACCGCCAGTTTCTTTTGCGGTATCTGCTCCATAAAGGAAAGTTTTAATTTTAGTCCATGTACCACCAATAAAATCAGCAGGTGATGTTGCATTCATGCTTTGATAAATTGAGCCTACTGGATATACAATGTCCAATAGATTTACAAAATTACTCATTTATATCCTTTCTAATTTAATAGAAAGAATATTATAAAATCTTCTTAGGCTGTTCTCTTATATACATTTATAGAATAGTGATATGGAATATGTTGCTGTTGGTCTGTTACAAGATTACCATTATCATCAATTCTCCAAGTACCTTTAGTCCACAAATTCCAACCAGAATCGCCGCCATCTGCTCCGCCATATGACAATAATTGCCATGCGTTGCCAGTAGCAGCATTAGTAAGCCAAAAACCAATATTGGCATATTGCTGTTTACCACTATGCCAAGCCCAAACCGGGTGTTGATGGTCTGGAATGGCGAGCTTAGAAATCATATCACTGCCAGAAAAACGCCCAGCTACGTTATAGGTATCACCACTTGCCGCAAGCAAGCAATTTTCAATTTGTTCCCAAGTTCCACCAATAGAATCCGCAGGAGAAGTGGCGTTGGTAGTAATATAGATACTTCCAACGGGATAGATTACATCCATAAGATTAACGAAGTTAGCCATTATAGACCAACTCTTTCAAAGAGCTTAGGCAGTACGTTTCCACACATTGATTGAATAATGGTATGGAATGTAGTCTTGCCCCCCCTGCGTTTGAAATAGGACTATATTCTCCTTCTAGCTGCCAAGACCATTTTCTGTCAAGACAGTTCCAGTTACCCTGATTACTTGGTAAACTAAGAGTTGTTGGAGCTTGAGAATAATGTACACTATGATTATGCATTGGCATTTGTTCAACAGTAATAGCTTTATTACCACCAAAATTTCCAACGGTAGAATAGTCAGAGCCACTTGCCGCAAGTACAGCGCCTTGAATTTGCGTCCATGTACCACCTACGTTATCTACAGGAGAGACATCAGATACACTAAAATACATACTTCCAACTGGATAAATAATATCAAGAAGATTTACAAAATTAGACATGGCAAATCACCATGCCTAGAACAGCCATTGAAGAAGAAGCTACATTACTGTAGCCCCCCCCCAATGACTGTGATTAGTCATTAAGTTTTTCATAATATCCTTTCGTTTAGATATTATGATTTTAGACTTTAAGCAGTTCGCACCCAAACTTTACAAGCATATGAATAAGGAATATAATCTTCTCCTCCTCCTTGCATTGAAGAGTCGCCAAATTCTCTAAGAATTCTTCCTGAATTATATCTTCCATAACATAATCTATCGCCAGTGTTACCATTTGCTTCCCACCCGCAACCAAGATTATTGACCAATGGATGATTATGCCTAGGCATTTGACTAATACTAATTGTTTTACTACCAGTATAACCAGAGGTATCCTCATATGCCGCAATACATGCACCATCTTTAATTTGAGTCCACGTACCACCAATAGATTCGGCAGGAGAAATAGTGCTGGTAGTTATATACATGCTATTTACAGGATAGATAATATCTAGAAGATTTACGAAATTGCTCATTATTTAACCTCCTTATTTGGGAGGTTATCTAAAATCATAATATCAAATTGATTTATAGATTCTAAGCTACCGTAGTAGCCCCCCCCCTAGAGAGGTTAATTCATTAAACTTATTCACATAAAACTCCTTTTCTTTCTTAGAATTATATTCTATATCTATATAAAAAAAGGGCAAAACCCCTAATAGGATTTTGCCCAAAACTATATTAGATTTTAACCCATAGTTTAATATGCTCTTCTGTAGGCGTGTCAGTACCAACATATACAGTGCCAACATCATCCGCAAGTTTAGAATTAGTAACAGCTTTATCTGCAATTTTAGCAGACGTAACTTTACCTTCACCAATAGTAGTAGTCATTGTAATAGGACTTACTGTATTAAAACTTGTAGTAGATGTTGTAATATCGCCGTTCAGCGCAACAGTATTATTAAATTTATTAGCTGATTGAGCGTTTGTGGCGCTAGTAGCGTTGCCTTCTACGTTGCCAGTCAAATTACCAACAAATTTTGTAGCATATACATAGCTCCATTTAGCATTAGAAGCACCAAGATTATAAGAATTATCAGCGCTTGGTGTAATTGTGCGGCCAATCAAATTACCAGTTAACGTACCACCAGATAGCTTTAAATAGCTCGTATCGTGATTATGATTAGCGGTTGCAGCGCCGATATTAGTGCAAGTAAGATTAACGTTGCCCTTGCGGTAACTTGTCTCAGCATCGCCCTTAACACCCATGACCTCGCCAGCAATTTGCCACGTGCCGTCACCACGAAGGAACTTATTGTGATTTCCAGCCGCAGGAGCAGGGACAAGACCAGAATTGCCAAAAGTAGACGCAGTAGCACCTTTCATTACATCTGGTTTAGTGTTATCTACATCAAACGAAACAGCAGAAGACCCATCAAAGGTAATAGCCTGAGTAGTTGCAGCAGTGCTTGTACCGCTAATAAGATTTACTGATAAACTATGGCCAACTTTACCAGCAGTAGTAGCATTAGTAGCATTATCGGCATTTGCCGCATGAGTGGCTTCAAGCGCTGTACCAGCTTTGTACTCTTGGTATCCTGCATCAGAATTTAGTTTACTATCATCAACGACAATATACATAACACCAGTATCATCTTGGATAACACTATCGCCAGTCTGTACTTGAGTGTTAGTTAATTGAAAACGTGCAGTTTTATTTGCAACATGAACTAATCGCTCTAATGCACCGTGTGGAATTGTATTTAAAGGTAACACTCCAGTGACACTTGCGGCATCAATTGATGGAATTGTAATAGAGATATTTCCAGAGCCATCAAAATTAGCACTGCCTGTGCCACCATTATTGCCGCCTTTAACGCTAATTGAGCGTGCGTTTTTTAATTTTGTAGCAGTATCAGCATTACCAGTAACGTTACCAGTAAGATTTCCAGTGAATCCGCCATTACCAGTAACCCTACCTGCGAAAGTCGTAGGAGAGGTAACTGATTGCGCGTTAGCAGTTGTCTTATCTAACTTATTATTTGCGTTATCATTAACAGCCTTTACTGCTTTTGGTGTCGCGGCAACAACTCCTGTAGCTGCACTATCTGTAGCATCTATAGCATCCGAAAGCCAGACTTCACCGCGCTTGTTGTTGGTAGCATCTGGCGCAACGTAAATCGGCCTATATGTTTTAAGCGTAGGGTCATACACTTTGGCAACAAAATTATTTTTCATTGTAGAATCATTTGGATTACCTTTAGCCATTCGCTACCTCCTTACTCATTAGCATCTTTATAGATAACGTCTACAATTGTCTCTGGCGGCATACTCTTCTCAAAAGTGAATTTTAGCTTTGAACCAAAATCACCATCAAACTCAAGAATACCTGTTTCATTCACTTTATATGAAAATTCACTCTCGTTCGTAGTGATTGTAATATCATAATCAGGAATTTGCGGGAACAGGAGAAGTTCTTCTTTACCTTCATTTAACGCACGATATTCAGAGTACGCAATAGGCTGACGCTTTGGAATCTGAATACCAATATGCACATAAGAATTACCCGCACCAGCATTAAATGTATGACTTGATTTTATGGAAAATGGACCTTTAATTTGTTCAAGTTTCATATCTATGCTCCAAACTGATAGGTACTAGACCAATAGGAAGGAATTGCATTGTCTGAAACTGTTACAGAATTCTGCAAGAAAGCAAGACCTTCTGGTGTTAAAGTTTTAAGGCTCTCGTAACTGGCCGCACTTTCATCCATTAGCTTTACATCGCGCATACCAGTATCCGCAATCTTACCAAGATAATACCACGTACTTAAATTATAATCGAATGCATAAAACTCTTTATCGCTCTTGGCATCATCTTGCGGTTGATAGGTAACAATTTTGCCTAAATTAGATTGGCCACCGGGCTGATTTTGCGCACCCGTAAGACCGAACGGGAATTCACGATTTAAATAAGTAATAATATCTGCATCAGTAAGTCCTGCGGCAGTTAATTGTGCTTTAGTAATATTAAAGCCAATTAGAATACCAGCTTGATCTTTAATAGTGCCAAGGTCTTTCCAGTATACGTCTACACCATAATCAGGAATAGAGGTATCATATTTCATTGCATCGTTATTTGAAATCCAACCATCTGTTGCAACTTTGACACGATGCGATGGGTCACTATAAAGAACAAATAGATGCCAGTCGGAAGGACGAACTACAAGACGCTCAATTGAATTAATCGGTTCACTAACTTTAACAGGATTTGGATTGCTATTATATTTTACCCAAATATTCTTATCAGCATTGATACCTTCGTCCATATAAATTGATTGAACTGTGGTAATCTTATAATTTTCGCCACCATCAGATGTCTTTAACGTAATTTCCTCGCCAGTATTGAATACAAGCGTAGTTTCACCAATATCGTTAACACGTGCGGCAGTTAAGAGTTTTAATTTTGCTGGGCTGATTTTATCGCCAGTAGTCGTGTTAATTGTAATCTGACCATTTGCTTGATTAATCGTAATATCTTTTACCCAAGTCAGTCTATTTTGAGCAGCAATACCACCATCATTAAAGGTACAAACAAAATCGCCAGTATTTTCATCTAGCGAAACAGAGCTAATCCATCGAATGTGTTTAAGTATTTTTTTACCGCTAGCAGGCACTTTTCCTCCGTCAGTTCCTGCAAAGGTTCCGATAACATCGCCGTTATCTTGAATCTCAAGACCCTTTACCCATGTAAGGTCTGTCTCATATGCTGGCGAATCATTATTGAAATCCATCTTGAAATGACCGCCTGCGGCACCATCGCCAGTAGATAGAGCAACTCCTGTTACCCATTTAATTTTCTTGGTAAATACAGTGTCATCATTATGAGTATAAGATACAGTTAAAGTACCTTTATCATCAACGGTAATATTTTTGATGATATTAAAATCACCAAGATAAATTAAGATTGGGTCTGGATTAACCTGTTTATCATAAATATATAATTCATATACTACAATTTGACGATGTTTAGCAATATCATCTTCCATATTGGGATAGCCAGATTGACCAACAGTAGCAAGACCAGTAGTAGGATTAACTGTGATATGCTCAGTAGCATATACTTTATTGCGTAATTCTTTTTTCATCTCAATAACTTTGAGATTACGAAGCGTATCACCTTTTAAGCCTTTTGGAATACCCATATCCCAGTATTCCCAGAATGGATGAGTCTTATCATCAATGCGGCTAATGGAAGTCATATCAGCATCTTTTTTAATATTACCTGCCGCATCATATTGAGAAACTGCGTGAGCCTTATAGTCAATAACTGTATAAGGAAACTTCATTCCTACATAGAACCAAGAATCCGCGTCTTCATCATCCTTGCGGATATTGACCCATGTATATTCAATGTCATCGTTGAAAGATTCCCCGTCTTTACCAGGAACTAGTGTACGATTTTGAACATTAAATTTAAAATCTTTTTTAAGCGTACCGCCAACATCTTGCCAATTACCGCTAGCATCTTGTTTCCAGTTGGTAACAACAGTGCCGTCAGCGTTTTGGCTGACTGGATACCTGCGATAAGTGTTCTCTTCAAGAGTCTTGGTTGAAATCTTTTCTACATTATCAATTGTGTCTACTTGGAAGAAAGGTGTTCCGCTTGACGGACCAACGATTTGTCCAATTGCAATACTGCCAGCTGTCTGCGCATTCTGGTAGTCTAAGCCACGTCTAAAAATTTTTCCGTTATCTGGATGGTTCTTATTCTTCGTGGAGATAAGGCAATACTCGCCGTACCAGACTTCGGTGAAATTACTACCTTGCGAGAACTTCTGCTTCATCTCGTCTACGGAACTAAAAGAAGCCTTGATTACAAAGCTAACTCCTTCATGTCCACCATAAAGTGAATTCATCGGTCTATTCACCTACCTCTTCTGTGTCTTTATTTGAGAATTCATAGTCTACTGTGAATGAATCATTAAAATCACGAGCGACTACACCAAGAGAAGAAATAGGAACTTCTGATAGCTCATAAAATCCACTTGGTCCAATTTTAATCTCTTCGCCGTTAATAGCCATCATCAAACCGGAATGGCCCCAAACGCCAATCCTGTCTAGATTCGCATTTGAATTCATGCTATTGACAAGATTGTTTACTTTATAAAGTTCACATACAGTTTTATCAATATCTAGTATGCGGCCATATTCAGTACCATTCTGTGTAGTATGTTGAATATTATAATCCTCAGATTGTCTTGTCATAGACAAAACAATAGATACAAAACCTTTTTCTATTGGTCTAAAAATCATTTCAAATAAGCCGTATCTCTCGCTAACATCAGTTTTCCATGATGCAGTAAGAGCTACGATATTACACTTATCTGTCTGTTCATATCCTGTGCTACCTGTACCAAGATAATATTTTTTATCTGTTTCTCGATAATACAATGCACCATTGATATTGCTTTGCCCATATTTAAGAGGAATCATGGCATTTATGCTGCCATCTTTTTTCTCGTATAGAGCAACACTATATACATTAGTCCCGTCTCCACCAGCATTAACATTAACGGTCTTGATATACTGATAAGAACCTTGATTAGTATCCTTATTTTTCATCAGTTTAATAGTGAATTCCATAGAATAATTCATGTCTTGCGGAATCTTCACTTTTAAATAATAATCTTGACCTTTTGAAAACTGCTCGTCGGGAATGATAGCAACATCTTTGAAACCTGTATTTTTTTCATCTAAGCCAGTAATATCAATGTTGGAGCTTACATATTCTTTCTTGAAAGACATACTTGTAATACAATTACTACTTGCACCAGCATATCTATACTGTCCGATATTTGTGGTCGCCATTTCCCCGTTACTGAAAACTTATAAAAAGTTGTAAACTTTTATGTTCCATTCCTATTTCATCGTGTATGCTTTCGCAATTATAAATAATTTGCTACTCACAAGTTCTAGTACACTCCATAGGCGTAAATTCCTGACTAACGTATCAGTACATATCTATACTAGCTTGAAATTGCTATGATATAGATTGTTTTAAAACATTTTCACCATATCTTTTAAGATTTAAAGCCGCTTGATAATCTCTATCAATTACGTTGCCACACTCACATTTGTAGATACGGTCTGATAACTTTAAATCTTTTTTAATATTTCCGCAACGACTACACAATTTAGAACTTGGAAAAAATCTATCTGCAATAATAACTGGGATATTATTACATTTTGCTTTATACTCAATCTGTTTTCTAAATTCATAAAATCCTTGTTGTTGTATCGCTTTGGATAAATTCCTATTTTTCATCATTCCTTTTACATTTAAATCTTCAATACATATAAAACTTGGTTCTCGTTTTATAATTTCAGAAGTTGTTTGGTGCAAATAATTATGACGAATATTAGTCAGTTTATGGTTTAATTTTAAAAGTTCTTTCTCACTTTTTATAATATTATTTGTTTTACAGTAACGATTCACCTCCTTGTTTTTCTCGTATTTTCTTGATATAGAGTGCTGTAATCTGCGTTTTCTTTTTTCTAGGTTTTTAACTCTTTGTGTTTTGTTGATGTTTTGATACTTATTGCCATCAGAACATATTGCCAAATCTTTAATGCCTAAATCAATTCCAACGCCATCGTTTAAAGAATTCTTAATAGCACACTTGTATTCAATACCAACTGTAATCCACCAGTTTACACCATCATACTTAATCCGTGGATTCACATAGTTACAGTTTGTAGGAATGCGCCCATGCTCTGCTAATCGAATCCAATTTATTTTCTGCTTATTTTTCTTTTTAGAGCCAGAAAAGCCTTCTACTTTTACATGCGTATCAGTAAATTTAATTTTTACGCTATCTTGATAAAATGATGGGGTCGAATGTTTTCTACTTTTAAATTTAGGAAACTTTGAGTATCCTTTAAAGAATCTCTTATATGCATTACAAGCATCTTTTATTGCCTGCTTTGGCACATTGTTTGAAATATCGTTTAACCATGCATATTCATCTGTTTTCTTTAGTTTAGTTATTTCTTTTCTCAAATTCCCATCTGGAATAAATTTGCCACCATTTTTGTAATTCTCTTGCTCTTTTGCTAAAGTCCAATTATAAATAAATCTAGCAGTATTAGCATATTGAAATAACTTAGTCTTTTGCTTATTATTTGGTATCAACATTACTCTCATTGTTTTTATCATTGTTTTCACCACCTATTTATGCTGATACCCTTAAACTTTTTTCAAAACATAACCTAATATAAAATAAAAAATAGGGCAAACCGATTATACGGTTTTGCCCTATTACTAGAATCTCTCTATTGACTGATTGCATGAGACAGTCATTGCATTGCCCGGTCCAAGAGGAATAGAAATTGTGTTTAAATTATAGTCGCCATATGTATTCGTAGATGTATCATTTAATTCAATTCTAGAATTAGGCTCTAGATAAAACACTGGCAATCCAGTAATTGAAACAGAGTTTTGATAAGTTGTATGAAGATATAACTCATACTTCACTTGGTCAAATGCGCCATTCTTATAACCACCAGTAGCAAGATTATAAAAAATTTCACCACGCACCTGAGTATATGGCATACCATTATCTTCACACTCCTGTTGTTTCGTCCTGCCCCTATCATCTTCATCGGCATTGATAAATACGATATTGGGAATCTCAGGCGCAAACAGGCAATTCACAGTATCAGATGATACTGCATCTGTTCTGCGGCCAATAGCAGAAACAGAGAACTGACCCAAATCAGACGTTGAAGAATCAATAAAATCTAAGAAGTAATTACCATCTGTCAATGAAGAAGTAAGTAGTTCCGCATTTTCTTTTTCTCCAATGAACTTCTGTTCTACGAGGTCATAGACTTGCGGCCAAAACGCATCAAGCTCTTCAAAATAATAATCAGTATCTATCCTACAATTATGTGCATGTTGTAGAACATCTCCTTGCCAACCAGCAATACTATCAATTTTTGCGTAATAATTACCAGAATCAATACCATTCTTTTTAGCTAACATACCTTCAAGATAAATCTCGGTGCGCCAATCTTTAACAAGATAACCTCCATTGACTATTGGAACTGGTACTGGCTTATCTTCTCCTTCTTCTTTAGAGTCCTCAGAACCAGTTTCCGCAATAGTAGACACTGACAATGTATCTACTGCTGGATAATATGCGGAACATTTTAAAGACTTATATGTATCATCTTTCCAATAGTAAGCAAACTTGTTTGTGGCATCGAAATAAATAGTATTGAATTCACCAATAGAAGGAAAATCATTCTTCGTTGTGTACACAGCAGGGAATGCGGCTTTTATCTCTTGGGTAGACTCTTCCGTATACAGTAATAAATTATAATATGTATTATAATAATTATTACCACGTTCATCTGACGTAATAGGCAAAGGCTTGCGGTCAATACAAAGATGATAACGAACGTCTACTTGCTGTTGGCTATTTGTTCCTTGACGCTTACCTTGAATAATAAAATCATTTTTAATATTATTAAACTGAGGTGTCTTGCTAATGCTGATAATATTATCTTTATCACTAAAAGTATATACGCTTTTACCTGTAGTTGTCTCTACGAGATAATCGTGTTTCTTCATATCATTGACTAAAGTTGTTGCTTGCGTAGTATTAAGATAATTCTTAACTTCTCTAAAGTGAAATACACCAAATTCATCATAGAAATATTCAAAATTACCAAGATAGCTTTTAATCTTATCGAGTACAGATGTTACGCTTTCGCCAAGATTTGCAGACAGTTCAGAATCATATACAAAATCATCATAAACATAACCGCAATCTTGACCGCTTAAAATCTCAATGGTGCCATCTTCTAATATTTCTGGTTTATCAATATATGCCGCATACCATACAACTCCTGCACTACCACTTTGTTTAGGTACAAGATACAATGGATTAGAACCAGTCCATTTCATTACCCTTTTAATGCGGCGAGGTACATCCTCAATAACAATATTATTTAAATCTTCACCACCATAATGATTTACCAGCTCTTTGATAATATCATAAACTAATACTTTTTTAGTAACATATGCGCCACTTGCGTCCTGAGTGTCCATTTCATCGAAGATAACAGCTGCGGGCAACGTACCAGAAACATCACCAGATAGGCCGCACATCTTATCTTTTAGTGTCAGCTGTAAAGACACCGCAGATGAAACAGAAGATGATGCACTTGCACTCGCAATAAAGAAAACACCTTGAGGAAACCACAAGATAGGATAATCTAAAAATTGATTGCTATGGTTTTCAACGCCAATTTCAATAAAAATTTTCTTGTTGATTGCAAAATCATATGACATATTTTCAATATCATATTCACCGCTATCAATAGATGCAGTTAATGAACAAGTACGTCTGACAGACGAAGAACTGTCTTTAGAGAGACTACCAGACGCAATAACGCCTTGAATCTCCTTTAACGGTTCTTCGTTCCAATTGAGAAGAGTTAGCCGCACATACTGTTTTTGATTTACAAAATTATCAATAGTCTTGAGAAAATTTCTACGCTTTAATGCACTATTGGCATCTTCATAAAAGCTGTCATTTAAATAAGGATATGTCCTTCTCATTTTCCCTCCTATTGATAATTCGTAGTCATTACAGTACCATAGTAGTTAATCATACCCTCTACTGGCATTGCGGCAATACCAATACGCTCTGTCGATGTATTTCCATCAATCGTATCAATTGACGCAAATGCGAAATCATACCATTGATAATTATAGTATAATTTCAACTCATTGTTAATATTATACACGGTATTTAAAACAGGTTTTTTAAGTTCGTCTATTGAATTATACATTTGAGTGCCAGCGTCCATGCCAATAGTATTCCATGTCTCATCAAAGGAATCTTGCGGCTCTTGCTCGTCTTGAATAACTGAAACTGGTTGTTTCGTATCAGTATTATCTATTACAGTAAACCAATTAAGAGCTGTGGCATTAGTTGCGCCAACAGATGAATCAAGTCTAAATTCATTCTCTTGGAGATACTTTTTCTTATTTGTAAGTTTCATTCGTATACCCAAGAAACATATATCATCTACTGGAACGTCTCTCAGCATATGCAAAACGCCTGTTCCGCCGACAAGATAATTCTTATATTCATCTTCATTATGATACTTGATACTAGCAACCGCATAAGGAGTAACATCTAAACAGATGCCTTTCCAATATTTCATGCGTTTACTAGAAAGCATAACATCACCATTCATTTGAATAAAATTATATTTATTTCTAATCTTATTGCCAAGATAAGCGTTAGGTTTAAATACGCCACTCTCCTGACCTACAAGTGTGCGGTCAATTGATGCACCAGATACAGCTTCTTTTGCGCTAAAACGTTCCTTATAACAAAGCGTGTATTCAATAGTAACAACGTCGCCGATTTGGAAATAAAGACCAGTAACATCTAATTTATTAGGAATTTGATAATAGCCACGTTCATTTACAAAGATATTATGGTTGCCATCACTACCGCGAGTAATAACGCCAAAATAATATCCACGTTGAACCTGATTTTGATTCAACATTTCCGCAAGGCCATTTGTGTTTTCAGTAATTTCTGTTAGACCATCTGAATTGGCTTGGAATGTATAATAACGAGGTTTAGAATGATAAAAAATTTTAACATTTTTAAGAACAATATCCTCTGCTTTATACCCGGCTAAAACGCCACTATACTTCTTTGATAGGGCATCGTTAATTTCATTCCTAATATCATTGTTATTTGTCACTGTCATCTTATACATCTGTGCAGGTTTAATTACTTCAATATAATCTTTAGGGTCATCTTCTGAATCATGATTGCCGCCATTGATTGAACCAATCATTTTGCGGTTATAGATACCAAGAGTATCAAGAGTATCTAGAGAAGAAGCATCCTCAATCTCATAAACGGTAGCAGAAAAATTCCATAGCCTGCGGCCAACTGTAGAATTAGGTGTCAATGTAACATCTGTAAGCATTACAACCATTGAACCCTCTGCCATTGAACGATATAGCTTAGGCTCACCATCATTTAACCATGCAATTAGCTTTTCACGGAATTCACGCTCGTAGAGCCAATCGTTTGTAGTAGTTGTTAGATACTCCTGTGACGTTACACTAGAAATAGGTCCACTGGGATACTGATTTCCTCCAGTCTTTTTATAATTCTTAAAATCATTACGAATTAAATCTTTAACACCAGTTTCATCTTTATATTCTGAATATAGGTCTTTAAGAGTATCATTATTATGATGAATAAGTTCTGTCTTATTTGCAAATTCAGAATAAACATCAGACTCAGCACTAATCAAACCTGAAATACTAAACTGCTTATAATTCAATACAGCATTTTCCGCAAACTTAGGATATTTACCACCAAGAGTATCAATCTTAGCTCTGTTGACTACTGGCTTAAAGCTACTAACCTGATAATTATATTTTACCGCATATTGCTCCATACCACGAGAAAAATAAGCGTCATAGAATTGCGGCAAAACCACTTTTGACATAGTTGGTTTGGCAATTGACATTCCAGTAGAAGTAAGAGCTTCTACGCGATAACGATACCATGTCAGACTTTCTACAGTATTATCTACAATTGAAAAATCAATTTGCTGTAGCTTTGCGCTATAGATTGTCTCCCATTCTTTAAAGTTATCTTTATTAGATGCACGCCTTACGTATACAGATACGCCATCACTAAAAGAATATTCGTTCTTGACAGAAACCTTGATTGACGCAGTTTCATCATCAACTTCTGCATCAATTGTAGGTTGCCATTCATCAGCGCCAGTGTATTCGCTAATCTGGAACTTGTATTCTTTGCTAAGCTGATACTGATTTTTTGTGCGGCAAGTGATGCGGCATACATAATATGTACTAGTAGGGTCTGATGTAGAACCATCCGCGCTGTTCTTTAAAGATGAAAAATCAATATTATATACAATATTATTTGGATTAAGATTTTCACCAGTGTAAATAGTGGGAGTAGAGAATAATACATTATTTGAATCATCTAGAATGTCAAATTGATATGCTTCAAGTGTTTCGGTTTCAGTATTTAAAACTACTTCTTCTCCACTTTCATTTTTAGTGACAAAAATAAGACCTCCCGCAATTTGCGTTAAGCCTTTATTAAAAGTCATATATGAATTGCCTGTATAGTTTTCAAATACAGACAGATAAATTTTAGGTTGGTGAATAGGTCTAATTAGACAAACAGAAGACCATTCTGAAAAATATTGCGTATGTGATAAAAGATAACTATTCTTCTTTGCTTCATCATTAATAGGCACTTCATCAGTTCCATTATAGCTATCAAATCGAATCTGAACTTTATAGAACTGATTCGTATTGAAAGCATTGCCCTCGATATAAGCGGTAGGTATCGTTACATAATACCTACCGCTTACTTTATCGAATTGTAAATCTTCAATGAGAATGCCCGAAAGTTTATTTAAGGCATTCTCATTATTAAGCTGATTTACGCAACTGACATGTACGTGCTTAATCTCAGATGCAGAATTAAAAGAAGAAAGAGTAAAATACACAACAGCATCTTCTGTGTTTACAAAGGCATTTTGAAATGTTGAAACCACAGGTGGATACAGTGTACTAACGACTGTTGCCATATTTCACTCTTCCTTTCTATTGGTTAGAAGAACTTGTATCAATCCAAATGCCAACATGAGTATTAGTAGGCTGTGTCTTACCAGTGTATACAAATGTTGTATTTTTCATGTAGTCCATATAATTGTCAAAAAATTGAGCAAGAGAATAATTACCCTTATCTTTACGTGTGTCCACTACATTGTCAAAGCCAACTCCAAATTCAGAGTAAGGCATGGTAAGTGAACCATCTTTGGCCTTTTGACCAACCTTTTTAACAAAGGATTTTACTGCCATTATTTAACTTCCTTCTCCTTGGGAGTGGCTTTTTGCTCCGCTTGATTGACCTCTTGCGCCTGCTGCTGAGCCTTAGCCGCAGCATCCATATCAATAGCTCTCAGCATTTCTCCTTGCACTTTTGGATAAAGACTGACAAGAATAGAATTAAGAGCATCTACCATAGCGGTAGCGCTAATTTCGTTTCTTAGCATAAAATCGTCAATCATATCTTTTGCAAGAGCATGAACCCTCATACGTACTTCTAATTCGTTCATATCATTTTATCTCCTTTTTAAAATCTTTTACTGGGGTGCCAGTACCAATAGTACTTGCCTTAGCAGAAATAACATTAATACGCTTTGTTGTCTTTCCACCGCTAGACTTAGCTGCCCAAAACGTTTGATTGTCATTCATACTAACAAGGTGAGTGTGTTTATTATAAATATAAATATCAACCTTATTATTGGCTGTAGCTTGAGCCGCATTTGCTTTTGCTCTAGCATCATTCACATCAGACTTACGAGCATTTACTTCATTATTAATCTGCGTTTGCAGATTATTTAACAAATCATAAATCCAACCTAAGTGCTCTGAAACCTTCGTTGAACTTCTATTAGCTCCCATGCACCAATGTGCATAACCGTTATTATAGCAATATTCGTTACTATAATTAAAACCACTAATACTACATATATCTCGTTCAGCAGTCAACGATGTAGTTGATTGTGAATCAGGCGTACCTGTGAATACACCCCAGTTTGAAACAACACCATGACCAATGCTAACATAAGTTCGTTTACCGACATGCGGTACTTCATCATAATTAGATTGAATGGTACCAGTACCAGACCTAATATAGAAAGCACCATTGCCACCAGACTGTGGAATAAGACTAATGCTTACACCACCTTGCGCTTCGTTGTCTTTAATGGCGGTAGCAACTAATTTAATGCCATCAGGCGAAGTATCACTTACGATATTTACACCATTGTTTTCAGCATTGAATTTAAGACCTTCACCGATAAGTGTAGTATTCTGTCCTTTATTGTTATTCAATGTTAAAACAGCTTTGGCATTGTTTGCGCCAATAGTAAAAGTACCATCTTCATTATTTGCAACAGAAGAGAAAGCCTTTGAATACATTAAATAATCTTCGCCAGCTTTAATTTGGAAATCTTTATCTGCAATATTCGTAATCGAATTAGTTGCATTAAGTCTTAGATTGCCGCCAATGGCATATGTATAATTACCATCTTCATCTGTCTTATCGTCTTTTGGAGTACCAATAGCAGAAAGAGTAAAATCACCAGTAGACATAGTAGTTTTTCTGTCTTTTGGATTCATAAACTCAAAGTTATTATTAAGATATAAAACAGATGTCTTAGTCTTTTCATCTGTTGTATCATCTGCCGCAGATAAAGCAGATAATCTTAAATAAGAATTTTCGTGACCAATAATAGCCTGTTCTGAATCTATATGAATCCTATGCGTTGAACTATCCGCAGACTCTTTACCCAAATCTGGCGCATAAAGGTTAACGTATTTACCATAGACATTGAAACCTCTTGGATATTCATTATTGGTACTTGTACCAGTAGAAAGATAAAGGTCTGTTGTTGCTTTTTCAGAATCTTTCACAGTACCATCAACAAAGAATTTAAATAGATTAGTATTAGACCAACCAAACTGCGCACCAATATATTTGTTATCAGCAGCGCTTTTTCCAAAAGCACCAATCTTACCAATGCCCATTGAAGAATCTTGGTCTTGAATGGCATTAGTGTAAAATTGTCCAAAAGCGTTAATACCTACAAGCGGGTATCTATCCCACTCGCCTTTATCATTTTTATAATGTCTAAAAATAGAAAAGGTGGATGCCTTTGCTGGGTCAATCTCAACTTCAAGGCTATCTCCTTCTTTAAGAGCGCAATTTGCACCTGTAAAATCAATACCGCTAGACTTCCCCAAAAGTGGCTTGCCTTTTACAGAAATATATGCCGGATTAGCACCAAGAATTAAGCCTTGCTGATTATGCGGAACGGCAAATTGAGAACCAACAACTTTTCTCTTATCGGTATATCCTCCAACAAGAACAGATGGGCCATCAAAAACTTGGTTGCCATTTTCATCTACTTCATTCTGTTCTGTTCTTGCAATGTTATATAACGCACGAGAACCAATACGCCACGCGCCAATATAACTTTCGCCACCTGGGACTAGCTTAATGCGCCCTTCCTCAAAATGATTATTCTGCGATGCCTGCTGTTCTGGTAAACCAAAAGTAGCTGAACCATCTTTAGCATCTAAGAAAATAGACTGCTTACCTTCTGAGAATCCCATTAAACCAATTTGAGATTCATCTGAATCATAAGTCTTAGATGTTCCCATTACAACGCCAGTGAATTGATTATTCTTATTCTTTTCACCAGCACCGATTTGAGGTGCAAGGATGTAATTTTCATCTTCGTTGATTTCTAGATGCGTTCCATCCCAATCATTCAAAGATTTAAGACCATAAGTATTCAGTGACATATAGATAGGAATATATAGCTCAACAACAGGATTCGCCGCATCTGCTGACGTATAAACTTTGCAATGAACTAAATTATTTCCATACTCACCATCATATACATCATTTGGAAGAATATAGATTTGACTTAATCCTTTTGTGCGGGCTGTTTTTTGTACACCCTCTGATGTATTCTTTTCTGTAATAATTTTAAAACAAGCACTTAATGGATTCTCGTCATATGTTTGACCAGTCTTTGAAGGCTCTCCGCCCTCAGCTATCCATTCAATAAATAAATCTTCAATGTCAGAGCCGATAAGCGTAACGCCTTGGTTCTTATTATATAGCGGATTGCGACCATCTGCGTTATAAGTAATAGACTTTAAAAGAGAAGTTTTATCAATTTGAATATCGGTATTTGCGTATTTCTTAATTACTGGAATACCATAAAAAGCATAATACTTATATGAAGAATCTCCAACAGTATAAGTTGTTTGAGCCTTAACGATTTGGTTCATGAATTTCCGCTTATCCGCATCAGTTATGTTCCAAGAAATAACACCATCATTACAGCTCATATATTTGCTTTGACCATAGCCCATAGACCAAGAGACAGTAGAGTCATCATTGATTTTCTCGTTGCGCTGATAGAGCTGGAATTGTAACACTTGTTGCGAGATTGCTTGTCCTGTATTCCATTCAATCATATTATTCTTATCAATAATAAGCGCAAGCATTTTATTCTTTAGGCTCTTGGAAGTAGGAGAAATCTTAGCGACAATATCTGTACCATTCGTACCATTCTCGCCAACCTTTGTAAATAAGAAATCAGTCATTTGACTATATGTAACACCTTGATATGTTACAATAGCTTCAATCTGATTAGATACAGCGGAATAGTCAAAGTTTGCGGCAATCGACATAGGATAAATCTGTGAAGTACAATATTCAATTTTCTGATTAGATTGATTAAGCACCATTCCTTCTTTTGGAATAGTAATCATAGAATCTGTTAATGGGACTCGCCATTTAATATCATATGTGTCTTTATTGACTTCAAGACCAGCAGGGTCAAAGAAATGGCAAGTGAGCGGCTTAACCTCTAATGGGTCTTCATATCTATCATCATCAGGTGATACACCAGATTCACTATACTGGAATACTTGGTCGCCATTTTCAATAGTTATATAATAATCAGTAGGGTCTGCGGCAGTTGCATTCTTTAAAGTAATAGTTGCAACGCCGATATTATATTCAATATCTTCTACGGTTTCATCTTTTGAAGGCTCCCTATCGCGCAAATAGACCGCGCATTTGAAAGTAGCCTTAGAGTCAATGCCTTTAACTGGGTAAGTAAGAGTATTTTTATCCCATGACGCACCTTCAAGCGCATTCATTTGATTCTTCAAAGCAGACAGGCTATTATATCCGATACCCTGTTTCATACCATCTTCGTAACGCTTCTTTAACTCTTCAACCGTCTCTGTAAAAGATAACGTTTGACCATAATCGTCAACTTTAGACCAAACAAATCTAAAGAAGTTATCAGGGTGTCCATTTGCCTTACCTGCTTCAAAGTCAGAGGATTTACCATCCAAGAGACAGGTTAAAGTTGGTTTACCACGGTCAAAACTAAAACTAACTCCAAGAGAAGAAGTAATTTCAATATCACGTTTTGCTGCTTCATTATATAAAACAAAATAGTCCTTTAAAACCATTTGCTCTTTATATACGCAAACGCACATATATTTATTTTCATAAGCACGATTTTCCGCACCAGTAGTAACAAAGCCATACTTATTGCCTTTGGCTTCAAGATAAGACCAGCCAGCTCCACCGTACATCTTATAATCTTTTGAGCTTGCGGTTACTCGTCCATCTTCTTTGAACCAGTAAAACATAGCATCGCCTGATAAGTCTTCGTTTTTATGACGAAGAGTGCTGACAACGCTTAAAGAAGAGTTTTCAGTTAAGTCTCTAAGAGTTGAACCTTTCGGCATAGACAAGTGCATCTGATAATCACCATTTGCCGCACTAATCTTTTTCAGACCATAGAATTCAATATCTTTAATAAAAATATCATCGCCCCAGCCAATCGGCCTATCTTGTGATTGAATTGGGTCTGTTGTTTCTACGAAGTCTTTACAATAGAAGATAATCTGGTCAATATATAAGAAATTTTCAACATCTATTGGAAAAATCTGATATTGGTCAAAATAGTTTTGATATTTAAGTGGCGAACCTGTCATGCTATTGCTATCAATAGTGTATGATAGTTTTTTAACTAACGCCTGACCGTTATCATCTGTAGCATCTCCATCTTTGAAAGCTAAGATAAAAGTGATACCATATTCGCCAGTCTTTGTAAGTTTATGCTCTCGCGGCAAAGATGTACGGAAAGACGCTTCAATCAGCACCGCTTCTGCCTGTTTAATATTATTCTCTAGCTCTTGGGTATCAATAGATAAGAACTTAGGCTTAGAGCCGCTTACATCTTCATCTTTCTTATATAGAACTTTGTAATCTTCTTTTTTATAAGAACGAAGTCCCGCAGGCGTGACTTGATTTTTATCACTAAGGCAATTGCGGCCAATGAGATTGTAGTTACTAATGGCCGAAGATACGAAACTGATATTATTATCATCTTCTGCTGCCTGTGCAACACCTACGATATTCTTTTTCTTGGTGAAATCACCTTCTGGGATAAGGACATACACTGATTGACCTTGAGTATATGTGTTTCCTTCTTGGGCATATGCCTTTAATTTGCCGCCATTATAAGAAACGAGATATTCACCTGTAAGTGAATTAGTACAGCCAGCGACAGTGGCGGTAACTGTTTTATCCGTAGCTATCTGTTCTATTCTATTGGATACAATTGTATCCACAGCTTCAAGAACAACGTCCTGTAGATTCGCCATTGTCAACTCACTCCTTTTCAATCCAAATAAAAAACGGGAGAACATAAAGTTCTCCCGTTCATAAAATTATGCTCTAAGACATATCAAAACCATAAATATTCGATTATAAAATTTTGCCCATGTTTATCTGAACTTATAAGCGTATTGAACAGCTCTATCGTTCAGTGACATAAGCGCAGATTCAATTTCTGCCGCACTGTTCGCAGCTGGGAATTCAGCCGTGATATGTACATTCTGGTCAATTGTCTCGGATGCGTTATTTGCTTTCGCGCCACTCACCGCTCCAAGAGCAGTAGAAAGTGATTGCGCAAGACTTGTAGATTTAAGTTTGTCCGCAAAAGACCTTACGGATTCAACTGCTGCAAGAATATTTTGCGTATCTGTAGCATTAAGGACAAGTTCTTTCTGATGCAAGAATGCAAGTTTACCATTCTTGGCATCCGCTGTCTTGTCAGACCAAGAACCTGTGTAGCCGCCTGTATCATATCCGATTAGATTCTTTGAGCTATATTTCATAGAACCGTAATCAACAAGTTTACCAGACCTAGAATATTGGTCGATAATATCCTGAACGTGGCGGGCAAAAGCGGTACCATATGCGCCAGTCAGCTTGCTGGAACGTACAGGGTCATTGCCCCAGCCAGAAGCCCAGCCATAAGTCCAAATCGCCTTAGCAATGCCCCAAGCAGTATCTTCATTAGCGCCAGCTCCACCGCCGCCACCGCCAGATGAAGGACCGTTAGCGTTACCATAGTGTTCATAATTATAGTTCTTTTGCTCAGCTTGCTTTAGAGCTTCACTTAGATTAGCATTTTCTTGCTCTTTCTTGGCCAGCTTATTAGCAGTTTCATCAGCGAGTTGCTTGAATGCCTGCATATTATTGTTAGCGTCTGTAATACGATTGGCGTAATCAGTCATCGTAGATTCAGTCTTTTTAACCTCACCAGATACATCTTTAAGAATGTTAATAAATTCTTTTGTGCTGTCCACAAGTTCTTTTGTCTTGTCTGTTGTGCCGCTAATGCTATTGGAAATATCATCAAAATTAGTTTTTGCTAAATCAGCGATAGTCTTTGTACCATCCGCATAATCTTTGCCAGCTTGCGTCAAATCGCCAAGCATCTTATCAGTGTCGGCTTTGAACTGGTCCATATTCTGTAACCAAGAGGTCAAAGAAGTAGACCAACGTGTATCAATCTGGTCAAAAGCATCGGTACTGCCATTAACAATCTGGTCGTACACGTCTTGCAAATTATCTTTGTTCTCGCCTGTGAGCATATCGCACATGCCGATAAAATCATTGATAATGTTCTTCTGGGATGTGCTTAGCTGTTCACTGGTTCCAGCGAGATATTCTTTGAGTGAGTCAATGATGGCCTGCGTTCTCTTAGTCTTCTCTTCAAGAGACAGATTAGCATTGTTCCAAATGTCATTGACTGTAGATTGAGCATCCTGTAGTGCAGATAGTGAATCTGCCTGAGTTTGCTTCATCTGGTCTTTAGACATATTGTATGCGTTGTTCTGTGCATCTAGAAGGTCAGACTGCGCGGAACGGACATTATCATCATTCGCTGTATAGACATATGAATAGTTACCCTGAGTATCCCTGCGAAGTTTCATTTGAGACTTATTGCGCTGGGCTTCTTCAAGCGCAATTTGCTTCTGTAAGATTTCAAGCTGTGCATTTGCATAGTTTACATCATATTCAGATAGCTTAGTCTTATCACGCAGATATTCAAGCTGTTCTTTCATCTGTGCTGAAATCTTTTGCTGGATAGCTAAATCATTTGAACCATCCAAGAGGTCAAGATACTTGCTCTGTAGCTTTTGGATGTTATAGGATTTATTAACGTCATCGAGATAGTAATCAGCGTTGCGGTTAATTAGCTCCCACTGCGTATTCATCCAGTCAAGGTCGGTACCGACAGCTTTAGTTCCCCATGCTTTAGTAATCTTTGAAACTGTATTTGAATACTGCTTCTGTAGATTCTCTAAAGAATTCTGAATAAGGTCGTTAATATCTGAAGTGGCATCTTTAATCTTGTCAGATACTTCATTCCACTCTTCCGAACCTTCTTCCATAGAGCCAAGCATATCTTTCCAAATATCGCGCTGCTGCATTAACTCATTCAACTGTGCTTTGTAATTATTCTGCTGCGCGCCAAGGATGGTATTTAAATCATCATAAGATTCTTCGCCATGTAGAAGTTCTGTAATATCTAACCAATGTTCAAGTTCATCTGTGATAGCTTCATACTGGTCTTTACGTCTATCCATCTTATCGCTAATATCATCAATCATATCCATAACATTGTCATGGAGACTTTCAATCAATGACCAGTAGTCCTGAGCTAAGCCTGCGGCCTGTTCATATACTGTCTTAGCTACGTCATAGAGGTCTGCGGAATTCTCACCGAAAATATCAGATTTACCAGTCTCTTCAAACTGTTTCATCTGAGCGTTAATGTCAGTGAGATTCTTCATAGACATGTCGAAATAACCAGTGCCGTAGTAATCTACACTCTTATCACCATTAAGCGCACGCTGTTTGGCAGCTTTAAGTTCATCTACGCGGCCTGCTGACCATTTCTTATATGCGTCAGATGTACCTGCGGCATTTGCGGCATCCTCTTGCTTCTTGATAAGATTATCATAGTATTCGTCAACGCTCATAGTCGCAACATCAAAATATTTGCCGAGCTTGGCAACATTATCAGCTGCTTCTTGATAAGGCGTTAGTTTAATACCACGATTGAACGCACGATCAAAATCAACGAGACTTTCTTGAATGTCTTTTAGATTATCAAGAGATTCAATTTGAGTCTTTAATACGGAGATATGTAAATCTTCGATAGCGTCTTTAAGGTCTTCAATTTGAGACTTTGTATCCTCTAAATCGCCACTCCACAGTTCATCATAGCGTTGATATTTTTTATTAAAATTATCAAGGGCTTTTGTAGCTGCTTCATATTCTTTGTCAACAGTATCTTGTTGCTCTTGCGAAGTTAAGCCAGAATATTTAGAACCAATACTGTTGACTTTATTGACAAGGCCAGTATAAATATCAGCATAATTTGAAATAAAACCTTCGCTGTCAAATTGCACACCAAAAGACGAAGCTAATTCATTGCGTAGGTCTGCTGCTTCTTTTTCCTGAATTTTTTGTTTCTCTTGCTGTAAAGCAACTTGACGCTGTAAAAGTTTATTTTCTTCGGCTAAATTCTGTGCTAACTTATCACCAGTCAGCCTGTCTCGTTCAGAGGTTAAGCGGTCATACTGGTTGGAAATTTTTTCAAGCTGAGCATTGACCCTTTCATAAAGGTCTATCTCGCTTTCAATTTCTTTGTTCTCTTGCGGAGTGTATGACGAGCCACCGCCACC